TCGCTGTCGGACGCCACGTTCGCCACGCGGGAGGACTACCGCCTCGTGTTCGAGGCCAACTCCGGCGACACGCCCATCGTCCAGAATTCCGGCGCGAGCAACACATGGGCGCACGCTGCGTATGACACCTACTTCGTCTACAAGGGCCTCCACTTCAAGAACGACCAGAGCAACAAGTATAGCTTCTATGGCTACCGGACCTCGCGGCTCAACTTCGAGGACTGCATCTTCGAGGACACCTACGGCTCGGCCAACGGCTACAACGCGATCTTCCGGAGCGCCTACGGCGACATGATCGGCTGCCGCTTCGTGAACGGCTACGTGCACACCGGCGGCGGATTGTGTCGCGAATGCACGTTCGAGGACGTGGATGATATTTCTCACTGGGGCAGCGAGACGCGGCTGGAAGACTGCTGGCTCAGGTTCGCCTCCACGGGCCGTATCTATTGTAGTAGCTCCGTCGCCTCGATTAACCTCATCAACTGCACTCTCTACGGCGACGGCTCATCCACGGCCTTCGACGCGGCGACCTATGGGGGCCGGATTCACGCGCGGAATTGCATCTTCGAGAACTGGGGCAAGGTTTTCGGCCTGAAGGCGGGCGCGGCGGCGGACTCCGATTTCAACTGCTTCCACGATGTGACAACGATAGGGACGTACGACGGGACGGACTACACCAGCCTCGCCAACTGGCAGGCGGCGGATATCCCCGTGGACTTCCTTGGAAACACAGCGAATCCTGATACCAACTCCATCGACGATGATCCGCTCCTCACCGACCCCGCCAGCGGCGACTTCTCGCTCGGCACAGGTTCGCCCTGCATCCACGCAGGAGCGGGGGCAGGAGTTCAAACGGGGATTAACGGTGAGAGGTTTGATCCATTCCACCCCGATCAGGGCGTACGGGCGAGCGGCCTTGGGCCGAATATAGCCGTGGGAACATGATGTTTGTTCTACGTCGTCTGACGATGTTACAGAGTTGATTGACTGGACGCAATGGCGCTGGGAATACGAGATTACTGTTAAGTTGCTTGGTTTCGAAGAGGAGATCGGGTGCTTGACGCCATTCGTTTGGTCAATGGGGGATAGTCAGTACGGAGGACGAGAATGCAGCCGTCAGAAACGTCCAAAGTCAGAGAAATGGTTTGGCCTTGGGTCAAGACTGGCGATGGTCTTGATGTAGGGTGCGGTCCTGATAAGGTACATCCGGAGTGTGTCGGTATTGATGTCGGGACTTTCCCGGGCGTCACCACGGGAACGGCAGAGAAGTTGCCGTTCGATGAGGACTCGTTCGACTGGGTGTATTCGGCACACTGCCTTGAGCACCTTGACCACCCCGATACCGCCATTGCTGAGATGGTCCGAGTCCTCAAGCCAGACGGCACCCTTGTCATGTACATGCCGTATCGGGATTGGTACGATAAGCCATTGGGTTTTCCAACTTATCACCAGCATACCTTCCGGCCATCAGACATTTTGGGGATGGTCAAGAAGCATTGGCCCGACATGTGGATCGTGACCGAGGAGCTACGGGGTGGTCCACGACAAAACGACGAGCAGGAGTACAGCTTCCTCCTGATCCTGAAGCGCAAGGAGCCGAAGAACCCGAAGAAGTTCTACGTCAGCAACTGGCCCAACATCGGGGACACCGCCTCACTGGATGCACTCCTGCATGCACTGATGGCCAAGTATCCTTCCTGCGAGATTCATCTGGCATACGATAACGCCAAGCTCTTCGATTTGCCGGGCGTCACGGTGACACCAGACATAGGGGGCGTATGCTGGGATGGTATCCTACACACGTTGGCCATTGGGCAGTATCACAACTACCTACGCCGCGAGAAGCACTTCTACACCTTCCCGATCTGGGTGGCCATCGACAAGGGATGGCTGACTGAGGATGACATTCCTGAGGACCCAAGACCGGAGCCGCTGGTCTTCACGGAGGAAGAGAAGACGTGGGCGACGAAGCATCAACCCAAGGGACAGTTCGTCGCTCTGATTCCGTTCGCCGGTCATTATCCTCGTGACTGGTACCCGGAGCGGTGGCAACGAGTAGTCGAATGGTTGACCTCTCGGAATTTCGAGGTTGTCTCCCTTGGGGTGAAGTCGATTGGCTTCAAGATGAAGGGCTTCACTGATTTGGCAGGCAAGTCTACCGTTCGGCAGGCTGCTTGTCTGGCATCGAAGGCCGCCTGCGCCGTTGGTGTTGATACTGGGATGTTCCATCTGCTACCGCAGCTTGGCTTGCCGTGCTTAGTTCTCTCTGGCCCGTCGCGGTTTGATACGACTTTCTCCAAGCCTGCTCGGCCTCTCTATCGCAATGACGCTGGCTGCCAGCAGTGCTACAACGCGGTCTCGAAGGACTGGTTCTCCGAGGGTGAAGAGTATCCTATCCATGCGAACTGCGATTGCAGGAAGACAGCCTGTATGGAGGCTATTTCAGTTGGTCGAGTTATCGACAAGCTGGCGGAGATGTTGGACATCGATACCGGGAACAAGGGGTTGTTGTCAGTCTGCATGATTGTTCACAATGAGGAGAAGCAACTGGCTGATGCTATTGGGTCAGTCCATGAGTACGCTGACGAGATTATTGTTGCGGACACGGGTTCGACTGACAAGACGAAGGAGATCGCTGTAAGCTTCGAGAAGGTCAAACTGTTCGACTTCGACGCAGGTACTCCGATCAGGAGCTTCTCCGAGGCCCGGAATTTCTCTTTCTCGAAGGCCACTAGTAAGTATGTCATGTGGCTTGATGCCAGCAACGTTGTGTCTGACCTGAGCGTTGTGACGAAAGCACTGGTTGATGGGAATTATGATCTCATCCGCCTCTTCACCAAGAGTGGCGGTGATACATACCGGCGTGATCGTGTTTGCCTCCGGGTTTTCGCCAAGTTTGTTGACCGGGTGCATGAGACAATGCAAGGTGACGGCCTACGAGCAACCGAACTCGATTGCGTCATCACGCGAACATGGCAGAAGAAAGTAGGTCGGGAGGACTCTCTTGAGAGGAACGTTCGTCTGCTCAAGATGATGCTTGCAGAGAGTCCAACCAGTTCGAGACGATCTCGCTGGCTCTATTATCTGGCGCGAGAACTTCGAGACATGGGCAAGACCAACGAGGCTCTTGCTTACTATAGGAAGAGGGTCAACGCTGGGGGTTTCTGGGAGGAGCAGGCACAGGCTGCTCTTCAGATTGCTCACATCGAAAAGAATTCCGGCAATTTCCACCAAGGACTTCTGGCAGCGTATGATGCCTTGAAATACTGCGATGGATGGCGAGATGCCTACTATCTGATAGCGGACTGTTACTTTGGTCTTAAGGAGTACGAGAAGGCAATCCCATGGTTGATACACACCATGTCGATCCCAAAACCACAGACCATCCTGTGGAAGTGGGAAGCGGTATATCAGTATCTTCCTCAGTTGTTGATGTCTATGTGCTACGACGCGATGGGGAATCACGCCGAGGCGCTAGGCTGGGCAAAATCTGAGTTGAAGGATGCGCCGCCAGATCAGCATCCACGTATCGTTGCTCGGATTCAACAGCTTGAACAGAAGGTGAGGTAAACCATGGCGTTTGATCCATATATCCCTCGTGAGAAGACGCCCACGTCCTCGGAAGAGATCAGGAACAATTTCCTTGGCCTTGCGATACACCACCGTGGGGTCGCCGCTCCTGCGAATCCTCAGATTGGATATATCTGGCTAGATGTGGCTGAGGATGAGAACTGGAAGCTGCGTCAGTACACGAAGAATCAATCACAACCGGCAGTCTGGGTCACCCTGTTTGAGCACGTTGAGAGTACGCCGAGTGCTCCGGGTGGTGGCGGCGCTATAGGAGCTACTGGTGACACTGGTGCGACGGGACCCACTGGACCAGCAGGGGGTGGTGGCGGAGGCGGAACAGGCATTGAAGACACCACGTGGGATCAGGTTTATGAGTTTGATCAGGACCCAGGGCTAGTTCGGTTCAACGAGGTACCTTGTACCCTCACAACTCCTGTTGGACAGGGTTGCATCATTTTGGGCATTAAGTTTGTGGCGGCTGGCATCATCGAGGATGGTCCATACATCAGGAGTGACCCGTTGAACATGGTCGCTTCTACTGGTTTTGATACAAACTCCCAAGGTAATCGAACAGTGGACATCTTTTGGAATGATGAGAATGTTCCTGTGCGGCCCAGCACTGGCATCTGCCAGATTGAGTGGACTTGGAATGGTATCAAGTTTACAGTCAATCTGACTGTCTCAAAACTGGCAAGTTTTGTAATCACGAGTATCAATCCTTCGAGTGGTGAAATTGACACGGACCTTCAGGTGTACGGTGGTCCCTTTGATATAGAGGAACCCGGAAGGTACAAGGTGCGTTTCTACGAAACAGGCAGCGAAGAGCCTGCTGATTCAGTATTTGCGTGGAATGTTGATCCAGAAGGTGCCTTCATTCAGTGTCTGGTTCCGGGATTGCCAGTGGGTGGTGTGTATGATATTGACGTTGTGGACGACTTGACTGCCGTTGTTTCAAACAAGCTAGTGGGCGCGTTCACCTACGAAGAGTAGGGACTTGGTGATTAAAAAGAGGCTTGCGGACGTATATTCTTGTAGCAGCACAAGGGGGACGGCATGGTTGGTTGCATGGGGATAGGCCGGTAATGGACCGGCGGCTCCATAGTGGGAGCTTACCCTGCAGCCCCTGTCGAAGGGAGTAGTAGCATGTGTGCAGTGGCAATTTCGCCGGGGGTCTATTCACGTGAACTCGATTTTTCAGTTTACGCCCCGAGGCTGGCGTCAACGATCTTCGGGATCGTGACAACGGCTTCTAAGGGTCCGTTAAATGAGTTAACGCTCATCACGGACGAGGCGCAGTTGGTGGATACGTTTGGGCCACCAGCCTCTGAGCACTATGGTATGTACGCCGCGATCCAGTACCTGCGGGCTGGCCGCATCTTGCTCGTGGTTCGGGTTGCGACCTACGACCAGACGGCACAGGGTTTCTTGAGGAACGGTGCCAACACTCAGAACGCGGCTCAGATCGATCCCACAAGCTCCGGCACGTGGGGCAACGATCTCACGGTCGTGGTCAGCAGCACTCTGGGTACCGGTTACCGGTTGAGCGTTCAGTTCCGTGGTGTTCAGGTCGAGGTCTACGATGGCGTTGTCATCGGGGCTGCGAACGCGAACAGCCAGAACTACATCGAGACGCTCATCAATGGGCAGTCGCAGTACATCACCGTGACGGACTTGAACGGTGCTGACACGACGCTCAAGACTGGCACCTTCACCCTCTCGGGTGGCGACGACGGCGCCCCTGCCGATGACAGCGATGTTGTCGGGACACAGATTGGGAACACCCGCACGGGTCTTCAGTTGTTTGAGGACCCTGAGTCTGTGGACGTGAACCTGATCGCGGTGCCCGGTCGCTGGGAGCGGACGATTGTCACATCGATTATCACGCTCGTTGAGCAGCGGCAGGATTGCCTTGGTATCATCGACCCGCCTTACGGCCTGAGTGTTCAGCAGGTCGTGGATTGGCACAACGGCGAGTTGGCTGGTGATCCAGACTATCTCACTGTCGCTCTGAACACGAGCTACGCGGCTCTGTACTACCCGTGGCTCCAGTTCTACGACGGTTACTCGGATGCGGAGGTTTGGGTTCCGCCGTCAGGTGTCGCGGCGAGAATCATGGCGTACAACGACTCGGTCGCGGACCCGTGGTGGGCACCCGCTGGTCTCCGCCGTGGTCGTGTGGCCGATGCGCTCGACATTGAGTACTCTCCGACGTTGGGTGAGCGTGACTACATGTATGGGCGTGCCGGGCAGAACGTCAACCCGTTCGTCAACTTCACAGTTGACGGCATCACCCTGTGGGGTCAGAAGACGCTTCAGCGCGTCCCGACCTCGCTGGATAGGGTGAACGTCCGCAGGATGTTGCTGTATGCCCGCAAGGTTGTGGCAACAGCCTGTCGCTACCTCGTCTTTGAGCCGAATGACGAGACGTTGTGGCGGCAGTTCAGGAACTTGGTGGCCCCAATTCTGGCGTACATTCAGTCGCGGCGGGGAATCTTCGATTTCCGCGTGATCTGTGACACGACCACGAACCCGCCGTACAAGATTGACCAGTCGGTGATGACGGGCAAGTTGCTCATCAAGCCGACAAAGGCGGCAGAGATAATCGAAGTGGAATTTACCCTGTTGCCTACAGGCGCATCGTTTTCTGAGTTCTAGGTATACACCTAGAAAGGGTTCGTAATGAGGTTTCCGACGAAAGACACTGAGAGATGGCAGGAGATTCGGGTGTATCTCTTGAGCCATTATACTTATGAGACACTGAAGCAGATGGGGGATCGTTTTGGTGTTTCAAAGGTCAGTGTTGGTAATTGGCTTCGCAAGTTGGGTCTGAAGAAGCCACATGTCAAGAAGGGAATCTCACCGGAACTTGCTGCTGACATCAAGAGGCTTTGGGATGCCGGGTTAAGCCGGGTCAAAGTGGCTCGAACGCTCGGCATCCCTGAGTTTCTCGTAAAGAAGTATGTTCGTTGGGTATTGGGGGGTGTTCGGCAGCACGAGTACTTCTTTCATCAACTTACACCAGCGAGTGTTTACGTACTTGGGTTCTTCTTTGCAGATGGTAACCTCTATCCTCGGGAGGGTCATAAGGATTTGGTTCGTTTCTACCAGATGGATGAAGCATATATACGCGAGCTTCAGGCCATCGTAGGTGGGGGTTTAGTAACGCAAAGTAGCCAGAGCGGGATATGGGAGCTTCGTATCTGCTCTGATGTGATGTCTGTCCGGTTGCAAGAGTTGGGTCTTTGCGCGAGGAAGAGCTACACTGATCTGCATGTGCCAGAGGAGATCACTGACGAAGTCTTCCCACACTTCCTTCGGGGCCTTGTGGACGGAGATGGTTGCATTCGCTTTACTCACGGGTGCCCTACAGTGGTTCTTGTCGGTGGCAAGACTTTGTTGCGTGGGTGTGCTGATAGAGTACAACGTCTGGTAGGCCACAGAGGGAAGTTGTCGGTTTGTTGCAAGAAGGGACGGCTGGTATCTACTCCTGCTGGAGTCAGTGAGGCCACGATTGATACTTACTCATTGTACTACGGTAGGCGATCTGGTGTTGAATGCGTACTGGATTGGCTGTATTCTGGAACAGGCCCTGCTCTGGTAAGAAAGAGGAAGATTGCCTTGAGGGTAGTTGGGGGCAGCGAGTTCTAGTTCATCGAGCTTTGGGGTGCCCCATTATTGGGGCACCCCTAACCGATGGGCGCTGAATGGAGGATTCATAAGATGGCTGAGAGGAACCCGATTGTTGGTGCGCAGCACATTGCGCCCGGTGGTGAGGAAGGCGGCAAGAAGTATGAGCCGCTGCGCAAGAACCACTTCCGTCTGAATATCGCTGGTCTTCCCGGGTCGGCGGATTCGGACACGATTGGTCTGGCGCTCGTGTCGTTCCCGGTGCCAATAGTGGCCGTGGAACGAACGTCCATCGATTATGGCAACGAGCAGAGGCACGTTGCTGGTGGCGCAACCGTCGAGCAGGCCAACCTGACTGTCGTGGACTACATCGATCCCGACACGGCAGAGTACCTCTTCGAGTGGTTCAAGGAAGTCTACGATCCCAGCACGGGCAAGGTGGGTCTTGCTTCCAAGTACAAGAAGAACGGTTCGGTTGTCTTGTACGACCCTGAAGGTACTCAGGTCAGGGAATGGTCATTGTCGGGTATTTTCCCGACGAACTTCAATCAGGGCGAGTTCTCGATGAGCGCCCGGGGTGAAGTGCAGCAGATTCAGATGCAGTTGAGTGTTGACCTGATCCAGCTTGGGGGCGCGGGTTCTCAAGGGTAAAGGTCATAGACATAGGGGGACGGCATGAGTGACGGACTCAGTATTGAGCAGGGGATTGCGCACCTGCCATCCGGCGGCAAGTTGTACCTTACGGAAGAGGGTGAACCTATCTTCCCTGAGGGCATCGTTCGCATGAGGCCCATGACGACGCAAGAGGAACAGCTTCTCGCCTCGGTCAAGACTCGGGCCAGTCGAGATCAGGTGATGTTCTCCTTGGTCGGCAAGTGTATCGTCGATGAAGACGCGGCCAAGATGCCCATCGACGACTATCTTGTTGGTGATGTCCTCTACATGCTCATGGTCCTGCGGGCAGTAACGTGGGGGCCGGAGTATATGTTTGAGGTGAAGTGCGGTGAGTGTGAGAAGAAGTTCATGGTTGAGATCAAGACTCCCGAGGACCTCCGTGTCTTTGCTTTTGGGAGGGACGAGGAAGTCAGTGAGGCCATCAAGGTTGATCCTCTTCCTATCTCCAAGGCGAAGCTCACCGTTCGTCTTCTCAAGGTCTCTGATGAGAAGGCGATTGCAGAATACGCTCGTAAGAGGGGGAAGGACCAGATTCAGGTTGCGCCTTACCGTTTTGGTCGGCACATCCTCACATGGGACGGTAAGGACATGACCCCTGATGAAGCATCGAAGAAGTATCTCAAGCTGCACGCGCGGGATGCCGAAGCTCTGCGGAATGCTATTTCTGACGCAGACTGCGGTATTGATTTGGCTCTATCAGAAGAATGCGCCTTTTGTGGATCGGAGAACGATGTGGACTTCGAGTTCACATCGGACTTTTTTTCTTCAAAGTCTTCCGCACTACGAAGACGGCGCAGAGCCGCTCGCTGATCAGGTGTGGCTGCTTCGTAAGGCTGGTGTCTCGATAGGGGATTCGATGCGCTTGAGTCCTCGCATTCGACGGCTGCTGGTCGAGGAGGTAGGAAGGCAGTTGAACGACGAAGGTAGACGGACTCCTGATGTCTCCGGCCTGTTGAAGCAGCATGGTGCTGTTGGTACAGCAAGGATAACGCAGGGATAAGCGATGCCAGATAACAGTGAGACCCTGACCTTTGTCTTTAAGGCACAGGATGATCTGACGAAGACCCTAGCGAAGCAACAGAAGGGTCTCTCGGCAACGACCTCTGCCTACTTGAAGTTCGGAGAAAGTCTTCGGACTGTCAAGTATCCTGCTGACCAGTTTCAGGCGATCAGCAAGGTCTTGTCTCTAGTTGAGCGCGGCTCCAAGGTCTGGAACACTTTCTCTACTGAGTTTCAGAACAGCATGAAGGTGGTCACCGAGGGGCTATCTAACCAACAGCGGGGCATGGCTCTTTACCAGACGCAGATGGACACGCTTGAGCAGTCGATTCAAGCGTACCGCACCATCGCAGAGCAGGATGTCGAACGTTCTGCTGAAGCTGCAAACGCGCTCGCTCTGTTGGTCACTGAACGGCAGAAGCTTATCGATCAGGGGCCGCAGGACATCGTCTCCGGGGCTGAGAAGGCTGCTGCCGAGTACGCCATGGCGACGAAATCCCTCAAGGGCTTCCAAGATACGCAGAAGCAGGGCGTTGCGGGCAACACTAAGTTCATACAGACCCTTGACCGGCTTGCGGATGTGTTGGAGAGGATCGAAGGAGCCGGTACAGGCGCTGCTAAGGCTGTCACAGCCGCCACAGGGGCCGTTGCGAAGGCTCCGGCGGAGGCAGGGGCCGCTGCGCCAGCAGAACGCGCACGGCAAGCCTATGTGGCTGGTGAGCAGCGCAGGGCGGAGGGTCGAGCGACGGGCGGAAGGTCTCCTGCTGACCAGTTGGCTGAGGCATTTGCCAAGTTCAAGCCGGTGGAGAAGTATCGTCAGTGGGCTAAACTGATGGACGAGCTTGGCCCAAAAGCGGCTGCGGCTTTGATGGGCGGCATTGACGAGATCAAGCCTACGTTGTCGGCTGCTGTCGTGAGCACCATACTTAAGCCCATCGAGAAGGCAGGTGCTGTCGTCAAGGGCTGGAGCATCAGCATCAAGAAGTCTGTGGATGAATGGAAGGACGCATGGAAGGCCGGTGGCATAACAGGCGTTGCTCGCAAGGTTATGACAGACGTGCTTCTCAGTGGGAGCAATGTTTTTGTTAAGACTGCCGTGAAGGGAATAAAAAAGGGTTTGTCTTTCTTGAAGAAGATCGGCGGGGCAATACTCGAACCCTTTAAGAGTGTTCTTAACATGACTCGAATATTGGAACCTGCGATGAAGATCATGGAACATGCACTTATCCCGCTTATTGTACCTTTGCAGGATATGTTCCAGCAGATTGCAACTGAGTTCTTTCCAATCATTCAACAATTGGTTCCTCTTGTAATGGAATTGGTGCAGGCGGCTCTTCCCCTTTTCCTCGATCTGTTCAAGGAGATCGCTCCCATAATCATCAGGATTGCGAAAGCCGTGTTGCCGGTGTTCATCAAGGTTCTGCAAGCACTTATGCCGATTATTACTCAGGTAGCGAAAGTTATATTGAAGTTGGCAGAGGTTGTGTTGCCTATCCTGTTGTCCGTGTTGGAGGTATTGGTTCGTGGTATCGGTTGGGTCTTCAACGCGATCAGTAGTATTGTGAAAGCCCTGACGTTTGGGTCTGTTGACTTGGGTAAGATTGCTACTGCTAAGGGGCCTGCCACTGAGCCAGCCGGTGGGGGTGGTGGAGGTGCCGCAGCAGCAGCAAAGGCTAGTGTAGCTTGGGGCGCAACTACACCTCTTGTTATGGATACCGATCTTACCGATAAGGCTGTACCAACAGAGGGGGAACCTACCGCTTTTCGGAGCAGCAGAGATGCCAAGGTTGCTGCCGAGGTTGTTGCGAAAACGATCCCTCCTGCTATGCGGCGGGAGCCTACATCCGTTGACAAGAAGAAGGATTGGAAGGGCCAGCAGGAACTTGTGGTATCAGCAATCAAGGAGTTTCAGCAAATGATGGTTCGGTTGCTTGCTCAACAGGACAGGCGGTCAGCCGAGGCTCCTGAGATCGTGAATTTTGCGGGCTTTGCTCAGTATACGAGGTAATATATGGGCCAGTCAAAGAATGCCATAATGCAGATTACTGGAGAAGGCATAAGCCTTCGGTTTCTTTTGCCCGAAGAGTTGAGCCAGCTTTATGCCTATTCCAATGATTACCAGTCCACACAGCTTCAGAAGCAGTCAAACATGCTGGCGAATATACGGAATGGTGTTCCACAGTTTATCTGGGACCACGGTGTTGACGATGCTGTAAACATTGTTCTTAATCTTAGTGTCGGCGCGAGTGTCGAGATCGAGGACCCTGATGACCTTGTTGAGGTAACTCAGAAATTGGTCCGGTTGGCTTATGCGCGGCCCGGGCAGGGTAGAGCAGGTATGGAGTTGCCCGGTCTTATTACCATTCAAGTAGGTAAGTGGTTTCAACGTAAGGCTGTTGTATTATCAGTTCGTGTGGACTTCAAGAAGCCATATGATTTGGATAGTGGTAAGCCATACAATGCAACTGTTAATATGCAGGTTCAGTATTTGTACCGCGATATGCCGAATAACGGCAGTTTTGTGTGGGAGACAGGATAATGGCGAATCGTAATAGGGCGGATGCTTACCTGCGTGTGGATCGGGGTGAGCAGGACCGCTACCGGCTCACTCGGGTGCATCTCGACACGACGATTAAGCCGGGTACCCAGAGGTACAGTGTGTGGGTCCCTCCTGTTGTGGAGGTTTCGGAGTTTGATGAGCGCCATACTGTTACTTCTAAGGATATTGGTCATTTGGACCTTATTGCGTACCAGTATTATCAAATTGAAGAGTATTGGTTTGCTATTGCGTATGCCAACCAGATCAGGAACCCGATCACGGATATGTTCGTAGGCCAGCAGTTGGTCATTCCTTCGTTGCAGGCAGTGACTGATGCGTTAACGGCGGTGAGAACCTAATGCCAGAAGCAGTAGTTTTTGAGTTGAAGGTCAACGGACAGGATAAGGCCATTGACGGTGGCCGTCTTCGTCGTTTTCAGTACCAGCAGAGCACTGTTGGTTCTGGGTCCTTTACACTTGAGGTTGAGGACGCTGATTGGGCTTATTGGGACGCAGTGTACGACCCAGAGACCGAACTTGAGATGCGGTGGGGCTTGAAAGGTTCAGACAGGCCGCAGTGGTCTAAATGGCACACGATGCTTGTGCATGATGTGAATAGTCATTTTGTGAAAGGTAATGTAGTGGTCCGTATATCTGGAATGGATAGGTGCTATCTCCTGAATACAAATTGTTCAAAGAAGATATTCAAGAATAAGCTCGTATCCGAAATTGTGGAGGAATTAGTTGGTTCTTCTGGTTTGGAATTTGATGTGGAGAAGACCAAGGATAAGTTTTGGCTCACTCAAGGCACTTTGACTGATGCACAGTTCATTCGTTTGGTGTGCGCGGAGTACGCGTACTCTGGTAGTCGGTATGACTACCTTTTCTACACGGAGGAGGGCAAGAGAGTCATTTTCCGGCCACCTGATCTTTCGGATATCCAAGGTGAGTATAATTTTCCCGGGATGCTCAATGGAGTATCTGCTAGAGGTCCTTTGAAATTGCACTATCGACCTCTGATGCTTACAAGTAATCTTGCCTATGGGACTGAGTTCCGCAAGTTTGATAGGATTGAGAAGAAGCCGGAGTTTTTCTTAGCTACCGAGGATACTGTGGATTACCAACCGTTGGATTCGGGAGGCCCTCCGGTCCCTACAGTTCCAGCGCATATCCAGCCGGTGGTTTGGTCTACTGCGGATAAGTCTCTTTGTAAGGCGATATACTCGCAAACGCTCCGAGAGTTATGGGTTTTGGAATTTATTTCAACTTTTGCGCCAAAAATGGTGGTTGGAAAGATAGTTAAGGTTAATGTGAGTGGTCCCGGACCGGGCGATAAGAATCATGGTATGGCTGGGAAGTATATTCTTGGCGGGGTGACCCATTCTATTGATTTCACAGCAGGTAAGGCTCATACACATTTGCTCCTCCAGAGGCGAACAGCAAGGATTGGTTAATGTCAGAGCAATCAATGGGAGTCAATTCCTTGTTTCCGAGCCGCGCTCCTGTACCGATGTTGGATGTGATAGGTCCATATGCAGGGAAGGTTTTGGCGGTGGATGATAGTGAAGATGAGGATGGCCCTCTGGGGCGCATCAAGGTGTGGGTGCCCCAGCTTCATGGTGAAGAATATGAGGATAAGGCTGAGGACATCCCTTGGGCACGTCCTCTTGGTTTCGCCAACCCGGGTAAGGGAGAAGACGGCGTCAAACGAGGAACGTTCTTTGTTCCTCTCAAGCAGATGTGGACCTATGTTTTTTTCGAGGGTGGTTCAATCGATTACCCTGTCTACCTCGGGGGCTGGTTTGGGAAGCCGGAGGGTACGCCGGAGATTCCTGAGGAATTCTTGGAGAGCGACTATGGTGCTCAGTATCCAGAGATTCCCGGTATGGTCTTTCCTCCGTTCAGCTTGCAACTGCATGGTCTAGAGACGCCGCAGGCAGCGACTCTGAAGTGGGGTGATGACTTACTCATAGAGATTGACACCACCCCGTGGAAGAACGATGATCCGACTGTTGCGATTAAGATCGATAATGAGGATTGGAAGTTTTTGCTCAAGTCAAAGGGTGATATCACTATTGAGACGGAGAAGACTCTCACCCTGAAAGCGAAGGAACTCATAGCTGAGGTCGAGGAGAAGATCGAAGCTGAGGTGACAGATGGTACCTCAGTCATTAAGACGACAGGCGACAACAAGCTCCAGTCTGAGTCGCGCATCGTTGGAGAAGCAGAGCACGCAACTGGTTTTGAGAATCACTAGGGGGCTAGATGGCTAGTTATCAGTACCGGGGGACTTCATTTCCTTGGGACGGCACCCTTGCTCATTTCATTGAGATCAAGGATGACCATGATATTCTTAGAACATCCTTGTTGATGATTTTGATGACTCGCAGAGGTGAACGTGTTATGCTTAGAGACTTTGGGTCTTTGCTCCATGAAAAACCATTTGAGCCGAACGATGTGACTCTAGCTCAGGACCTTATTTCAGAGCTTAGAGATGAAGTACAGAAGTGGGATGATCGTATTGGTATCAAGTCCTTAGATATCCAAGCCGTAGACAACATGCTCCAAGCGCGGGTTATCTATTACAATGCTAAGGACCCGTTGCAGGTCAGGCAGGAACTTGAATCGTATATTGAAATAGGTGCGCAGGACATTACCATAGCGTAGGAGGCGTCACATGGGTGAGATTGCTGAAGCAACAAATGCTCTTCCGGTGATCGACTACGGCCGGAAAGACTTCCAATCGATCAAGGAGGCTTTACTTGATCTCCTCAAGCAGAGGTTCCCGAACACGTGGCGTGACTTCTATGAGTCGCAGATGGGTATGGCGTGGCTCGAACTCATTGCTTACTCCTTCGACAATCTGAGTTTCTATCTCGACTATCAGGCAAATGAGTCCTACCTGCCGACAGCCCAAGACCGTGAGAATGTCGTCAAGCTTTTGAAGCTGGTTGGTTACAACCTGCGTGGTGCGACGGCGGCTTCGGTACAATGCCTTCTCACGTTGGGCGCTGCCGAGCTTGATGATGTCATCATTCCTGCGGGCACCGCGCTCAACTCCACCAGTGGTCTGGTCTTTGAGTTCCTGACTGAGGCTCGGATTGCTGCTGGCTCGTTGACTGGGGAAGCTGTTATCACCGAGGGGGAGACCAAGAATGAGGTCTTCGTGTCTGACGGCACGAAGTACCAGAGATTCACGCTGAGCAACAAGCCTATCATCAATGACTCCGTGGTTGTAACTGTCAATGGTGTCGAGTGGGAGATTGTGGATTCAGTTGTCTACGGCGACTCAACCTCTCAGGTGTGCGCAGCCTCCTTTGATGTTGACGTGGATGGTGTCGATGTCGCCATCGTGGAGTTTGGTGACGGTGTTTCCGGTGCGATTCCACCGAATGGTGCGACTATCAACGTCACGGCTCGTGTCGGCGGTGGTGTCGCGGGTAACGTGGCCTTGAACAATATCAACGAGCAGGTGCAAGGCCAGCTTGACGGTGTCCTTCCTGTCACCCCAGTGCAGGTTGCCGTGACCAATCCAATCTACCGGGGCACCGGGGGCGAAGAGCGTGAGAGCATTGAACACGCGAAGTACTGGGGGCCTCAGTGGGTGCGGACTAATGGTCGAGCAGTCACTGAGAATGACTTTGATACACTGGCTTCCCTGTTCAGCGATCCTACTTACGGTGCTGTGGCCTATGCAAAGGCAAAGCTGCGACAGGAGATTCCTGAGCTTAACACAGTCGATCTCTACGTTTGGTCGAGGAATTCTCAGGGGAATCCTGTTCCTGCGTCAGCGAGTCTGAAGGCGGCTCTTCAGGCTTACTTTGACAACGATGGTGCCGGTTCCGTTCGTATCATCTGTGTGGATACTGAGGTGCAGGACGGCGTCAACTTCTATCTTGATATCTCTATTCGTGCAATGCCTGAAGCAAGGACAGTTTCCACGGATATGATAGCTAACATTCGGGAGGCTGTGGAGGCTCTCTTCGGTAGTTCCTTGGTTCTTCCCGGTGAGGACTTCCGCATCTCACACCTTTACCATGCAATACAGGATGCGGCGGGCGTGGACTACGTCATCATCGAGGAGATTGTTGCGGGTGTCCAGTGCACCCTGTCTCTTGGCGCAGGTGATGATGCTACGAAGGATTACTCGGGTACGTTGACGAAGCTACCAGTCATCCCGTCTACTGTCACGATAACGGCTGGTGACCAATCCGTAGCAGATGACGGGTTGGGTACACTTGTAGGTGACGGTTCGGGTACCATCGACTACGACACGGGTGCTCTTTCTGTGACATTCGATCAGAATGTCCCGAGTGGGGCTTCAGTCGTTGCGAGCTACCGACAGCTGCAGCAGTTTCAGCGGGGCGAACAAGAAGCTATAGGAGACGGCAATACCGCGAGGTACCGCAGGAACGTGAAGTATCCTCCTGTTGTGCCCGGGTCCTTCGCGCTTGCATCAGGAGATATGGTTGTTGTTGATGACGGAGATGGCAACCTCATTGGGGATGTATACACTGATGGCAAGAACACCATTGATTATGATACAGGGGCCTACGACGTTCAGTTTGCTTCGCCCCCCGGGAACCAAGTTGCCATCAGTAGCACCTATCGTCAGTATTTGAAGGTGAATGCTGGTGACATCCCAGTTGAGAAGGACCAGTTGGCTGTCTTGGGGAATCTGACAATCCAATCCATGGAGAGCTAAATGGCCATTTTCAGAAATACAGGTGTAGACCCTGCAGATATTCCTGATCAAACCTCTGTCCCCGGTGAGCCGGGGGTGGTGGTGCGCGTTGGCCCCCCGGGTCCTCAAGGTCCTGAAGGTCCCCAAGGTGAACGGGGTCCGATGGGTGCGGATGGGCCACAAGGTATTCAAGGTCTTCAGGGTGCCACCGGTGCTACCGGTGCCACTGGGGCCAAAGGTGATCAGGGTGATGCTGGGCCGGGCCAGCCATGGCAGATACTTGATCCAGCAAGTGCTCTCACCGTTGAAGAGGCACTTGCTGGTGCTGTAGCTGGAGACATCTTCTACCTCCCTGCTGGGACTTATCAGCTTGGGACCTTTGATTTGTCTGTATCGAATATTCGTGTGGTGGGAACTCCCGGAGCCATCATAGAGATTCCTACTAATGACTATCTAAGTATCACTGGTCATAATGTGCGTTTTGAGAACTTGACATTCAAGTTCACTGCTGCCGCAACGCCTTCTTACTCAATCACATTGGGTGGCTACGAGAATGTTCTTGATCGGTGTGTCTTTGAGAAAGGTTCGACTACCTACGCCCCAAAGACCTTGTTCCGTTTTGCGGATGCTTCGTGGGGCAATTCTGTTACGAATTGCAACATCTATCAAGTGAACAATCCAACGGTTGTCTGTACTCTGTTTGACTTTGGTGTTTCTGATAATACATCTGGCCACCAGGTGGCCAACAATCATATCGAAGGGGCAGGTCCTAACTACACTGTTACTTTGACAGTATTTAAGATGACACAGAGTGCCGGTACCAGTTATGGTACTATCATTGAGGGTAACCATATTGTTGTTCAAGATGACCGGACTATTGGGTTGGTTCCTTTCACTGGTGTTACTTTCAACGGCAACACATGGGATGCTTCTAATCTCGGTGTACCAACTATCTTCACGAAGTTTATTGATTTTCCGGATACCGCTGTCAGCAATGTTCGCATTGAAGGAAATTATGCACAGAACTGTCGTTTCTTCATCACTGGTAGCATGAACGCATGGTCTTCTGTAGTTATTATTGGTAATACTATGGAAGGTTACGACCAAGGCTCACATTTCTTCTCCGTTACTATGACTGCTGGTTCGGAGAATATTTCGATTGTTGGTAACGTAGCCCATGGTCTGTATGGTGACGGCATTTCTCTTAATCTTGGCAGTAGTGCTTACATTTTGGAAAGTTTTGTAATCTCGGGCAACTCAATGGATGCTATTGGGTTGGTCACAACTACTGGTATCAAGTTGTACTATACTAGTGCAACCTTGAGGAATGTTTCGATAACGGGTAACACACTATACGGCTTCCCTGTGGGTATAGACGTAGATGATCAGTCAGTTACTATTCATAGAGTTGGTCTTTCTATCGTAGGTAACTCTTGTTACGACTGTGGTACCCACTGCCTTCGTCTAACAAATTGTTCTTGTGCTACGGTTACCGGTAACATATTTGAGGGAGATGGAAGCACTTACGGTATGTTACTTGATGGTGTGACGCAGTGTACTTTCATTGGTAATACGATAGACCACTGCGGTTCTACAGGTATTGATGTTGGTGGTGGGGACGCTGAAGAGTGCGTATTCATTGGTAACGTGGGTGGTCCGAATCAAACTTTTCTGGTTGTCAATTGGGCACCTCTTAAGAATAAGAATCTTTGGTGGGATAATGGCACTGAGGGACCTGCCCAACACCATAAACTTAGGACGAGTGGCTTAAGCAGTGATACAAACAGTAATGCTTGGAAGGACGATACTGTCCTTCGTTTCTGGGCGTGGGCTGGAGAGTACTGGGAGTTTGAATTCAATGTATTTGCTGTTATGGTTGGTGGTGGCGTTTCAGGACAGCAGTTTTCCATTAACGGCCCTGCTATCACCAATGTGAAATTTCAAACTCGTGTCGAGGATACGGCTCCTAGAAGCTTGGGTGTGTTCACCGCGTTGCGTGGTGCGACCTCTGCTTTTAGTACAGATACGACAAATCTCCATGTTAGGATAAAGGGTTACATCCAAGTAAGTACATCTGGGTATGTGTCTTTGAGCTTTCGAACACCGTCCGCTGGGGTTGGTGAGTATGTAACTGTAAATCCGGGTTCTAATGTGGCTGCGAGGCGCGGTTTTACAGGATAGAAAGGAAGTATTCATGTCTGAATCAAAAATCAAGCAACGAATCATTCAGGTCCGAGAGTTTCCTGTCTTCTCCATGGAAAGTCTCAAGTGGATCATGGGTCTATTGACCTTTTTGGGTGTTGCGTTTGGGGTGCTATGGACATGGCAAGACAGGCAGGATGACGCTACAATGGCTGTGGGTAGGAAAGTCAATCATAACGCCACCATTCTGGAGGAGCACGTCAAGCAGTCTGAGAAGACTTTCGATGGTATCCACGAGACGCTCAAGGAGCAGAAACAGGTCACTGACAGAACCAAGGAAGCCTTGATAGGGGTTCAGAAGGAATTGGAGTTCATACGGCGAAGCAACGGGCACAGCGGAGGACCCTTGGATTTGCCTCTTGTAGTCATACCGCCGGACGAACCGCTGAGTCAATGATTTTGTCTTGACAGCGGGTATACGGTGCGGTAGTATACGCCGTATCGAAAGGCGATTAATTCATGCCGGTGGGCGATTACAATCTCTACCAATACCTACCGTCCTATATTCGTTTCAGGGACTCTAGGGAGAATGTAGACGCCGATGGTGGCCGTCCTGTTTTGGAGAAGCTTGTAGAGCTTATCGAGACGGAGACGGGGCTTACGTCGGATTTGATTACTGGCCTCATCACTAATATCGATGTTGATACGTGTCCACTGAGGTACATCGATTACTTGGCATGGCTCCTTGGAGAGCAAATACCCGGGGGTTGGAGTGATACAGATCGTAGGGAATTTCTTCGAGTCCTAGCTGATCTCCTCAAGCTGAAGGGTACCCATCAAGGTTTCGAGAAACGAGCAGCTTTTGCTGGGGAGAAGGCCGCTCGTTTGATCGAGTTGTTCAAGCACGAACTCTACGAACAATACATCTATTCACGAACCTCCAGTAGCTATTTTCCATACAAGTCTGCAAGAGTGGATGTCGCTCGGGTGGTGTGCGATACCTCTTGCGAATCCTTCTGCGAGTACCAGCAGGAACTAGATTATTTGACGCCGAAAGAGGGGCAGGCTCTGATCGATGAGATTGGAGAGACGTTACCCATCCATGTTCTTGTTCGCAAGTTAGCCATCCCGGTCGATATCTCTGATCAGTTCTCTACGCCTGCTGATTCAATAGCTGGTTGCCTCATGTCGTGCCAAGTCTATTGTGAGGCAGGTTGCGAGGAAGAGGCACAGGTCTATGGTGGTTCAGAATGTCAGGCACGTATTGGGAACAGTTTCCCTACAACGTTCGATACATTCCTCGTGACTACTGTTTGCGTGAGCTATTGTGAATCCGCGTGTCAGACTTGCTGTGAATGTGGTGAAGAGGGCACGTGTGAAACTGTTTGTGAGACGACTTGTCAGGCTACTTGCGAGGACCTTTGTCAGGAAGCCTGTATGGTGCAGGGTTGTCAGACGGATTGCCAATCAGGCTCCTGTCAAGAGGGGTGTCAGACCTCCTGTCAAGATGCTTGTGAGTCTGGGTGCGAGCCTATGCTTGAGGAAGGTTGTACTCAGTGTGAGACTGCCTGTCAAGCGGCATGTGAGGCAGTGTGCCAAGTTACTTGTGAAACGGTTTGTCAGGATGCTTGTGAGCTTGAATGCCAGACAGGTTGTACGACTGCATGCGAATTGGCGGTACAGACATGACCGATCTATATAGATATTTGCCAAACTTTCTTCGGGCGAGGGATGCCTTCTATTCCGAAGGTCTTGATGAACCCGGTGACGACCCCATCTTGAAGCGGCTGGTCGAACTTATTGCGGACCAGTTTGATGAAACACATGAACTCATTCAGGAAATGTTCAAGATCACTGATACTGATGAGGTGCCACCTGAGTATTTCAAGCATCTCTCTTACCTTATCGGTACTATGGTCGGTAGCGATGTCAATGAGGACTTTGCTCGTTACCTGATGCGGAATCTTGTCTACTTCTATAAGATCAAGGGTACTCACGAAAGTTGGCGGGTTAGTTGGACCCTACAGGGCGAGGCACCTCCCATTGTCCATGAGCTTTGGAAGCAAATACCGCAGGAGATCAAGAACTACAGTCTCGAAGAATCGCAGCAATTCCCTCTGAAATCGGCTCGTGTAGATTTTGGTGTATGCTCAAGTTCCTGCGAGTCTTTCTGTGAGACAACCTGTGAGTATTCGTGTGAGGTGGGTGATGAGACAGGGGACCTTGTTACCCGGACAGAAGGCAAGCGTCTTATCGGTCTTGTGGATGATCAACGACCTATTCATGTGATCCTCCGTAAGGAAGTTTTGGATGTGCCGTTGCAGGACGGCATGGAGTTTCCAGAGGACATGATAGGCAACTTCCCTGTATCCTATGATGTAGATGTTTGGAAGGGCAGCGAGATTATTGGAGAACCTGAGGACGAATGGTTCTCCGGGCTGGATAGACTTGATGTTAAGGTGACTTGTGTCAGCGCCTGTGAGAGTGCTTGTCAGGGCTGCTGTGAGATTGATTGTGAGTGCGGTCCCTGCGAGCACACTTGCCAAGTAGGTAGCTGCGAGTTGAGTTGTACGGAGTCTTGCGAGGCCAATTGTGAATGGTCTTGTGAGAATACATGTCAGTTTGGTTGTACTAGTGCTGGTGCGGAAGGCCCGGGTGCCTGTCTTACTGATTGCCAGACTGAGTGCCAAGTTGATTGCCAGACTGAGTGCCAAGCTGATTGCCAGACTGAGTGCCAAGTTGATTGCCAGACTGAGTGCCAAGCTGATTGCCAGACTGAGTGCCAAGCTGAGTGTCAAGCTGAGTGTCAAGCTATCTGCCAGACTGAGTGTCAAACATTAACTTGTCAATTACAGGGTTGTGAAATGGGGGGTTGTCAAACCTATTGTATGCATATTTTGCAAGAGTAATACCAAAGGGGGGCGGGATGGATCAGTACTTTCAGCTTACCAAGGGTTGTGGTGGTTATCCGGCTAAAGCTCCAGCAGAGCCAGAGTTTGTCAAGTATGACTTTAGGGGTAGGCATTATGTATGGGACCCCAACTCTATGGTGCTTGCTACGTATGAGGGTGAAATCCCTGAGATGCATCCTGTGGAGTGGAAGCCAACGTTTCGTCTTGCTAACGCCCCTGCTTGCCCGCACCTCGTTCTTGAGTTGACAGATGCGTGCAATCTTGCGTGTTCCTACTGTGTACCACCTGATTCACTAATAACTATGTCAGACGGTACGACTCGGCAGATAGGTAGCATACTTGTTGGTGACAAGGTGCTTGGTTTCAATGAAAGAAGTGCAAAAGGCAAGCATACTCGTTATGAAGAAGCTATTGTGCAGCGAGTTCTTAGGCGGCGCAGTAATTTGGTAAAGATTACACTGGATAACGGTAGTACCTTAGTGAGTACACCAGAGCATCCTTGGTTCACAGGTCGATCTTTTGTTCCTCCACGTGTGGGTACCACTGTGTGGCAAGGGTTGCCAGCGCCAGAAGGTCCGTTATTCACCGAGGATTATTGGTTAGGTTGGTTGCAAGGTTTGGCTGCCGGGGGCGGTACATTTGTTGTTAAGGAATACGGTTCTTACAAACGAAAGAATACCGTCCGTAAGCGTAGGTTGCATACTTGGTTTAGGCTTGCGTTGAAAGACGAAGAATTGATTGATCAGTTTTCGCGGGTAGCTGACCGGTTTGGTTGGACTCTGCATACATGTACACACGAAGGGTTACCGGCACTTCGTGTAGGAAAGGCTTCTGTTGTATTTGGGTTGATGGAATCACCTGCTGAAGAATCTGATGAGTATGTTAAAGGATGGTTGGCAGGATTCTTTGATGCAGAAGGTTGCATTTCTGGTGGTTTGTGGTCTATAAGCCAAAACAAGGGTGAGCACTTGATTCGGTGCGTGGAGTATCTGCATCGGTTGGGTTTCAAAGTTCATGTTGACGATTATCGTAAGTGTCAGCGTGTTCGATTGCTTGGTAAATCTCAGTCTGCACGGTTTATTGCTATGATGCATCCGCAGTGTTTCAGAAAACGAAATTACTTACTTAATAAGACTGTGTATGGTACTAAGGCTAAGATAATCGCGGTCGAGGATATAGGTGAAGGTGACGTTGTTAACTTAACGACTTCTTCGAGGACCTATGTATCACAGGGTGCTTTGTGCCATAACTGCTTTGTTTCTGAGGATAATGCGAGGAGTAGGGCAAAGAAGACCATGACCTTTGAGACTGCTGTTGATGCGATCTCGAAGTTCTCCCTGCGGGTTGCTGCGAAGCCGACGCCATCACAGCCTGTTTCAATAGGATTCTTTGGTGGTGAACCGTTGGTGGCGGGTGCTCTTTTGCGTAAGATTGTGAAGTATGCGGAGGGGGTTTTTGGGGCGGGGTCTTGCCGGTTTCACTTGACGACCAACGCTACCCTTATCAACGAGGAATGGGCACAGTATATCAACAAGCACAACTTTTCTCTGATCGTCAGTATTGATGGACCTCAGCATGCTCATGATGCCACACGTAAGACTCATAGTGGTGACGGTTCTTACAGCAGGGTTATCAAAGCGTTGGAGTTGCTCCGAACCTATGCACCCCGGGCTATCAAAGCTACCACGTTGCGAGCTACCTTCACTCCGAATAGTAATTGTAGTTTGGTGGATCGGCTCAAGCACTTGAACCACCTCTGCGATAGGGGCTTTGGTACTCATGTCTCCGTAGAACCGGCTTTTCTTGGGGAGCGTGTATGTTTTGACAAGTCTAAAGCAGGAGACCTCACGCCTGACCCTACTGTGCAAGAGCAGTGGTTGCAGGAAGCGCATGAAGCGGCAGACTGGTATATTGAAAGGATTCGAGAAGGCCAGAACCCTCCTCGCTATCATCATTTTAGTATACATATTAAACGATTGTTGCAGGGGTATCCGCAGCCTACTGAATGCGGTGCAGGTAAAGGTTATTTTTCAGTTGGGGCAGATGGAACTATTTATGCTTGTCATCGTGAAACAGCAACTATGATAGGTCATCTTGATTATGGCATTGATCACGAGTTGGCTGCACCTTGGCAGGATAATAGATATTACGCTCGTAAGGGTTGTACGGATTGTTGGATGCGGAATGTTTGTGGCGGTGGCTGTCGTGAGGTTGCCATGGTACAGAATGGTGATCTATCAGTTCCAGTTTCTTCGGAGTGTGCTTTTAAGGAACTCTGGTTCAAGGAGGCAGCACACATCATTGCTGAACTCAAGACGACGGAGTGGGTTCATCGAATGCCTTTCCTCAAGCAGGTTGTTGGTCTGGTCTCTCGGCGGCGAGTACGTTAGGAGTCAGTAAGTGCGTCATGCGGTCATCTGTCTTCGTGGACTACTAGGCGACTTCATCAGACTAGGTGGAGTGCTACGTCCCTTCATCGAGAGAGGTGACGAGGTTCATGTGTTCACAAGGAAGGATTTCACACCTGTTACGATTCTGCAGCACATCAAGGGTCTTTCAAGCTATCACCTGCTCACAGACATCCCTATTGACATTAATAGCATAGGTCAGTGCGACTTCCCTGTTAATCTACAAAGGGTTCCGTGGCTTTACATGTTGGGTTTACTACGGATTGAGCACGCGGTGAATGTTTCTCATTTGATTGGTAACGATGGTGTTAATCATGAGTCGGTGGTCGTTAGTCCGCAGGAGTATTTAGCCTCTTCATTGGGCGTACAGTATAATGACATCAACGTGGTTGATTGGGTAGTGTTTCCTGCTGAAGAATTGATGGCTAAGGTATGGTTGCGTCAGAATGCTCAAGGTGACGGTCCTTTGGTTGTGCTTCAAGTCCATTCTACTTCTGTCCAACGTCGGTTGCCGGTAGATACTGCCACTGCTCTTTACGATGCGTTGGTGAAGAGGGGTTACCGAGTTGTGGTTGCGTATCTTCCAAAGGACACTGCTGATTACACAGGATTTGTTATTCGACGTGCTAAGACGTTAGGGGGATTGCCATGGGGAGTGTCGTGCGCAGTGCTCAAGCAGGCGAGCTTGTGTATCTCAGTTGATACCGCAATTCTTCATATGGCAGCAGCCTTTGGTCTTCCTACTGTTGGTCTTTTTGGGCCGACTAATGGTGATGTCATTATGCGTCATTATCCAACAGCAGTTAATGCTGAACTTCCTGTGTCGATTCCGTGTAGGAATTGCTACTATCGTTCGAGTTTTGGTGCTTCTGAGGAGTGCGCCAAGGCTGGATGTACCGTAATGGGTGCTCATACAGTAGAGTCGATCTTGACAGCAGTGGATTCGTGTTTGGGTGCGCGTTCGGATGTATCTTCTGATGTTGCTGTTTCAGTGGGTAGTTTGAGTGCAGCCAGCAGACAGAAGGTGCTGGGCAATGGTTAAGAAAGCAGTAGTTCTTCGAGAGGCCGGGGGTCTTGGAGACGTTCTCCAATTGGGGTCCACTTGCGATCTGCTGAAGAATAGTGATTATCATGTATCCTTGTACATAATGAATGATCCTGAACTCATTGCTCTAGCTGCTGGTTTCAAGAATGTTGATGCGCTGCATCCTGTTCATGTCGTGAACCATATGAGAAGACCACGTACTGTGAAGAGATACCGTTCATATGAATACTTGAATGACTTTGTAGAAGAAGCTGCGCATGCGGATGTTGTAGTAGATGCGTGGTGCCCTGCAGTACGGCATGAAATACAGCATGCTCGTAAAGGTGTCTGTCCAACCCTCTCTAGGGCGCAGCTTTTCGCTGCTGAAGCTGGGTTTGATCCTTCCATGGTCCGACCTGCTGAGATAGACAAGACTCGCATGATGGCGGGTAACGGAGGTTTTGCTGACACTATACGTGGTATGTATGGTGATGAATGGATTCTGGTTCATTTGAAAGCAAGGGAACCAGCCCGCGCAGTTCCTGATGAACAAGCAAACGCCTTAATCTACCTGCTTGCTCAGAAGTGGACCGTAGTTGTCTTCGCGTACCCTGAACATCAATGGGGTCAGATGCTTCAGCATGATAACGTCCATTGGTTTACTGCCTCGCAAAGTCAGCTAAATCACATCCGCTCTGTTTATGCTGCTTTTGCTCTATGCGAGCAGGCTATGGCAGCAGTGGTCGTTGACAGTTTTCTGCTCCATGTCTCTCAGTCTGTTGGAACACCGGCAGTGCTGTTGACTGGCCCTACTGATCCGGTACCCTTGACGGCCCATTACTCAGATGTTCACTGGGTCGAAAGGAGTATGGACAAGGCTCCCTGTGGTTCATGCTACTATCAGGCAAACATGGGTTTTTCCACAGCTTGTCGAGATAGAGGTTGTTTTCATCTATCAAGATTCAGCATGTCCAAGCTTATAGCCAAGGTTGAGGAGGTCGTAGGATGAAAGCGCAGCTTGCCATCCTCACCTGTAACCGGCCAAGTGTTCTTGAACTGTGTTTGCTGAAGCTGGGCCTTACAGATAAGCATAGGGAAGTCTTGGATGTCGTTATCTACGGAAACGATGCAGCCCTTTCTGGGGAGGCAGTAGCGAACGCATTCAATGTGCGGTTTGTTGATTTTCATGATGAGTACCCTTGGTCTGAAGACCGAATGGTCTCAGCCCAGATGAGCCTTGGTCGTGCCCGGCAGGATATCGTTCGGAATTTCTGTATTGATGAGAGATTTGGTCCGAATGATTTTCTGGTTATGCTGGATGATGACATCATGGTTACTGCTGATACGATCTTGGAGGCCATAGAAGACTTTAAGCTGTTCTCTAAGTCCACGAAGGTTGCTTGTGTGGCGCTACACCCCTTCAAGAAACGTCTCAGTCGTTCTAGCATCCAGTTAGGGAAGAAGCTCTTCAATTTCTTCGACTATACAGGTGAGTGTGCCATGATTTGGCAGCGGCGTATGTTTTCCATAGTCGGCAATCACTTTGGGCTTATCGAAGGAGGCCATGGGGACAAGCAATTCGCAAACGCCCGTGAGCACGGTGCCCTACTCACAAGGTTCCACCCACCCTACGAAATGCAGCATGTCGGCTTCACGCCCCTCTGCTCATCTCAGGTCTTTGGGCATCTGGAGCGAAGGCCCGGTTGGACTCGACAACCCTTGAAAGACTACACCGGGACACGTATATTCTTTGAGGATGAACTGACTATTTGGCGATCTCAGGGATTGGAAGCCCTGAAGACTATACTGAAGGAGGGAACGATGATAGGGACAGAGAAGGCCGCGCCGATTGAGGATCGTTTCCCCAAGGCGCGGGGAGAAGTGAACATCCAGAAGGTTCGCAAGTCTGACGGCGAGGTTGTCGAGGATATCACCACTGACAACCTTGTCGTTGACAAGGCGAAGGAGATCATGGCTCACCTGCTCGCTGGAGACGATTCCGACAACTACAAGGTGAGCAAGATGACCTTTGGGACCAACGATGATCCGCCCACGCCTGAGGACCTCGTGGTCAAGACTCCGATCACCCCCGTGAAGCCTATTGCTTCTGTGGAGTACCCGAACGACTCTTCGGTGCGATTCATCGTGACGCTGGATCAGGACGAAGCCAATGGATTCCCGATTGCGGAGGCGGGTCTTCAGGCGCAGAACGGTCTCGTCGCTCGTGTTTCCTTTGGTCCGCTCACGAAGGATAGCGACTTCATCTTCATCTTCCGCTGGACGATATACTGGTAGTGCATAGTAGATATATCTTGACATATCCGGGCATACCGGGTATCAAGATATATGGGGTAACACTGGTGCGTATCGCGTATGGGCCTATATGGTCACAGGTCGTTTCGGCGTCCACACAAGAGTACATGCTCCTTCGCCGCGTCCTCCTGACGCCCGAGGGTGTGTACTTGTTGCGGCCCGATTGGTCCTTCTTGACCGGTCTGGTGGGCCGCATCAAGGCAGCAGGTATTCCTGTTGAGGGCGAGCCAGTCTTCCCAGACCTGTCATCAGGCATTTACCCTGACATGCTTGAAGGTGTGACACTGAGAGACTATCAGTTGGGGGGTCTTGGGTTGTTTGCTGGTGTGGGTCGGGGTACTGCAGCGCACGCGACAGGTGCTGGGAAGTCTGAGTTTCTAGCAGCCGTTATGAAGTTGATAGGACCTCCATCCTTGTGCGTTGTAGATACCACAGCCTCTGCGGGACAGTTGGCGAAGCGATTACAGTCACGAGGCATTGGCTCAGTTCGGCATGTTCATGGGCCGAACAAGCGCCTCACTGAGCATAATGTCATGGTTATCAATACCGCCATCAATATGCTGCGGCGGAACACGAAGAACTTCCAGACCTTTCTGCGGGACCTACGACTACTATCTTTTGACGAAGTACATCATCTTGGTAACGCACCAACATGGCAGGAGATAGCTCTTTCGTGTTCAGCGCACTATCGACTAGGTCTTAGCGCCACTCCCTACGATGACGAACCATCACAAGCTGATATGCTCTTGGACGGTCTGATCGGTCCTGTGTTCGATCATATCCCCTCCAAGGAGCTACGAGATCGAGGCTACCTGTCAGAGCCATACGCTTTCATCATTCCGGTTGCCCATGGGCAGAGGGTCCCCCGAGGCATTCAGGATTGGAATGAGATCGAAAAGAGGGCTATAGTTGAGCATGAGTACCGTAACGCTCTGATCACGACTATATGTGCTCGGATTGTTGCCAGCGAACCTACAGCCAAGATATTGGTCTTGGTGCGGCGAATACAGCACGGTGAAACACTACTTGATGCGCTGGATGACTGTGGCATCTCCTGTGTCTTTTCATCAGGCGGTAAGCAGGCGAGGTTCCCGGGGCGTGTACTTCATCGCATTCCCTATGAGAGCATCTGTGAGAGGTTCGAGGACGGCGACTGGAACGTTTTGATCGGGAGCCGGGTCTATGACGAGTCTCAAGACATTCCGGGCATTACAGACCTCGTATTGGGGTCTGCGGGTAAGAAGACACGAAGGTTGTTGCAGCGGCTCGGGCGTGGGGAACGGGTGGCCCCCGGGAAGGACCATGTTCGAGTTTGGGACTTCTATGATTCACAGCATTGGGCGACACGGAATCAGTCGGTCAAGAGGCGGGACGCGCTGAGAGAGGAGGAGATTCATATCATTTCGAGTCCCATGTTGATCGAACGTGTACTCACTGGGCAGTGTTCGCCTGCCAGTATCATTGCAGCAATTAGGGGGACGGGAAATGAAGATACGAACGGTCACAGTGGGGGCGTCTCATAAGCTGTCCATACCGGGGCAGTACGAGACGATCAACCCGAGCGTGAGTATCACTGCAGATGTTGGGGAGAATGAAGACCTCAGCACCGTGGTGGATGAACTCAAGATTCAGGTTGAAGCGGAGTTCTGGAGGCTGGCCTACACTGACTATGCCACCGCACTTCAGCGAGCCGCAGCAGGCACTCAGAACTGGCTGGCTGCGAAGTTTCCTCGGCAACCGTAATGGAAGGATATCTTCACATGGGTGAGGTTCAGGATAATGCTGTCTATCCGTATGGTTTCGACTTCCAACACGCCCTGATGGCTATGGCTGTGCAGGACCCGGGGTTCCTCGCAAGCTATGAAGATATCATTGAACCAAGGTACTTTGAGTCTCCAGTCTTACAGACGGTCAGTAAGATCATTCTTGGTTACTACAAGTCTTACGCAGAGCCGCCTGCACAGCAGACTTTGAATCAGTTGGTGTACGAACATGTCTCCGGCCTGCCCGCTAATATGCAGATGCAGATAGATCAGTTCTATCAGTTCGCGGCGAGTCTCTACACAACGGAGATTAGAAACAGTCAGTTTATCAAGGATCGGGCTGTTAAGTTTGCGCAGCGGCAGGCGTTCAAGCATGCTCTCATTCATGGTATAACCATTCTCAAACGGGATGGTGACATCGAGGACGCTCAAGACCTTGTTGATCGTGCGATGACCATTGGTATTCGTCGGGATATGGGTGACGATCTTTACGAGGTGATCGAGAGCCTTCCTCACAAGTGGGCGGAGATGGTCGGTGGTGCTGGGAAAATTCCAACGTGCTTTCCTATCCTGAACGAAGCCACCTATGGTGGGGTGCGTAAGGGTGAACTCTTCATCATTCAAGGCATTCCAAAGTTTGGGAAGTGTTTAGGTCCTGATGCTCGTGTATGGTCGCCCTACGGTGGTTATACTAGAATGGTTGATTTCCCCTCCCAAGGTTGGTCAGTTGGAGAAGTGGCTAACGGTACTGATGTGATTCCAATTTTGGCAAAGGCCGCTAACGGCAGAAAGAAAGTGTATGATGTCTATTTGCGTTCAGGCCGGGTGATACGACAAATAACAGGGAACCATCCTGTGCGTACTTGTGATGGATACACTCCAGTGAGTAAATTATCAAAGGGAGACGCGGTAGCTGCTCCTAATAGATTACCGCTTGAGGTTTCGCAGGCATGGGAGTACCCGGAGCTTGCTTATGCTTTGGGTGTTTTCTTGGGTGACGGTTGTTTGATGGCAGATAGCTCGATCATAAGTGCTGAAGAGGGTGTGGATGATGTACCTAATGCAGTGCTGTCAGTTTTGCCTGAAGAGTGGAGCATCGAGGTTAACAGGACAGGTAGCCATGTTCGCTTTGTGAACAAGCTAAGAAATGGTAAAAGGCCCTGTAGTAGACGTAATTTGCTTACTGAATGGTTGAGATCGTTAGGTGTGTTTGGGATGTCTGCTGCCGCTAAGCGGGTTCCAAAGATAGTATGGCAGGGTGGTTGTGATGTTGTTCGCGGGGTGTTGGCTGGGTTGTGGGATACTGATGGTTGGGTGCAGTCAAAGGGAACTGGTTGCGCGGAGTACTGTACTGTTTCTGATTACCTAGCGCACGATGTTCTTACGATGTTACACGTTCTTGGTATTTATGCTGTTGTGCGTAGGAATTATGCTGATAACGCTTGGTTAGTTCGTGTTACTGGGAGAGATAGCCTTAGACAGTTTGGAAAACAAATACGTTTGAGGTACAAGAAGAAGGCGGATAGGTTGCAAGCTATTCTAGCAAAACCGATTAAGCGATCTACCGAGCGTGGTTCGTACTGGCAACGGTTGCCAGTGCAGTATCGTCGATTTTTGGGGAGTCAGCAGCGGAGTAAATCGTGCCGGGTATCTAAGGATATGTTCAAGCAGCAGGTAGCTGATTCTTCACAACATAGCTTTGCCTTGTCGGTGTTTTGGGATGAAGTTGTCGATATTAAGCCTGTTGGTAGGATGCAGACGTATGATCTACAGGCTTCTAAAGAGTCACAATCTTTTGTAACTGAGGGTGTTGTGGTGCATAATTCAACCACTCTAATCAGTTTGGGTGGTTATGCTATTCGCTGTGGGTACAAAGTCCTTCATGTTACTATCGGTGACCTGAAGCAGTTTGACGTTGAGTTGAAGTACGCTACTTACCTCGCGCAGCAGAATATCAAGGAAATGATGTACGGTGGTGATGCGTATGCGTTTGCTCGGTTGAAGGATGCTCATATCAAACCGAACCAGCTTCGTATCAAGTACTTTAGTCCGTACTCGCTCAGCGTCCCCCAGCTTCGATCTTACATTTCTTGGTTGCGGACGAACTCGGGCTTCTTCCCTGATCTGTTGATACTGGACTATCCTGACAAGATGTACCGGAAGCACGAGGACTCTTACTCGGAGATGGGCAAAATCTACATGGAGATCAAGACCCTTCTCGATGACTTTGATATCGCTTGCTGGGCGGCGAGCCAGAGTAACAGGGGTGCAGCGGATGCAAAGGTGAATCGAGCCGCCAACGTTGCTGAGTCATGGGACAAGATCGCCAATGCTGACGGAATCATTCCGTGTTCTCAAACTGACGAGGAACGAGCACAAGGCAAGGCTCGTCTCTATATTGAGATGGTTCGCTTTGGTATAGACCATTGGACACAGCCTGTTCATATCAATTACGGGATGAGTACAGTCTCCTCCGTGGGCAACATAGATGCCTATACCAATCTACCTGAGCAGTTAAAGGCAAAGGCGGCGGAGTTTTGTAACCACTATTCGACGCAGCGAGTGGAGGTGGCAGCGCAACAACACCAGCAGATGCAGGCAGCGCAGGCGAGCCTTCCTGAGGGAACCTATGTTCGGGAGGATGGTTATTACGGTATGAACCGTTGGGATGGCCAGCGGTACACGAAGTATGTATGGGACGGTCAACAGTGGCACGCTACGAACTAAGTGATGATCTCAAGGACGAACTCTTCCAGTTGATTGATGAAGAGTTGGTCTCGCGGCAGGGGCATCCGAAGTCGATAGCTTCTGCTGGGCGTGAGCACGTCTACGACTGTCCTGTTTGTGGCCATGCGGGTAAACTGACTGTCAACCCTGAGAAGGGAGTCTTCAACTGTTGGTCGTGCGGCGGTGAGAACGGAAACACCCGGGGTGGATTGGTGTGGCTGGCAAAGCTCATTGATATTGATCCTGACGAACTCATGGGCCAGCTTCTCTCTGATGACGAGATTATGGCACGTCTTCGTGCGCCAACTGTTCAGTCTCTTGTTGAATCTCCTGTATCCTTGGATCAGATTCTTGTCAGTGATGAGACTATGATTCCGGCACCTCCTAAGTCGGTGGCTCTTGATGTAACTTCTTACGGGTACCTTCGAAGTCGAAATATCAGTGATGCTGAGATTGTGCATTACAGACTTTTCATGGCGGAGGTGAACGGTGCAAAGCGGATTATGTTTCCCGACTTCAATGCCCAAGGACAACTTCGATACTGGCAGGGTCGGCTTTATCTTCCACAGCACATGAATCGGAGGGACAAGTATGCGGCTCCAGATCGGGAGTTGGTGCCCCGAAACTCAAAGATGTTTAATTGGCATAGAGCGATAGCGCACAACTATCCCTATCTCATTCTATGTGAAGGGCCATTGGACGCGATAGCTGCAGGACCCATGGGGGTAGCTCAGTGGGGTAAGGACTGGACACAAGAGCAGCTTGCTTTGTTGGTTCGAGCTAAGCGAATGGTCTTAGTGGCCTATGACGGTGACGCATGGCAGCAGACCCAGAAGATGGCTGCGATTCTTCAGAGCTTCAGGATTGATGCAAGGCCCGTGCCTCTTCCTGTGGGTGAGGACCCACTATCTTACGGAAGAGTGCGTTTCTACGAGGTGCTAAAAAGTGTCTTAGGGGGCACCCAGAATGACTTGACATTGCTGGAGCGGGCTGTACTATCTATCGAGTAGACCGCATAGTTAAGGAGCTAATGCAGATGGGAACTGGTACGTCGTTTGGGGCGTTCATACGAAGACGGCGAGAGAAACGTGGTTGGACGCAAGCTGAACTTCATCGTCGCATTTGTGGCAAGACCTCGAAGAGCAATCAGATTAGGACGAGTGAAATTGAGCGTGGGGTTCGACTACCCATGGCTCGGTTCCTCCCGGTTTTTGCCAAGGTGCTCAAGGTCGATCTCGGTGCGCTTCGCAAGCTCTATCTGTCTGATTGGTTTGACCGAATAGAGAAGCGGGTGGACGCAGACATCGAGCGGGCGCAGAAGAAGTCTAAGAAATCTCGTAAGCCTAAGTAGTATTCCGGCCACAAACCTGCCATAGAGTGCTTTAATCCTCTCTTAATTTTTTTGCAAAAACTGCAAGTTTTGTCCTTGACTATGCTCATACGAGGATATAAGATACGCGGGTTGGAAATGAGAGAGGAGTCGTGAAATGTTGAATGTCAGCGATGAAGGCATCCGCGTCCAGTTCTCCGGCCAGAAGCCCAATGGCAACATCCCGCAGGGTGCTCTTTCTGACCTCTTCGAGTTGCGCCGGGTCAAGGCCATCGTCGGGGAGCGCGAAGCTGACCTGTGTAAGGCTCTCCGTTCGTACTTCGCTCGGGTGGTCATCACGCAGAAGGGCAAGAAGGTCGTACAGTTCGCGGCTCCTGAGGGTACCATCGAGGATGGCGCGTTCAACGTGAAGTTGGCGCTCAATGCCTCCCGCAGCTACGACTACAAGGGGAGGCTTCTCGACGCGCTCACAGAGATCGAACTCTTGAAGTCCGGTGTCCGCAGGACCAAGAAGAACAAGGCTGAAGCTCGGGTGAAGGCTGAAGCGCGGCTCAATGCCGAGAACGCTGCGATCACGCCGACCGAGAATGCTCCTAAAGTGCTTGTCACCCACAAGGAGAACTAGGGTTCTCCGTGGGCCAGCCGCCCCTGAAGGGGCACAATAGAAGGAGGTGTCGTATGTCTCAGTTTCCCACCACATGCATATTTGACACCTCCAAGATATTAGGCTACCTTCATATAAGAATGGAGGTGGTTATGTTTGAAATCTGGAAACCTGTGGTGGGGTTTGAGTCGTGGTATGTTGTTTCGTCCATGGGCCGTGTGAAGCGGATAGCCCCGGGAAAGGGAACTTACCCCGGTCGGATATTGAAGCTCTGCAAAACGAATGCTGGTTATCTCAACGTTAGGTTGTGCGCTGGTAGAGGACGGGGTACTACTCAAGATGTTCATCGTTTGGTGTGCGCGGCTTTCATAGGGGCGTGTCCTGCAGGTGCAGAGGTTAATCATAAGGATGGGATTAAGACGAACAACCAGATTAGCAACCTTGAATATGTTACACGTTCTGTCAATCTGAAACACGCCTGCAGTATTGGCTTGTCAAATTACCGTGGCGAACGTAACGGCAATGCACGTCTGACAGAGCGTATTGTTAGACTTATCAGGCATGATCTTGCCAAAGGACACTTGCAGCGGCAGATAGCTGTCAGATATGGCATAGATCAATCTACCGTATCCCAGATTAAAACCCAGAAGAGGTGGTCACATGTCTCTTGACGGTGCTGGCCACAGAGAAAGGAGTTCGTTGTGAGTAGTGAGATCATGGGTCAGAGGTTCATCAGCCGCGTTCGCCCCGCATGGCACGACCTTGGGACGCTCTTCCCCGAGGGCGAGAAGCTCACTGCTTCGGAAGCCGCCAAGCGTGTGGCCGGTGACATCCAGATCGTGAAGGCCCCGTTGTCGTACTCGTTCAACGGGGAGGTCAAGCCGGTGGACAAGCAGGTCGCCATCGTCAGGCTCCCCACGCCCGAGCAGAAGGAGCCGATGGTCTTCGGCGTCGTCAACGACAAGTGGAAGGCCGAGACGTACCCCGAGTTGGCCAAGGCCCTCGACAAGCTGAGCGAGACCTACCGCGTCGAGACGGCGGGTCTCCTCAAGGACGGTCGTCTCTGCTTTATCGGGTTCAAGGGTCCCGAGTGGGACGTGAACGGAGACCCCATGGAGAGTTGGTTCACCGCGAACCTCTCCCTGAACCCGGGTCAGGGCCACCGTGTCCTGCATAGCCCTGTCCGCGTCGTCTGCTTCAACACGAACAACGCCGCTCTCCAGCAGTCCTCCCTGAGCCTCTCGATCCCGCACGCCGCCGACGCCAAGCAGCAGATCGGCATCGCGGGCAATCTTGTGGCGCGGTTCGCTGAGGCTCAGGAGAAGACCAAGGAGTTGTGCGAGGCGTTCGCCAACAAGACCTGCACCATCGAGGAGGCCAAGACCATCTTCGAGGTCGCGTACCCCGAGCCGACGCTGCCCAGAAAGCTGCAGGTCATTCACAACATGACCGGTGGCTCCGAAGGTTCCGAGATGTTCAAGAAGTCGCTCGATCCCAACGCTCTCGACTCGATCATCAAGGCCGAGGAAGCTCACCAGAGGGCGACGGAGCGGGCAGTGATCCTGCGGGACACGGCGCTCAATAGGTACCACGCCTTCGACCCGGCGCGGTTGCGCGGCACGGTCTGGGCGGCGTACAACGCGGTCACCGAGGTGGCCGACTGGCGCGAGGGGCGGGATTCGGCGGTCTCGTCGATGTTCGGCAGCAGGGCCAAGGAGAAGAACAGGGCGTTCACGCAGGCCATGACGCTCGTGGGCGCGAACTAGGAGGGGGAAGGCCGGGAGGGGGATCGAGGGGTCCCCCTCCCATTTGGAGGACCGTATGCACTGGACGAAGACAAGATTGAAGGACGAGGTTGAGCGACTCCGGGCGCTCGTTAGTGAGCGGCTGCGGTGTGCGCTTGATGATGAAAACGAAGAGGAGGTGAACAACACTCTGACGGAACTGGTTGCACTTTCCACAGAGCTTCATGCCGGGCAGGCTAACTGGAAGATGCTCCTGTCGAGCCCTGATGACGGTGCGCTCCTGAATGCGGAGCGTGAGAGAGTGCTGATAGACGGCCCCGCAGAAGTCCAAGCCGCTACGGGGAAGTATGCGGCGGCGAAGGCTCAGTTGCAACGTGCATCGGGCGGGGCCGCTGTCGGGTCAGCGATTGCCCGGGACGTATTCAATTCGGCCAAGGCGGAGCTTGATGAAGCCCTCACGAAGTACATGAGGCCCATCACCGAACTTCGACGACTGGCCATGGAAGAATAGTCGTTCCCTGTGAAAGGGGGAAGTCGTGGACATCGCATCGTTGGTGAAGTGTCTTACCACATGCGGGGACGCGGGGTACTGCGAAGCCGTGCGGATCGGGATGAACCGTCTCATCCGCAGTGGCATCAGGGGCATCGCTGGCCTCATGGAGGTTGATGACTTGGAAGCGGTCAGGGCGAATCTGCCTGAGGGTGTCATGCTCTTGTCGGAGGAGGATGCCTTCGCGCATCTCGAAGAGCTTCTCGGGGCAGGCGAAGTCCGCGCCCTTAGGCGCGTGCTCGGGGAGCGGCAGGAAGTCCACGATGCGGTCAGGGCCGTGCGCAAGAAGCAGGCCGCTCGTTACGTCTGTTCCCGTTGCACCGGTCTCATCGAGAAGATGCCCGATGACGGCATGCTCATCTGCGCGGCTTGCCGCGCCGAGCTTCGTGACGAGGCCCAGAGCCAGAAGCGTGATCGCTTCGAGGGGGCGTACAGCGACCCGGACAACCTCTCGGACGAAGCCTTGGCTCCTGAGGTTGCTGGCGTTGATCTCGCAGATGAGGACACCGAGTCCGAATCGGTTGAGCAGATCGTCGAGAAGACGGATGAGGCTCCTGACGGCCCGCCACCTCCGCCGGAGCCTTCGGAGGAAGACGCTTCGGTGCCGCCCGCCGACCGCAAGGTGGACTAGCCCGGCTGAACGGAGGAGGTGTCCCATCAGTAAGAGCACTGCCAAGGAAGTTGGGCTTATGCTCAGGTCCCAGCGGAAGGCACGGTCCATGTCACAGACCGATCTTTCGCAGATCACTGGAGTGCCTGTCTCTCAGATCAGTCGGTTTGAGCACGGGCTGCTGGCGTTCAAGACGGAGATGCTTGCGAAGTTTGGCAAGGTCTTTGGACTTCCTCCGTTCTTCTTCTTGATGTCCGAGAGGGAGTGGACCCAGTATCAGGCGGGACAGGGAAAGTTGTAGAGATGAGGGGCGGTGGCTTCGGTCACCGCCCCTGTTTCTTTTGGTGGGGTGCCACGGGTGCGGGTCCGATTCGCTTCGTGAAGGACATTGGTCTCTACGCTTTCAGCAGGGGGCGTGCGACGTGATGGTGTTTCGGATTAAGAAACGAAAGGCGTGGGCGCATGTCTGACACTCCTGCGGTTGAATTGCCGTCCATTTCAAAGGCCATCGCTAGTGGCTACGGGTGGCAACCGGTGGTAGGCTATGAGGGTATATACGAGGTTAGTTGGTGCGGTTGTGTGCGGAGGATTGCAGGTGGTAGGGGTACTCGGGTCGATGTTCATCAAGGTAGATGTATCAGGTCTTTCCCCGGTGCTGGTAAGTCGAAGCTCTATCGTCGGGTTCAGTTGTCCCACAAGGGTGTCAGAAAGACCATTCCTGTTCATATCATGGTTGCTGAAGCATGGCTTGGGCCTCGGCCTGAGGATGAGTTTGGGAGGTATGAGGTTCACCATCGGGACAATGACATCTCGAACAACTGTGTGTTTAACTTGGAGTACATCTCGAAGGAAGAGAATATGAAAGAGGCATGGCACAGATACATCACAAAGGGTGATCCGAGTGGGTAAACGGCACTTGAGAAAATTTGCATTTTTTGCAAATTTGTTCTTGACTCATACGGGCCATGCGGTATGCTATCTGTAATGGCAGTCGTATGAGAGGAGACGGCAATGGGTTGGTTCGAGGTCTCGAAGTCAGGTCTCAAGCAGTTGATGGATGGAAAGGACAAGAGCTACGTATTGCGCGAGCTTATCCAGAACGCATGGGATGAACCGGGTGTCACCACGGTGCATGTAGAGATCGAGCCGATTCCGGGTAGGCCCGCTGCCACCGTCAGGGTCGAGGATGACGCCCCTGAAGGTTTCCATGACATTTCGCATGCTTATACGATGTATGGCAATACTCGGAAACGGAAGGACCCCTCGAAGCGGGGTCGTTTCAATCTGGGTGAGAAGCAGGTCCTCGCACTGGCCCGGGCGGCAACCATTCAGACTACGACTGGTACCATCTTTTTCAAAGAGAATGGTGATCGTAGTCGTGGTCGGCAGAAGACCGAGAGTGGTTCCATCTTCACTGCCGACATTCCGATGATCCGGGCTGAGATTGACGATGCCATTAAGGCAGCGAAGGCGTTCATCCCTCCTGAGGGTATGGCCACCACGGTCAACGGTTTTTTGCTCACGAAGCCCAAGCTGGTGGCGTCAGTCTCGGCGATCCTCCTTACTGAGTTCGAGAACTCAGATGGCCAGTATCGCTCGACTCGTCGCAAGACCATGGTAGATGTCTACCAGCCCCGCGAGGGTGAGAAGCCCATGATCTTCGAGATGGGCATTCCGATCATCGAGCTTGAGGGTGGCGACTGCTACCACTACGATATCCAGCAGCGCGTGCCGATGACCACCGACCGGGACAACGTTCGCCCGAGCTTCCTGCAGGATGTCAGGGCCGAGGTCCTCAACAAGGTCGCGGATAAGCTTTCCGACGAGCAGGCCCGGGAGCGGTGGGTGACTGAGGGCATCGAGGACGACCGCATCCAGCCTAAGGCTGTCAAGTCGGTCGTGACCAAGCGGTTTGGCTCGAAGGTCGTCACGATGGACCCCAGTGACCCCAACGCCAATGATGAGGCCATCTCCAAGGGGTTCACGGTTGTGCCCGGCGGTGCGCTTTCCAAGAGCGCGTGGGGCAATGTCAAGGAAGCCTCGGCCATCCCGTCATCGTCCAGTCTGTTCGGCAAGGTCTCGGTTGGCGCTACCCCGATCCCTGAAAGCAAGTGGACCCCCGAGATGCGCCGGGTTGTCAAGCTGACTCGGCGCGTGGCGAAGGTGTTGGAAGAAGATCAGCCCTTCATCGAGATCGTCAGGTCGAAGGCTGACGGTATGGCTTATTGGAGTGGTTGCACGATCACCTTCAACCTGACTCGGCTCGGTCGCAGGTGGTTCAGGGTCGAGAACACTGAGGATCAGATTCGCATCATCGTTCACGAGTTGGCGCACCGCTATGGCCACCACGTCGAGTATTCGTACCATCAGGCGCTCTGTCGGTTCGCGTCCAAGTTGGCTCTCGCAAGCCCGGGTGCTGTGACCCGTGGCATTACCAGTCACATGAAGCAGAAGGCGATGGTGTAATGATGCTGGAGAAGGATGCCACTTCGGGCACGAAGCTTCACGCCCTGCTCATGTCCTGTCTGCTTGAGCGTCCCTTCGAGGAGACCTTGGGCAACATGGCAGGACAGTCCGGGGAGTGGTGGGACAAGAAGGCTGATGAGATGATTGGTATGCTGGGAGAAGCGGTCGTCGAAGGTATCTCTCGGCAGGATAGCATCGTTTCCCCTGAGAGGAGAAGGTTCAATGACTGATTGGGAACCCCGGGATTCAGACATTGAGTGGGTGTGCAATCTCATCCGCATTCTCAAGGACGGGGGCGTGTGGGTTGCGCCTATCATGGGTTTCTTCAATGTGGACAAGCAGGCTAAGACATTGACCATGACGCTCAAAACTCCTTCGCATGACGCGGAGATGTTCGAGCGTACCGTCAAGTCTTTCAAGGCGATTGGGTACGAAGTTATTGATAAGACGGGGGAGTAGTCATGTCGAAGACCGCATACGTTTCCAAGAGGTTTCGCAAGGCCACGTTGGCAATCATCGCGGACGCCAATGCCATCCTCACGGAGTACAAGGCGTTGGGCTATGACCTGACCCTTCGGCAATTGTACTACAAGTGCATCGCCCGGGACCTCTTTCCTGAGGAGTGGATCGATGAGAAGTACAACATCAAGCACGGCCTCGCGCCTGACACGAAGAACACCATCAAGAACTACAAGCGTTTCGGGAAGACCGTCAGCGAGGGTCGGATGGCTGGGCTGCTCGACTGGAGTCAACTCGTGGACCGGACGCGGCGGCTTTCCGGGCTTCGCCAGTACAGCAACCCTGAGAGCGCAGTGAACTTGCTGTCGCAGATATACCACATCGACATGTGGGCCAACCAGCCTTGTTACGTGGAAGCGTGAGTTGAGAAGGATGCGATGGTCGATATCCTGCGGCAGGAAGCGCATTCTCACGAGGCTGGAGTTCACATCATCCACCTCAGTGACCATGACCCTTCAGGGATTGACATGGTCGAGTTCTACTGTGATCCTCTTACAAGCGACGAAGGCGATGGCGATGATAATCCGTGGATCAAGGAGGAGTAGTATGGGGGACAAGAATCCTCACATCGAAGTTTCGGTCCCGGGGCAGCGTAAGGATTTCGAGAAGTGGATAGCTGAGCGGGGCGGTGTGCAGGTCTGGTCGAACGCTGGCCTGAGTAATCCGGGGGCATGCCTTGTGTTCACTCCGGCGACCACTGCGGACGGAAAGCAGTATCCGAAGCCTCACTGGTCAGTGATACGAGGTCCTGTGGTCGAGGACATTGATTCCTTCCGGTTTGTTGTCAAGAATGTTGAGGTGGATCGTTTCAAGGTGAAGACGGCCCGGGGTCCTCAGGAGCTTCAGGTCAAGCTCACCAAAGAGTCCACCGACAGGGTGCGCAACCGTTGTAAAGCGGCCAAGGACAGATTGCAAAGGTCTGTCTACTACGAGTTCGATTATACGAGTCGGGAATGCATGATTTCCGTCCCGATCTTTGAGGGGGAGGATGAGGACGGCATTGTGAAAGGGGTCGCACCTTGCACCACATGAACGACCGTTACCGAAGAGCATTGCTTCCCGAAGATGGCATGCCTGCCACGTCCCGACGAAACGCAGAGTCGTTGGTCAAGATGCTCAACAAGCCTAATCATCTTGATCTGATCTTCAATGAGGAGCAAGAGCCTGAGGTCGTAGCCATGTGGACTTGGCCGGGCCGTGATCCCTTCGTGATGACCTTCAAGGGATTTGATTGGCAGGTTCACGGCTCCAAGAAAATGGCGCTCGATGCTTTCTTGTTTTTGATTGGTGCGGACGACAGGAGGATCACGGATAGGATCATCCACCATCGTCCTGCTAACGAGGAGACTTTGTCCGTCATTAGGACAGGGAACTCATGGTTTACTGCGAGGGCACTTGCTTCTGTGTATGAGCGTCTGCCAGAGGTCTGATTTATACTGGAAAAGTGTTGCAATTTTTGCAACGAAAATTTGGCCCAAATTTGCCTCGATTCGAGGCATTTTGGTCCTTGACACAAAAATTTTTTCCGGCTAGAGTAGAACACTAGCGGGGGACAAATGCCGAGACTTTCAGCCTCAATCGTGCGGAGATTCTCTTCGATGGTCGAGCTAGTCCATGTCGATCATGTTCAGCTTAACCTAGCCATGGTCATTAACCGTGAGCTACTACTAGGCGAACTTCCTGAGATTGCCAAACGTCTTGGTCGGTATCATGTATCTGTTATTCCAGAGAAACGAAGACTGGTCTTACTTCGGTATAAGGAGCGCATGTCTGTCGCATTGGGTGAGTGCTGCCTGCCGGGTACGTTCGTTGGGTCGCTTGTGCTTCCAAAGGCTAATCGACCAACGTTTCTTGAACGGATGCAACAATACCGTGACTACTTTCGTAAGGCTGTTACCAAGCTGAAAAAGTCATGGGCCGAGTTGACTGCGGAAGCTAAGCATGTCGCAAATGATCTTCTTCATATCCAGTATGCGAAGACCAAACCAGTCCACAGACATCCTGACCTTAATCGAATAGCGCATAGGTTCTTGGGTCAGTTTGCAGAGCGTGTCGCAGAAGGTCCTGCGGTCGTCTTGCCTACGTGGACATTCTTTCAGGTACCCATGGCTTCTTCTAATAATCATCAGTTGGTTGGCTATCAGTCTCTTGACATCCGATTACGTCAGCATCTTTGCGAATCTCATGCTTCAGCAATTGACTACGTCAAGCAACAACTATCTTACGCTGTTGGTCTCGACCTAACAGCGTATGCTGCTCCTAAGGACTTTAGGAATAGGTACGTCACCGCTTTTACCGGCTTCCAGATCGATCTTTGGTGGCAGTGGTTCGAGGTGTTCTGTGATGAGTACATGATGGATGTCCTTTCTTCTCTTGGTGGGAACTGGGAGGAATTGCGAAAGCACGCTCGCAGCAAAAAACAACTTGTGCCCGGTGGGCGTTTGGCTATACTGAAGGACATTACACAGAGACTTCGGGGTTCCTGTGTGGAGGCGTTGCAAAAGCTGGCATCGCATCCAGCGGTTGGCTCACCTCCGATCACTAGCGGTGGGGTGAAGTAGATGCCTTATTGTATGGATTATGGGTGCCCCCTATCGGGGAAGCCCGGGATCAAGTCGCCGGGCCTCGATCCTGCAGGCTCGGCCAATCCTCTTATTTATCTCGTAGCATCAGCACCCGGCTTCCAAGAAGACCAAATGGGTGTACCCTTCTGCGGTGAGTCCGGGCAACAAACCATAGCGGCATTCAAGCAGCGGATTGCTGTAGAACATCTTCGGGTGAACTATGTTGTGCGCTGTGCTCCTTACAAGGAGAAGAGCCAGCGCATCGAGAAGCCATCCAAGAAAGCGATCTTCGCCTGCTGCCCGAGCCTGCTTGCTGACATTGAAGCAACCAAACCAAAGATCGTTATAGCCATAGGTGATGTTGCCAAGGCGGCACTATTCCATTCGACCGTGGCCCTGTCACTCATGCGAGGGTCACCAAGGGAACTACAAGCCGGGAGCTACACAGTTCCTGCGATGGCGATCTATGACTATGCGTACCTTCGGCAGCGGGACTGGCCCCGAGATGTAGTGCTTCAGTGGGTTGGTGATATCACCCGGGCTGTCAACATCGCTACTGGTTCGGAACAGATGCAGGTGCATGAGAAGGATTATCGAATACTTTCCAGTCTCGCGGAGATCAGGGACTACATGGCCTTCCTGCAGGACGGTGTTGACCGGGGCATGTTCCCGTATATCGTGACAGACATCGAGTCGAGTGGCCTGAATCCGTGGGACCCGAAGACTGAGCTACTCCTGCTCGGCATCACGCATGCGCCGCATCAATCAGTTATCGTTCCGGTCGATCACTTTGAGTCTCCGTTGCGAGGACAACGGAAGGAAATTGGTGATCTACTACGACCTCTGGGTGCAATGCCCCTTGCCAACCAGAATATGAAGTTCGACTATCAGTGGTACCGCCATGAGCTTGACATCATGATGATCAACATTGTCTTCGACACATACTTCGCCCACCATGCCCTGTTCCAGAGCACCCGCGCTAATGACATTGAGTCTATCGGTGCCATGTACTTGAATGAGCCTGCGTGGGAATATCGAGTCAAGGAGTCTGTTGAACGTATCCGGTCGCAGATCAAGATGGCAGTTTCAGCATGGAAGAAACGATACAAGGCTGAGTACAAAAAGGGTCAAGTCGATCCTGAGACCCAGAGAGCATTAGACCTTTGGACAGCGTGGCAGGTCGCTTCTAAACAAGGCAAGGGCTACGGGGTTGTTCCAATAGGTGACCTAGCCCACTATTGTTGCATCGACTGTGATGTGACCTACCGGGCGGTTCCTGTTCTCCAGAAGATGCTTCAGGAAGCAAATCTCCTTGATATGTTCCAGCGTATGTTCATGACGAATATGGTTCCTTGGTGTGATATCCAGTATGAGGGTATCGCTATCGATGGTAACGCGGTGGCGGCGCACAACGAAGCGTTCCCTCAGAAGCTTGAGGGGATTAAGCATGACTTTAATAAGCTGACCTTTGTTCAAGCGACGGCTGAGTTGATCGGCAAGCCCGATGTCAACATGAACTCACCTAAGCAGGTGTCCACTCTGATGTATGATGTGATGAAGTGTGCGCCACCAAAGGACAAGAGAAAGAATGCGAGGACGACAGACAATGAGCATCTCAAGATGTTGGAGGGTGCTGCGAAGCGAAAGGATACCAAGCAATCGAGAGAAGTTGCGAAGGTCCTTTCAACGATCATGGACTTCAGGACCCAGAGCAAGGTTTTCTCCAGCTACGTTATGGGCATGGTGAAGTTTGCTGTTGATGGTCGTATCAACCCGAACTGGAATATTGCTGGAACAGACACAGGGAGGGCCTCAGCAAAAGAACCACCGATCCACTCACAACCTAAAGACCTTCGGGACATCGTTACCTCCCGGTACGCTGATATTGGCGGCGTCATTTTTTACATGGACCAGTCGCAGGTTGAGGTCAGGGTCTTTGCGTCAGTGGCCAACGACCCTTTCTTGATCGAGACATACAATACCCCGGGTGCGGATGTCCACCGCATGTTGGCATCTATGCTCTTCTCGAAACCGCCAGAGCAGGTAACCGACGTGGAACGTCAGATTGCGAAGACCTGTGTGTTTGCTTCGCTGTATGGGGGCGGTCCTTCAAGGATCGCTGGGCAGACAGGTATGGCTCTAGACGAAGCCAAGGTTGTTCACGCTCGGTTCACATCGATTATTACTCTGAATCAGTTCAAGGACAGGCTTTGGAGTGAACTACTCCGGTGCGGCTACGTTACGACCGCGTTTGGTCGTATTCGTATCATTCCGATCCCTGCGAGTGAACAGAAGCAGTATCACGCTCGGAATCAATCGATTAATACACCGATCCAGTCAGCAGCGAGTGACATTACATTGGAATCGATCACTCGTTTGTGGTATCGGATGAAGTATGCTGGCATGCAGTCGAAGATTATCATTTGGCATCACGACGCTATCGTTTGGGATGTCTACCCCGGTGAGCTTCCCACCATTCTTGAAATGGCTCAGGTAGCGATGGTCACCGAGCCAATGCAGATGTACGACTGGCTCCGGGTTCCTCTTAAGATCGAAGGTGGTTTCGGTGTCAACTGGCGTGACGATCTTGAGGTTACAGAGCGTAACGGTACTCAGGTCAGTGTTGATGGCAAGCGGAAGAACTATGAGAAGCTTGTCGCCTCTCCGTTTGCTCGGTTGAATCCTTCAGTGATCACTGAGGAGTATGAGAAGAATGGTACTCCTATGGTCAAGGCTGTTTTCAATCTAGCTTCCTAGCGAAAGGGGGACGGTATGTCAGGGAAGAAGGCCAAGAAGAAAGCGAAGAAGAAGACAGCAAAGAAGGATGCGGCACCGCCTGCGCCTCCACCACCACCGCCGCCGGTTCCGATGCCTCCGGGCATGGCACCACCAGCGGCAGCAACTCCGGTGGTTCCTCAGGCCCCGGCAGCACCCGCCGCATCAGCGGCCCCGGTAGCACCTGAAGTTCCGACGGCACCACCTGCGCCTGTTGCACCACAGGCTCCGGCTCAGGTTTCGCAAACGTCTGTTCAGGTCGCGCAAGGTCCAAAGGTTCCGTCGCTGACGATGTTCAGGAACTATATTTACAGGCTTACGGGAGCAGACGAGTCTCCTTGCCACGTTTTCACTAGGTCACAGGGCGAAGAGATCATCCAGACAGTCGCTTACATTGAGGCTGCTTCAGCGGAGGAACTGGTTACCCAGTACCCTCGGCTCATGGCGCTTCTCGGCTTCTGGAAGAACCATGCCAAGGCGCAGGAGCGTAATACTGAGAAGACTCTCAGGATCACTGAGGCCAAGGCTGATGGTGAAGTCCGCGCTGAGTTGGCCGCAGAAGGTGGCAAGACTACCGAAGCCATGGTCACTGCGCGTAAGCTTCAACGTGACGATGTGCAGGAGGCTCGAAACGTGCGTGACGAAGCTACCACCATGGTCTACCAGTTCGAGGCCCTGATGAAGGCCCTGAACACAGACATGCTGGTGCAGGCGAGCCTCTGGACGAGACCGGATAAGGCCCCGCAGACTTACTGAGCATAGTGCTCGTGATCTGACTGGGCGGGTAGCGACGTAAGAGAAGGAGAGATTCGATGAATGGTCAGATGCCCGGGATGTCTCCGGGGCCGGACGTACCGGTCCCGGGAGTCCCAGCAGGCCACCCAATGCCTGCAAGCGCACCCGTTGGCGTTCCTCCGGCAGGCGCGGTGGTGCCTCCGATGACGGCACCACCCACGACGCCACCGGGCGTACCACCTGCTGCTGCTTACGGTGCGCCTGTTCTGCCTGATGCTTCTGCAGCACCTGCAGCGCCAGCAGTGCCTGCAGCGCCAGCGATCCCTATGATGCCAGTGCCCGGCCCGACGATGGGGGCAACTGCGCCTGCTGCGCCCGGTGAGACACAGCAGTCCAAGACCACGGTTCAGTGGTCGGGTGCTGGTATCAACATGGATGACCTCGCGGCGATGGCGGATGCGGTGACGCAGGGGGTTGGCGAATTCCAGATGAAGGGATTCGAGTCGGACTTCCTGAAGATCGTTAAGGGCGATCACATCATTCGCATCTGCCCACCGTACAATGGGCGCGATTGGTCGAAGTTTGGCGCTACTCACTATAACATCGGTGGGCAGCACAAGGGCTTCTCGCCGTGCTACGAGAAGACCTACGTTGACGCGGGTTTCAAGTGTCCGATCTGCACCGTCGTCAACTGGCTGATGAACTACACCACCGACGTGAAGGACATGCAGGCGGCGAGCCATCGCTACGTCAACGCTATCGCATACGAAGCATTCGATCAGGCCACTGCTTCGTATATCCCCAAGCGTATCAAACCGTTCATCGTGCGGCTGGCGATCAAGTCGGCGTTCTCGCAGTTGATCCAGTTCATGATGCTGCAGAGGGCGTCGGGGGTGGACATTACTGATCCGCGCACCGGCTGGTTCCTGAACCTCAATAGGCCCGAGAGCTTTCAGGGGAAATCAACGTATACGCTGTCTCCCCTGATGCAAGGCCCGGCATTTGGGAACGCGCAAGCACCTGATGAGGCGAGCATCCAGCAGGCGATGAGTCAGTTGAACGACATCGACAGGATCGTCTGCGCGGTGCCCACGGTCGAGAAGCTCCAGAAGCAGTTGGAACTTGCTCAATCTAGCCTCAAGACGTACATGGCCATGATGGGAACGCCTGAGAACTACGCTCCCTCGCTGGAGCTTGTGGTTCCTCCCATTGTCCATCAGGTCCATGGTGGTGCTGGTGCGGCGGTCACGGTCCCCGCTGGCGTTCCTGCAGCGGCTCCTGTGACGCCGCCTCCTCAGGCGAACGCGATGGCCCCGGTGACGGCACCTCCCACGGCTGCGCCTGTTGGGACTGCCCCGGTGCTTCCTCCGCCTGCTCCAGTTGCACCGACACCTCCGGTAGCACCGCCTGTGGCTGCGTCTGTTGCCCCGCCTGCGGTGGCAGCAGCTTACCCGGCCCCGGTAGCCGCGCCAGCCCTTCCTGCGGCTCCTGCGGCTCCTACGGGACCGGCTACGCCGCCTGTACCTCAGGCAGCGACTGTTGCTCTCCCGGGCGCTGATGCGGTGGCCCCACCTCCGCCTCCTCCGGCTCCGGGCGCTGATGCGGTGGCCCCACCTCCGGCAGCAGGTGCGCCTCCAGTAGCTCCTGCTGCAGCGACAGTCTTCCCCGGTGGCGCGAGTATCGCTCCTCCGGGTGCGGTGGTTCCGGCTGGGAGTGCCCCCGGCCCAAAAGCACCTGAGTCCTCAGAGTCTGCCCCGGCGGCTCCCGCAGCGTCGGCTGAGGGCAGGGTAGTGTGCAGACTGTGTGGTAAGGACTACAAGAACGAACGGGGACTCAAGACGCATCACAACAAGATGCACGAGGGTGTTGCCTTTGAGGGTCCAGCGGCTCCGGCTGTTCCGCAGGCTCCTGAAGTACCCGTTGTTTCTGCAGACCCTGCTCCGGCACCGGCTCCGAGTCCAATGCCAGGTGGCGGAGAGCAGCCGTATCCAATGCCTGCCCAGTCTGTCGATAGTCTCGACGGCATGCCCTGTCGGGGGAACTACAATTCGGCAAGTTACGGATGCACGGCTTGTTCGGTCAGGGCTGCTTGTCAGCAACTTCAGAGGGGTGGCTGATCATGGCGAAGAAGAAAGCCAAGAAGAAAGCCAAGACAGCCTCCAAGCAGGATGAGCCGAAGGTGGACTCCCCAGCCAGTGAACCGGCTGGGGAGTCTGCCGCCGCTCCCAAGAAGTCAGCGAAGAAGGCCAAGAAGAAAAAGGTCAAGGTTGCAAAGAAGAAGAAGAAGAAAAAGAAGGGGAAGAGCCGCGAGAACCTTCCGATGTCCAAGGTCCAGATGGGGGAGGAGGCCAAGGCTGTCACCAAGACTGAGATTGCAGCATTAGCCCAGAGTATTGGTGCAGTCTGTGATCCTGCGAAGCTTCTTGCCCCTGTGAAGTTTGTTCTTCCGACAGGGTGCTCGGCTCTCGATGCTGCTCTTGGTGGTGGTTGGTACAGCGGTCGCATGCACGAGATCATTGGGGAGTACTCGACGGGTAAGAGTACTCTCGTGGAACATGGTCTTGCAAGTTGTCAGGCTCTTGGTGGCATTGCGATGTTCATTAGTTCCGAAGCCACCATTGACCTCGACCGCATGCAACGTCTGGGCTGCGATGTCAACAGCATCATCTGGGAAGAGACGCAGTCGCTTGAGGTGGGCTTCGAGAAGTTGGAGCGGTTCCTTCGTGAAGCTCCTGCCAATCGTCTTCTTCTCATTGGGTGGGACACGATAGCGGCGTGCGCGTCGGATGACACCCGGCCCGGTTCTGCTTCTCGTGTCGTTCGGGAAGCGTGCAGGTGGCTTCCCAATCTGCTTGCGGCACGCAGCGCCATTCTGCTCTTTGCGAACCAGACCGCAGTGACTTTCGACATGTTCTCAACGGAGCCTGCCAATCCGCATGGTGCTGGCATACGTTTTCATTGCACGGCTCGCATCATGCTTCGGGGTAAGAAGAGGGTTGACGAGAACTGCCTTCCTTTGCCTGAGGGCGGCAAGGTTTCACCGAGCGGGACGTTGCCGAAGGCTGACGTGATCAAGAACAAGAAGTTCCCGCCGTTCAGACGTTGTTACCTGCCGATCAACTTTGCCAACGGCATCGACGATGACATGTCGCTCTGGTACTGGTTTGAGAAGTCACCTGTGATCAAGAAGGCAGGTGGCTGGAACTACATCTGCTACGACTACAAAGAACAGTCGCCAACCCAGTACAGCAATGCTTTCCAAGTCAGCAACTGGAGGCAATTGCTGCAGGAAACCAAGGGGCTACGAGCGTGGTTGAAGAGCGAAGCTATACAGATGGCACGGCTGGGGTTCGATCCAACAAAGTTGCGGTCGTAGATGGATCGTACATGCTGCACAGAGCACTCCGTATGCGTGAGGCCATGTCCTTCACTGAGGACGGCCAGCTTACGGGTGGTCTGTTCCTATGCCTACGCTCTCTGGTTTCGGTGGCGAAGCACGTCCACCCGGTTCGAGTATTCTGGGTCTTTGACAAGGGTCGGCATCCTCTTCGGATGCAGATGCACCCTGAGTACAAGGAGCGAACCTACGACATGGATGAAAAGCGGGAGGAGGAAGAGCACTACCGAGAGGTCTTTGGCGGGCAGCGAGACCTCTTGGTAGACTTCCTCACCCAGTTCGGCGTTCATGTTATCGTTGGGCCTCATGAAGCTGATGATACGATCTGGCACATCCGTGAGATGGCCGCTGCCTGCGGTATGGATGTCGTTATCTGTTCGGATGATCATGACTTTGTTCAGATGGTCAATTCTACGACGACGATTTACTCTCCTCATCATGTAAGGGAGTACACACTCGAAGACATCAAAGACCTCTCGATGTGGTCGCCGCATGAGCTAGTGTTCGCCAAAGGTATCCTTGGTGACAAGAGTGACAACATCCCGTCTGCTTGCAAAGGTCTTGGTAAGGTTGGTCTCAGGAAGCTGTTCGACAAGATGGGACCAATGACGATTGCCGAAGCTGTGACTCAGTCTGAAGGAATGGGCAAGAAGTATCTGAAGCTCAAAGACCCTACAACACAGGGTGAGATCATCAGGAACATTCAACTCACGATGTTGGGTTTCATTCGGTTTACCCCAGAGGAGCAGGCGTGGTTGGAGTCTATCTGGAATACAAGGCGTGGTTTCGACATGTACCGGGCGCTGGCTGCAATTCAGCAGTACGGCTTCAAGTCATTTGCGGAATCAGTTGGTAGTTGGTGCCGCTACTTTGAGGGGATTTACTGATGAAAGAGGTCATCTTCTCCGATCTGCATATTCCACCGACAGTGTCTAAGGATGACACGATCATGGAGTCGGCTCAATGGGTCTACAACCTTGTAGTGGAGACAGGTGCCAAGGTGGTTGTCTATCTTGGCGATCTCTATCACAACCCATCGAAGTCGCTCCTCCCTGCGAATTTGCGGGCACGCTATGTTCTTGATCTCTTCAAGGCGCTGGCTGGGTACGGGGTGACTGTGATATGGATGCTAGGCAATCATGACCTCTTCTCTGATGAGTACAATGCACTGCAGCTTTTTGATGCACCAGTTCCCAATTTCCATATCGTTACTCAGAACACAGACTTTCTGATTGATGGCGTGACTCATGTTTGTTTGCCTTATACCATTGAGTACGATAAGAAGCGAGATGGTCTTGATACTCGCTACCTGACGAAGATGCGGACGAAGGCACCGGGGTTTGCTGCTGTCTTTGCGCATCTTCCTATTGAAGGTATCACGCTTGGCGGCTCCCGAGATCACGGGGTGGTACCCCGTGATCTTGCTATTTTCGACATCATTTTCGAGGGGCACTACCACCAGCCCACCATGTTTGAGCACGAGGGGCTGGGGTTGCGATCACCCTTCTGGCTCGCCGGGACACTTTGTCCTCAGGATTTCAAAGATAAGGGCTTCTGGCATGGAGCACTCGTGTGGGATACCGACTCAAACGAGGTCACCCCGGTGCCAAACCCCCACAGGCATGTCTACCTTATTGGTTCATCAGAAGAAGTCAGTGCCGAAGCCAACGCCCCCGGGATCGGATGGACAGAGGACCTCGTCAAGCGGTCGCACATTCGATTCACTGAGGAGGTCGGGGAAGTCGAGGTCAACGAGTGGCACGACCGTTACGCTAACGTCGAGGTGCGTCCTCGCAAGGAGGCCCGGCAGGCATCGGATCGAGCACCGTTTGCTCTCGAAGGCGACCCCCGACAAGACCTCGTGCGATGGATAGATGAAGCCGGGTTGGGTGCGGAGAAGGAGATGTTGTTGGCTCGTGGTGGCCCGCTGTTGGAGGGACGCAAGGTATGATTCTTAGAATTGAAGCAGAGAACTTTAGGTCGTTCGACAAGCTGGCCTATACGGTCAACAACGTCGGTCTTGCGTCCATTGAAGGCTACTGGAATCAGGACCCGATGAGGTCTAACGGATGTGGCAAGTGCCTACCAGCAGACACCAAATTGAAGCATGCAATCACTGGTGAATATGATACCATTGAACATTGGTATACCCGTGTAGCCGCCGGTGAGACTCTGTTTATTTGGGGTCTAAATGCTGATTGGACATTGTCTCCTACGAAGGTCACTTCTGTATTTTCCACTGGTTCAAAAGAGCTAGTTGAGATTGAGTTTACTGATGGGCGTAGTTTGCGGGTAAGTACAACGCATCCTATAATGTCAGAGTTCGGGTGCAAGAAGGCAAAGGACTTCAAGATTGGAGATATGTGTGCGGGGCCACGCCACCTTTATGTAGATGCTGTTTCGGTGGCTGGATCAGATTTAGTATGGCGCCCTATCAGTAGAATTACTCCCATAACGGGTAGGCATTCTACGTTTGATATCTCTGTGGATAACGAAACACATTTGTACGCTTTGGACAGTGTGATAACCCATAACTCGTCCTTCTTGACGGAGCTACTGACATGGGCGATCTTCGGTGAAACGACCGAGGGGCAGACCGCATCGGACAAGGTCCGTGACGTGGTCAAGACCGGAACGAAGTCTTGCAAGGTCACGGTCACGTTGCCATTCATTAAGTGGACCCGAAGCCAGCGGGCAGGAAACAAATCCAACAAGATCGAGATTGAGGGGCACGAGTACCACAAGTTGGCGGATGCCGAGGCCCACCTTCTACAACTATTCCCACCGAAGAAGGTCTTTTCCTCGACACTCGTACTTGGGCAGGGGATCGGCAACAGGCTGACCGGTTGGAAGCCAGCCGAGCGCACCAAGACCCTGTCAGACCTTTTTGGTCTGGGTATCTTCGAGCAGGCCCGTGAGGGCGTTAGGAAGCTCATACGCGGCTGGGAGTCCTCGAAGGTGGGTGCCAATGCCAAGTTGCAGACTATCTCGCAGCAGAAGGCTCAAGTAGCTGCTCAGGCTGGGGCGACTCTGGCTCCTGAAGAGTTGACGGCGCTTCAGAATGAGTATGCTCGACTTCGAGATGAGAAGGTGGTTCTTGTTGATGCTCGGCAAACAGCCGATGCCTTGTTCACTGTGGCGAACAATACATGGTCAATGGCGATAGCGAATCGCAGCACTGCTATGTCTCGGGCTACTGCATTACAGAATAGTGTAGACGGTATTGATAGTATGGAGGTTTGTGATCGATGCCAACGTAAGATGACGAAGGCTGCGAAAGATGCGCTTACGCAGAGCATGAAGGAGGAGTTGGCGACAATACAGAACTCGTATCCCAACTTGAAGTCGGCAGTGGAGGCCGCAGAGCGGGAGAAGCAGAGTGTGTCCTCTCAGCGAGAAGAGATTCTTGGTAAGATCGAACAGAAGGATCACAGGCTTAACGAAATCAATGGTCGGATCGCACTCCACAACCAAGCCGCCCAGACGCTTAACATGTTTGATGAACAGGAGGCGGCGGCTCGGCAGGAGTTGGCGACTGCTGACGCTGAGATTGGTTACTATCAGAAGCTTGATGAAGCCTTTGGTCCCAACGGCATTCCTCTCCGTAAGATGGAGAGCGTGATCTCAGTCTTCAACATTGCGCTTGCCCGCATCTGTGAGGGCGTTTGGGAGTCGGAAATCTTCGTTCAGTTGACCACGGAACGAACACTCAAGAGTGGCGGCAAGAAGAATGAGATCGACATCATCGTTGAAGGTGCGAACGGCCCAACCTACTCTGCCTGTTCCCCGGGTGAACGACGCCGTCTCGACCTGACTCTTCAACTTGCCTTGCGCGAGGTCCTCTTGTCTTCATGGAAGACCATGATGCCATTACTGGTCTGCGATGATGTGGTGGACGTTCTGGATGCTCGGGCCAAGGTTCAGTTGTATGAGAACTATCTGGTACCCCTGTCAGAGAACAATGTCATTTTCGTGGTCAGTCCCGAGTCTACCTTGTCTCGTGATGTCCCACGAGTGTATATTCATAGAGATGGAGCCGGGTCGAAGGTGATGCTCAATGAGGCAACAAACATCTTGCAGGTGACCGGGCTGGATGTCATGCAGTTGGAGGGTGCGGCTGGTGCCCAGTAACACGCTTGAGCAAGCATTCGAGATGTACAAAGCTTCCTGCGAGAAGAATGTACCTCTACGTGGGGAGCAGGCGGATGTCTTCGTGGAGCTTATCTATCGCTTCGTGGTCTCTTGCGTGAAGGGGCGAGCCTTCTCTGCCTGCACCTTTGATGACTTCCTTAATGAATGTCTCTTGAAGGTCTGGGATTTGGCGACTCGAATGATTCTACCGCACGACCGAGTCGTGCGTTTCGTTGAGGGGATTAAGACAGTTATTAAAAATAGATGTACCGATCTTCTGCGCACCTCTGCCTCTTATGATAACTTACTTCAGAGGTACACATGGATCGCTGGCTTTGGAACTCTCCCTTCAATGACTCCTGAATCCATTTGCTGCACCCAGGAGATCGTTGACGTTCATCTCGACCTCATCGTGAAGGGTATGATGGATCGGAGCAGGTTTCCAGTTATCACTGAGTCACTCTGTAGGGCAGTTGCTAAGAAGATGTATGATAAGTGCCCCGACTCGGAGTTACGTCCTGTGATAAAGGGAGCGAACCTGTTCCGGTTTGATTTCATGATTGGCTATATGCCGATGCTGTACCGGTGGACATTTTATGAGTTGCGGGATGAGGTATTGGCTATGCTCGATAAGGTACGACCGAAGGAGTAGGTATGCCAACATATGAGTTGTGGCACAGGGGACGAAAGGAAGTGGTGTCCGTCCTTCGTGCTTCCGTTTTGTATACCTCTAAGTACGAGTTGCTCCCAGAGATACTGGATATCTTTGGGGAAGAAAGCTTTCTCAAGTTCTTGGAAATCTTTGCCGGGCGTGTGTTTCGGGTCCCGACGAAGAAGGAGTTTGCCAATGTAGTCAGAGATGTTGGTATCTGGATGGCCATGTCACACCCTAACCCGGAGGTGCGGGCCGCTAAGGAGATGGAGTTTGTGGCGCGGTTGGGTTACACACGAACCCGGATTCGTCAGATACACAAAGCCATGAACGATGTGATGGCTGGTATGGATATCGAATTACGGCAGAAGGATGAAGAAGATGCCGAGTAAGAAGACCACTAAGAAGAAGGTCAAGCGGAAGTCGAAGAAGACTCCCAAGAAGGCCAAAAAGCCCGGCAAGAAGACTGCCAAGAAAAAGGCGAAGAAGAAGAAAGCCTCGAAGGCTATCGGTAAGAAGAACAAGAAGGGTGATGTTGCAGCCACTATTGGCCTGATGGAGCTTATCAAGGGCAAGAAGGATGGGGTAAGTAATGCCTTTGGTGTTCATGGCTGCAAGACTATTCAGTGTAAGTTGTGCCATCGTTTCCTCAAAGATGCGGAGGCTATGGCGCTTCATGTTGCTGACTATCATGGTACCAGTATTGAAGAGTACATGAAGCTCTATCCAGTAGACCCTGTCAATATCAGCCAGAATACTGCAACACTCGCTGAGATGGTTGATGCCCTCATTTTTAAGGCTACTACTGGGGAGTGGCCTCCTTGGTTCACTCAGTCCACAATGATCAAACTGCCTGATGACCCTGAAGAAGCTGGCTCTCCTATACAGGATGCCATCACTTTGATGCAGCAGGCAAGACTTCTGCACCTCACCCAGTTCGCTTCAGTAAGTGAGCGGAACATCCTGACACTAGAGGCGGCATCTGCTAAGGACCCATCGTTGACCACCATGCTGCTTACCAACGTAGTCTACCCTGAATTGGCAAGCTTAGCTAAGCAGTTGAATGAGAAGGTCAATGCAAAGGCGGCTGCTCAGCGGGCCGGTGTCAAGATAGAGCCAACGTTCTTCTTCTTCTCCCAACGTGGTCAGGAGACCGCTGAAGCAACACTGACTATTGATGGCAAAGTCATGGGGGACAAGAAGGCTCGTGCCAATTTGCAGCGTGGGGCTTCAAAAGTAGCAGGACTTTTGACTGGGCACCTTGATACCCCGTTTCCGCCGACGCAGATGGAGAACATGGCAAAGCTGAAGGAGGCTACCGAAGATGCCGGTGGCGACTGAACATCCTTTCAGATTCCCTGTGCAGCCTGAGCATGCTGCGTTTGTGAAGATGTGCCTACAGGCACGCCTCGAAGGCGACACGGAGTTCTTCAACGGGCTTCCTGACACGCCAAGAACCAAAGTAGTGCTTAGCACGATCAAAATGCTAGAGGACTATGATAAGCGTTTCCAAGGTGTCTTCGAGAAGATCATCATGGAAATTATTGATCACGGTTTCAGTGAGACGATGCAAGAGATTGTGATGGTGGACTACTCTGAGGTTCCAGTGCCTGCGTCAGTTTTCTTTAGTGATGACAAGTACATGGCTCGCTATGGTTCGGGCCTCTACCCTGCGAATAGACAGGACATGTGCTGGATACTTGACCCGGCGAATGAAATCATTGAAGCCATTCTGACAGGTTCGATCCGTTGGGGCAAGGCGCAACCGCTCGATGCTGGGATATTGACGCCACATGGGTGGAAGAGTATGGGTGATATGAAGGTGGGTGCTGAGATCACAGGGGTTGATGGAAAAACTCATCATGTAACTGGCGTGTTTCCTCAGGGGTTGCGTGAGGTTTACAAGGTCACATTTTCTGATGGTTCGTTCACCCATTGCTGTGCTGACCACCTTTGGGATGTTCGTACTCCGGCAGAATGTAGCAAGAACGCACCTTACCGAACGGTGTCCTTGAAAGACTTGATGCAGTGTTACAAAAACAAGCGAGGGCAGCGGCAGGCATTTATTCCCATGGTGCAGCCTGTGGTATTTCAAGAAACTGATCTTCCAATAGACCCCTACCTTCTTGGTGTTTTGCTAGGTGATGGAGATATCTCTGGCTCAAACTCAGTATCTTTCTCAACTGTTGACCAAGAGATACTGGATAAAGTCAGCAATTCGCTGCCTGCTGGGCTAAGGGTTAGGCACCGTGCTAATTACGATTATAGTATTACCTGCGGCCAACGAGGTGGCTGCAATTCAATTTTGGGTGCTTTGCGTCTTTTGGGTTGTTACGGCAAGAAAGCCCATGAGAAGTATGTCCCTGAGATGTACAAGTTTGCTGGCGTTCAAGCACGGCTTTCTATGCTGTGGGGCCTGATGGATACCAATGGTTCAGTAGAACGCAAGAATAACAAGGTTGAGTTCTCGTCAGCTTCCGAGCAGCTTCGTGACGACGTTGTTTTCCTTGTCCAATCTTTAGGTGGCGTAGCTCGTTGTTCAGATGGTCCTACGAAAGGCCGACGCAGGTATCGAGCAAGGTTGGCTATGCCTGCTTGTTATGCTCCATTTTCACTAGCACGTAAGCTGCGCAACTATCGTCCACGAGTACGGTATCAACCAAGCCGTGCTATCGAATCTATTGAGGCAATAGGTAAACAGCAGGTGCAGTGCATCAGCACCGATGCACCTGCATCTCTTTATGTTACTGATGATTTCATTGTTACTCATAATACAACGATGGCGGTCTGTATGTTCGTTTACCGCCTCTATGTTCTGTCGCTATTACGATCACCCCAGTCTTACTTTGGCCTGATGGAAGGTTCTGAAATTCGGTACGGTATCTTTAACCTGTTCAAGTACAAGACGAAGGGTATGTACAGTCGTGTCCGAGAAATGGTGGATCACTCCCCTTACTTCAAGGAGAGGTTTGCACGGCAGAAGGCTAATGTATCTGATCAGTTGAGGTTCCCTCGGAACATCGAGGTCCTTTCGGGATCAACGGAACTTCATGCGCTGGGTGAAACGTTGATTGGCGCGATCCTTGACGAGATGAACTTCATGCGCCGAGCCGACCGTAGGGGCCGGGAATCAGCTTTGGAAGAGCTTGGTCAGGCCCAGAAGCTCTACACAGCTATTCGTGAACGTGCTCGGCTGCAGTTCCTCGCCTCCCCGGGCGGCATTACCCCGTGGATGCTAATGCTACTGTCACAGCGACGTGCCCAGACTGACTTCCTTGAAGTACACATCAAGGAGCACGGATTAGACCCGGGAACCTGTGTGGTAAGCCGGGCGATCTGGGATGTCCAACCGGAGGGTACATATTCTGGCAAGACCTTCTTTGTCGTAATCGGAGACGAGGTTACTTCTTCTCGGATAGTAGAAGCAGGGATGAAGCCTCCTCACGATGGAAATTTGCTGGAAGTCCCTGAGGAGCATCGTACCGAGTTCGAGTTGAACCTAGATGAAGCCATCCGAAACGTTGGCGGTCGAGCCACCGTTGCTGCGTCCTCGCTTTTCCGGCGTAGGGAGGTCCTGAAGACTGCCGTGAAGTCCGGTAAGAAGTTTGGTCTTGCTCACCCATTTAGGACTTTTGCTGTCACAATAAGTGACAAGTCTCCTATCACGCTTCAGGATATCGTCAAGGATGATGTCTTGTTCTCTGTGCATGAGGGGCATCGCCGGGCACGCATAAACCCAACAACACCTCGGGTCATGCATATCGACTTGGCCTCCACGGACTGTTCGGCAGGGATCGCCTGCGTTCACTACCAACCTGAGGGTATCTACAACAGGGTGATGGTCGATTTCGTGCTCCAGATCAATCCGCCTCCTAAGGGTCATGGAGAGATTGATTTCGAGAAGATCGTTGATTTTGTACTGTGGTTGCGGAACAATGGTTTCACTTTCAAGCAGGTATCCTTCGATCAGTACCAGAGCCGTCACTCACAAACGGCTTTGCGAAAGCGAGGCATCGAGTCCAAATATCTCAGCGTGGACATCACTGATGAGCCGTATATTCACTTGAGGGGGGTCTACGAATCGGGTCTGATGTCTATATACGAACATCAGGTCCTGACGAAGGAGTTAAGTGAGTTGGAGCACGATATCACCATACGGAAGGTCTTGAAGCCTTCTAACGGCTCTAAGGACGTGGCTGACGCTCTGTGCGGCGCTGTCTATGGTCTTATGCCTAAGAAGCCCAGTTTCACCCAACCAACAAAGGTTCAGGTCGAGAGTGGTCCTACCAATGTGGTGCCTATAGTATAGGAGAGTCCAATGCCCGAAGATCGAAGAGAGCCACTGTCCGAGGACCAGATTGGTCTCGGTGGCCGCATCTTCAATGCTGTGAGGCGAGTGATCTATGGCAGACCAAAGATTCAGCGCATCACTCCTGCGGGCCGGAAAGACAAGCAGCCAAAGGTGTTTGCTGGAGGTGGTCTCACTACTGATGACTTTGAGACGATGTATGGTTTTTATTCAGATCGGATGCGGATCGGTCGAAAGCGCACTGAGATATACGAAGAAGTAGATAGCATGGACGGTGATGATCTTCCCGCCGCCACTTTGGACACTTATGCTGAGGATGCTTCTCAGACTGACGTGGCGACAGGCCGCAAGGTCTGGGCGGAGAATTGCAGTGACAATGTTCGCAAGATCATTGACAGTCTCTTTGAGCGGGTGAGGCTGGAGGAACGTACTGAGGCTATCATCCGGGCCATGGCTAAGTACGGTGACCTTCCTGTTGAGCTATGGTGGGAGCCGGGTGAGGGCATTACTTACTGGCGCATGTACCATCCCAAGTTCTTCAAGCGGTTTGAGGAAAAGGGCACTGGGGAGTTGCTTGGCTTCTATCTTGGCCCTGACATGGAGAACGCTCAAGGTATCAATGTTCAGCCTCATGAGCTTATCCACTTTAGGACAATGGGGTCATTGAGCCAGATGTATGGTACCAGCCTTCTTGTCAGCGCGAGACGACCCTTCCGCCGCCTTCGCATGTCAGAAGACTCCGCGATCATCTACAGGTTGCAGCGCCATCCTGACAGGGATATCTTTACCATTGACGTGACCGGCATGTCTGACGAGGAGGCCGGGGAGTACATGCGTCGGTTTGCGGAGGGGATCAAGAAGAACAAGTTTGTTGACGAGCGCACGGGGAACCTTCGCACCGATTTCAATCCGTGGACAGGTACTGATGATATCTTCTGGCCGCATGTTCAAGGGCGTGAGAGTAAAGTTGAGCGACTTAATGGCTCGAACAATGCCAATGATGTCGCGGACCTTGAGTGGTACCTCGCTCGGTACCATGCCGCTGTTCGCATCCCGCCGGGCGTTTTTGGTTACAACGTTCAGGGTTCCGTCCCCTACGACTCCAAGTTGAACCTCAGTGCGCAGGATGCTCGTTACGCCAAGATTCCGGCGAAGCTTCAGCACTACTTTCTGCTTGGAGTTAGCCGCCTCATCATGCTTGATATGGCCTTCCAAGGACTCGATCCGTTCGAGGAGAAGAATGAGTTCACTCTCTGCATGACACCTGTGAGCTACCTCGAAGAGGTGCATCGTCAGCAGTTGGTTGAGATTCGTATTGACATTATAGATCGATTGCTGGCTCTGGGTGATCAGGTCAGCTTTGACAAGATCGTCTGGCATAAGTATGTGCTCAAGGAATACGGCAAGCTCAGTGACAAGATGCTTGAGAAACTCCTCCCTGCTGAGGATGTCACAACAGAAGCTGGTGGTGCAGGTGGCGTGACTGTGCCTCCTGAGGGTGCGACACCTCCGCCTCCCCCACCGGAACCTGAAGGACTTGAACCTGAGGGGGCTGAAGAAGCTGGGGAGATGCCTGAGCCGCCGCCGCTTGAACAACTCATACCTGATCATGTTGCGAAGAATGTGGACACTCTGCTAGAGCAGGCTGCGGATGCTCTTATACACCAACAGATTATTACGAGCAGCCTTGAGTCTACCCATGCTCGTGGCCTTTTGTTCAAGGAAGGTCGTATGCCCGGGGAAGTTACCGTGAAGAGGCGAAACATCAAGGAGCAGTTGACAGAAGACGTGACCTACACTGACTCAAAGGACAAAGATGAACAGTAAGGAACTACGTCGGGCGTGGTCTAAGCGCGTTAGTATTAGTCGGGGTGATGCTCCGCGCCTCATCAAGGAGTTGTTCTCCTTGATCTTTGAGAAGGTCTACACGGGTGAAGAGGTACGGATAGGTGGTTTTGGGAAGTTTGCGCTGGAGGAACGAAAGACATATAGTAACTTACTAAAGCGGGTGGTCCTTACAAAACGAGTGATTTTTGTACCGTCACCCCTAACGGAACGAAATGATACGAACGCCATCGAGAACGCGCTGGCGTTCGCCAAAGAGCAAGGGAAGGTGTAGAATGGCAGAGAAGGAGAAGGACAAGAAGGTCATGGTAGAGGTCCCTGCGGGTGGTTCAGTCGAGGTCACCGTCAAGGCTAAGAGTGACAAGCAGAAGAAGGAGGAGTCTGGCGGCAGGCGTCGGCTCCTTGGTTAGGCCCTAGTCGAAGGAGGTGTGTCGTGAAGAGGCTCAAACGACTTGGACTGTTGTTTACGTTTGCGTTTGTCACACTCCTTGCCCTCCCGCTCGTCGTGTTTGCAGCAGAGGCTGCAGTGGCGGTGGAGGTTCCGTTCGTCTGGTGGAAGTTCCTCACCGCAGTCTTCACGTACTTGGTCCTGCCCGTCCTTGGCACCGTACTCACGATCTTGGCCACGGCGGCAGCGCACAAGTTGTTGAAGAAGTTTGGCCTCGAAGCAAACAAAGCCACTGACGATCTAATTTCGGCGGCTGCAGTAAAGGCCACCGCGTTTGCAGAGGAGTGGGCTGCGAAGCAATTGAAGGCGGGCAACAAACCGCAGTCTGCTGCGAAGCTGACGCAGGCCGTCACCAAGGCGAGAGAGTTTCTTGAAGGCACCGGCCTCGATAAGATCGCTGAAGCAAAGCTGGTCAGTTACCTTGAGGCCCAACTCAATATCACGAGGCCCATGACCGTGACGGCCCTTGCGGACTCGGACCCTTCTCAATAGAGCCGGTCGATCTCCGGCGGGAGGTCCTGCGTTGGATCAAGCAGGGCCTCCCTCTGCTGTTCAGTGAGGCCGACCGGCTAGATCAGGAGTTGGTTAAGCATGCGCAGTATGTCTCGATTGCCGTGCTTCCTGATCTTTTCGCGTGGGTGTTGGACGGCGCGGACCTGAACAAGAAGCGCACCTTCGTTTTCGTTTGGCGCTTCATGCTGGTCCTGAAGGCGTATTTTCGGAAGAAGCGTAGGTGGAAACTGACTGAACTCAAGGCCCTGATGGATGAGACGATGCGGGTGTTCAAGGGGGGATGACATGCGCGGCATCATTTTGGGCACCATGGTCTTGATTCTGCTGGGGTGCCCCAAGGATGACGTAGAAGCTACTTACGAGTTCCCTGACGTGTTCACCGGTTTCGTCATCGCCAAGGACAGGGTGAGTGTTCCTGTTGGTTTTGAGTTGTGGGACACGAAACGTATTACAGGAGATGTGCTCATAGCAGAAGACCTTGTATCGTTTGGTCTGTGCTGGAGGGCCACCAGCCTCTATGAGATCAAGTTTGGTGCCTTCTACGGATACGACTTTGCTCAGTCTAGGTGGGTGCCGGGAGCGCAGGTGCTTTTCTTGAAATTCTAGGAAAGAATACCATGGGTTGGCGTGAACGTATTCGGGCAGAAAAGCGCAAGGACCCAGATCGCCCCCATTGTGCCTTGATGCGCCATCCTCGAAAGCGGAAGCTTCTTCAAGAGAAATTACAAATTCTAGCTTGACGCATACGGGACTATCGAATAGAGTGCATGCGTGAGGGGACGGCATGGCTAAGAAGAAGCGGAAGTCGAACAAGTCATCGGCCAAGGGCGGCGGTTTCGAGCGGCTGATGTGTCGGGCGTGGTCCAAGTGGTGGACTAACGAGCGGCGCGATGACATCTTCTGGCGTACCTCAGGTTCAGGTTCCCGGGCAACCACTCGTGGGAAGAAGGGGATCGAGGACAAGTGGAATCATGGGGACATGAAACCTGACGATCCTGAGGGTTTCATGCTCTGTACCCACTGGTGCTTTGAGTTCAAGAACTACAAGAAGTACGACATCAAGGGGGTTCTTCATCGGGTCAATGAGCACCACGACTGGTTAAAGTGGTGGGCCAAGATCGTCGATGAAGCTGCTGCCATTAACAGAGCACCTATTCTTGTGACTAAGCAGAACGCTGGGGTTCCGATCATCTGGTTCCACGAGCGGACGTGGTTCCAGCTTCAGCAGATCGTAGACCTTCCGTCCGAGGTGCCCATGATTCGTCTGTGCATCACTGAGCGGGATGTCAAGATCAAGTTGAAGCGAAAGAAGAGCAAGAAGAAACCGAAGCCTAAGCCCAAGACGATCCACCTGAAGAACCACGAGGTCTTTGGTGTTCCGTTGGATGCGTGGTTCAACTACACTGATCCTGAGGCATGGGACGATCTTTTCGAGGAACATCCGTAGTGAAACGGTACATTGTGATGTTCGCTGATGCTGATTATCTCATTGGTGTAGTGGGTGTTCTTGAGAGTATCCGCTACCACCTTGGTGAACGTCCACAGTGTACTGTGCAGGTGTGGTATCAGGAACGGTCTGCGAAGAAGGACCCGGGCAAACAGGAGCCTAAGAAGCTTCCCAATCCTTCACTTTTCTACTCGAAGGTTACTCGGTTTGGTGATGTTAAGGAGATCATTGAAGAAGCATACCCGTTTGCTCATGTGATTCCCATAGCTTTGGTATCTCACAACAGTTTGCCGGAGCATGTGTTCTATTTGAAGTCAGCCGTGCTCCGAGAAACTGTAAACACCGTGGGGAAACCGGCATCGATCCTGTACATGGACACTGACTGCATGGTCAATGGTCCTCTGGATCAAATGTGGGAATTGATCGAGAGTGGTTTCTTTGTGTTTGCCCCTGATCCGCAGACAGCCCGGGTTATCAATCTGCAGAAGGACTGGGAGAAGTTCGCGCGGGAGCCGGTGCTCCCAAGAATGTATGGGTGCGCTGGGCTTCTTGGTTTCACCACGGCTTACTCGAACTTGATTCACAAGTGGGAGGCCGTGACTGCCGAGATATCTCAGATGCTCATAGACAACGAGTATGCCGAATCAGTTCGAGGTCCTTTTGGTGCAACTGATCAAGATGCGATCAATCTGGTGACCACAGTTGCCTCAGGTCCCCGGAGCTATCGTGTTGTTGCGCCTCGGGACTTGGTGGATTTCCAGCGGAACTTCTATGAGAAGGGTGAGCCGGGAACAATGGTCAAAGGAGGACCCGTTCGGTTCGAGCGGCGTGCTCCTTGGGGCAACAGAACGACTCGTCCTGCTGTTGTTCACTGCTTCGACAAGTGGTGGAAGCTCCGCTGCGTTACACCTGTCAGGACTCTTGGCTACTACTATCTGAACAGTAGTCCACTCGTGTCTTCTTTTGAGTATCTTGGCGATCCGTTGTCGTTGGGGGACGGCAGTGCAAGGGCTGGCCCAAGAGGAGATACTAATGGAAGGCCGAAAGTTCTACGAGAAAGTTCACAAGTGTCCGGCGCTGGAATGGCTGGGGGTGATAAGGGGGAAGCACCCGGGGCAGGATGAGGTTCTTGTTGTTCACGTGGATTCTGGTATCAAGCATGCGTTGACGATAGCGACTGTGCTTGAGACTCCATGGCATGAACTAGAAGCCGTGATGACGGGCAAGCGGACGCCAAAGGTGATGATTCACCTGACAAGGATCGTGGGGTACTACAGCCGGGTGCAGAACTGGAACCGGTCGAAGCTGGCCGAGTTGGCAGCTAGGCAGAGAGCGGCCAAGCATTATGCGCCGCCCGGGGGTGAGAGGGATGGACGCAGTAGCACGTGACAAGTTGGTATCTCTTGTGTTTGCAATTTCGGAGAAGGTTCCGGTGCTTAAAGTACGGGAGAAGGAAGTACTGGGGCTTTGTAGGCGGTTTGGCAAAGTTCTCTACCGGGCCGGGATTACAAAAATACCGGTTTCGTCGAAGCGGGATGTTCATGTTTCAAGACGTGGTATTTTCTACCATATACTACCACCGGAATGTTCAGAGCGTGAGCTTTCCACTCATGAGTATGCCAAAGTAATCGAGGGGTTAGTGCCTTGCTTGGAAGCGGTAGATAGTAAATTGATTGATACCCAGTCCAAACTCGATACGTGCTGGGAATCGTTGAACGAGTTCTTCAGAAGAATGGAGCAGTTGAATGGACAGCGTGCCAATCAGTGAGGTCGTCAAGAGGATGACTAAGGTCCACCCGAAGGCCAAGGAGCTTGCTGCCGCTCTTGGCCCGATTGCCAAGGCATGTGAGCAGCTTCGGGAAGTTGAGGACCTTCCGAGTCTCTTTTCCGTGATCGAAGGTTTCGACCTGCTCGAAAAGCTTTCCAACGCGGTGGAAGTCACAGGTGCGCTCTATGAAGAGGTGGCTCCGAAGAAGCCCCAGAAGGCGGGTCCTAATAGTCGATGCCCCTGTGGTTCAGGGAAGAAGTTCAAGAAGTGCTGTGGCAGTCGTGCTCGACGACAGCAGCAGATACGTGAGCGTGACCGTAGACGTGCAGCAGAAAAGGAAGGTTCTGCTGCCAGTGAATAGGAGGAAAGGCCGTGGTCCGGCCAGTTTAACCCCACCGGAGTGCCTTGATCCAAAGTACAAGTACAATGTGGTCAAGGATGGTAAGCTGATCGGGTCAACGGACTGTGTCCACAATATGCGTCGTAAGGCTATGTTCAAGAAGGCGCAGTTGTGGTTCATTCAGTCTTGGGGCCATGCTCCATTATTGGTTGAGGACTATGGGAGGTAGTCATGTTTGCGTTTATGTTGACCGTGATGGTAGCGTTGCATACCTTACTGGCACTGGCAGTCATTTATGGTCTGAAGACCCACAGGCTGGAAGATGCTTCAGGGTCTCAGGTTGGTGCAACGTTTCTCTTGATGTTCTTCATGGTCAATATGATATGTTTCGTTCTGTGCGCAATGGCACTGAACTCACAGGGGTAGGATATGTCAAGCAAGCATGACCCCTTCGTCAAGGAGGGTGACATCATTGTTCTCCGGTCCCAGACCGAGACCATCAAGGGTGAAGTTGCAGCGGTGAAGCCCGGCAATGTTGTCTGTATCAACAACGACTATTACAGTCTCAAGTCTGACAATTGGTACATGATCAAGGTTATCGAGCGGGAGCAAGCTTCTTGTGAGATCGTGATCAAGTATCATTGCAAGCAGTGTGGTGCGAAGATACATCCCCAAGAAGGATGGCCCGAGTGTACGTGTGGGCTGTGCTTGACTGCTGAAGAGAAGGAAACATATCTCAAGGCGAACCAGCCCTACGTTCTATGTGGTGCTTGTGGGGGTAGTGGTCGCGTCAAGGGTGGTGCTGCAGATGAGGAACCTAAGGAACTCATGTGTCTTCGATGCAAGGGTCTCGGCTACCTCCTGATCAAGGATAAGCATGAACTTGATGCGGTAGGATACCTTTTTGGTCCAGCCACTCCTGATGGTGACAATACGATGAGGAGCGTGCTGGACCAACCCATTGGTCCCGGGGGACCCCAGAGACCTTCGAGAGGAATGTCTCTTGAGATCGTATCGATGATTGAGTCGATACGGCTCAACATTACCGAGGTTGTTGCTGACTGCATTGATAGCGACCCGATATCTCTGAAGAAGAGTTGGAATGCGGATAAGCTGTTAAAGTGCCTTACTGCGTGTATGCCAAAGAAGGGACTTACCCGGAAGCCGCAGATCAAATTGATAGTTCCTACTAGAGGCCAGATGGTCCAGTATCTATTTGACCGTGTTCATAATGCACTGGATCAGTTTGAGAGCACTACCTGCACCATGGAAGTGGCTGAGCAAAAGAAGTTGGATAAGCTACAGGGTGAAGTCGAGTATGCCATGAAACGGTGGCTGAAGTTCACCCGGACGTGCAACGGCAAGTCTCCTCATGAGAAGGTCGATGGCACCTATGCTTTCACGTCCGTCCTTCCTGTTATGGACCCGCATCTTGGAGAGCAGAGAATACAGGTGAATTTCCTTCTTGATGAGCCTGAAGTATATGAAGGCTCCGAGGGGGAGGACTGGCATATCGGCGGTGGTCTTTAGGAGAGACGATGATGAAGATGCACATCGGCAAGTCAGGCCGCAAGAAGCTCATGCTTCCTGTCGAGTTCGTTACCGAGACAGCAGCGATTCTTGCCCGCAGCAGGTCATGACACGCGAGGCGGAGATGGTTGGGTCGATTGACGATCTCGTGCGGCGTGGTCGGCAGGCATCGGTGTCACCCTGACCACTTAACGGTCTGCTGCCCTTAATAAGAATGTCCTTAGTCAGGCGGAGCTTTTGATTGCCGGGCAGATTACCGGGGCACACGACAAGAAGGCTATCTTCAGTTGGATCAAGGACAACGCGGACATGGACAGGCAGAAGGAGTTCATGGCTTCGTTGGCGAAGCTTCAAATCGGCCAGTTCTGGTTCTGATCTCCTCGCTGGCTGGAGATGCTTGCGCAGGTAGATATCAGGAAGAGGAACACTTTCGACTCTTCAGCCACGCCCAAGGCGGGGAGACGGCGCAGTGTCCCGAAGAAGGTTCGGACCTGATTCAGTTGACCCCGGAACTGTTCCAGTAAGGAAAGTTTTTTCTAGGAATAACTTGACTTTGCTCGATAACCCCGTATATTCTTTTCAGGTTGGTACAGCCCATATCAGGAAGGAAGTGGAGCATGTCGAAGCCGTTCAAGCCGGGCAAGAAGAGCAGCAAGTCGTCGCAGGAGAAGAATGGTCTGGCGAAGGAGGTCGCGGTCGTCGCTGACAAGATCAGCGGTCAGTTGACCGAGATCGTCGAGAGGCACGTCAGCGAGCGGATCAAGGTCCTGATGAACCAGTTGAAGCAGGTGCGAGAGCGGTTGAGCGTGGCCAAGCTTCGGCTGAAGACCGAGGTCGATGCGCTGAAGACGGAGAAGCAGATGGCGGTGGCAACGCTCTGTCAGACCAAGCAGCGTCTTGCCACTGTCGAGCAGGAGCGCGATGCTCTCATCAAGAGGCTCAAGGGGAAGTAGGAGGGGTCAAAAAGAATTTGCATTTTTTGCAAATTCCTACTTGACTCTATGCTACCACCCCGTATACTCCTTGTAGCTGGAACCCAGAAGAGAGGAGTTGGAAATGATGATGGCAGCGACGAGGACAGGCAACTACACGTTCATGTCGCACTGGTTCCTGATTCGTGATGATGACGGTACCATCCGTGATGCCACCGAAGACCAGCCGGAAGGTTCCGAGCGTAGCATCGAGGTCGAGTTCGACTTCAGCGCCGAAGAGCCTATGGTCATGCACGACCGTGACGGTGGCGGTTACCCCGGTTCCCCTGCCGAGTGCGACATCACCAAGGTCAGGGTGCTCTTTGGTGGAGAGCCTGACGAGGAGTGGGTTGATCTTCCCATGGAATTGGTCAACGAAACCATGGGCGCGACTCTGACCGAGCAGGCATGGGAGTACATGAAGGAGCAGGGTGATGACCCCTACTGCTAACGTCACGTTCACTCCTGCGAAGCTCAAGTGTCTCAAGCAGCAGTACGAAGATGCTGTGGAGCAGGGTACAGACGTGTTTGTCTTCGAGGGGCACGAACTCCTTGTTGACTATGCCAAGTATTTGATCCAGTACCTTGAGGGCCAGTTCGCTGGGCGGGACACGCCTCACGAGGCTGGCATGTGCAGTTGTCTTCAGTGCATGAAGAAGAGGGAGGCGCTCGTACACAGAAGGGCTATCAGATGACATACCCGCGAGAACGACTTCTGGGGAAGTATGCCATCTTCTGCGACCTTTGTCACAAGCAACTGAATCCAGGCGACTGGTTCTATAGTCGGAAGAGCAAACGATTCTGCTGTCCGACCTGTGCGCGACGCGCGGCCTTGATCGAGAGCGGGAGCATCTGCGGAATCTGTTATAGCCGAACTGCGTTATGTCACAACTGCGGCGGTAGCCGCTGTACGGGAAGGACCTGTGGTGACTGTCCAACCTGCAGCTATGAACAGCAAGCGGCGGCGCCAAGGCGGTGTGGGTGACGATGAAGCGCATCCCACTGGTGAAACTTGCTGAGCAAGCCATCAGAGATGAGGTCGTATGAAGCTCTATAAATTAACCGATCAGAAGATGCGGACATACAGGGGTTTCCAGTGGGAACTCGGCCGCTGGTATGAAACGAGCGGAGTGGTATGAAACGAGCGGAGTGGGCCAAGCATCAGCACTATCAGCGGGAGGAGCGGGAGTGGATTGTGCAGGGAAGCAACCGAGAGCATTAAGTCCTCAAGATCGGGGAGAAATTTTTGTGTGACTGTTGGCCGTATAAACGGAATGGTGACTGTAAGCATATAACTGCCGTTAGGGAAGAGTGTCTTTAGAGGGAGGTGGAGCGATGTCCGCTAAGAAGCCGAAGAAGGGGCCGCGTGGTTGCGTGGATTGCCACAATCGTGGCAGATCATACCAGAAGATTGTAGAGGGGGAAAGGGCCAAGGTCCCCGGGATCAAAGGATACTGCTCTGTCAATGGTGCGTTTGTCCCGCGCAAGGGTGAGGTTTGTGATAGCTTCCGCTGGAAGCGGGGTGCCAAATGAAGCTCTACAAGCTGACTGACCAGAAGATGCGGACTCATAAGGGCCTCCGGTGGGAGCTTGGCCGATGGTATGAAATGAATGGAGAGGATGACTCGGGCTGGTTATACTTCTACACGAATCCGCTGCTTGCGGTGCTGCTGAATCCAATTCATGCAGACTTTAAGAATCCAAAGCTCTTTGAGGCCGAGGGTGAGATCGGCAAGCGCAATTACAATATCCGAGTAGGATGCAAGCGCGGGCGTGTTGTGAAGGAAATCAAGCTACCAAAGATCACAACAGCACAATGTGTACGATGGGCTATTTTGTGCTCGTTGGAAGCTTATGACCAGCCGGAATACAGGCGGTGGGCGGCAGACTGGTTGTTGGGGAAAGACAGAACGACGACGGCGGCGGAGGCGGCGTTGACGGCGGCGGCGGCGGAGGCGGCGTTGACAGCGGCGGCAGAGGCGGCGGCGGAGGCGGCGGCGTGGATGGCGAGGGCGGCGAAGGTGGAGGCAGAGGCAGCCGCGAGGGCGGCGAAGGCGGCGGAGGCGGCGGTGAAGGCGGTGGAGGCGGCGGCGTTGGCGGGGTGGGCGGCGAAGGCGGAGGCAGCGGAGGCGGCGGCGGAGGCGGCGGCGTGGGCGGCGAGGGCGGCGGCAGCGCGCATCCCACTGGTGCGTCTGGCGAAGCAAGCCATCAGGGAGGAGACCGCATGAAGCTCTATAAATTAACCGATCAGAAGATGCGGACATACAGGGGTTTCCAGTGGGAACTCGGCCGCTGGTATGAAACGAGCGGAGAGGGTGGCCTGTGTGGTCCGGGATGGCTGACCCACGACTCTTTGAGGCCGAGGGGGAGACAGGCAAGCGCAACGGCGACCTCAAGGTGGGCTGCAAGTGCGGACGCATTGTGAAGGAAATCAAGCTACCAAAGATCACAACAGCACAACGTGTACGATGGGCCATTCTGTGTTCGCTAGAGGTCTATGACCAGCCGGAATACAGGCGGTGGGCGGCAGACTGGTTGTTGGGAAAAAACAGGACGGCAGAGGCAGCGTGGCCGGTGGCGTGGGCGACAGAAGCGGCGGAGGCAGCGTGGACGGCAGAGGCGGCGGCATGGGCGGCGACAGAGGCAGCGGAGGAGGCGGCGTGGGCGGCGGCTAGGGCGACAGAGGCGGCAGTAGCGATGGCAGCGGAGGAGGTGAAGGCGGCGGCATGGGCGGCGAGAGCGGTGGAGGCGGCAAGGGCGGCGAGAGCGGTGGAGGTGGCGGCGAGGGCGGGGCGTATTCCATTAGTAGAGCTTGCTGAGCGAGCCATCAGAGATGAGGTCGTATGACACTCTTCAAGTTGACTGATCAGAAGATGCGGACATACAGGGGTTTCCAGTGGGAGCTTGGCCGCTGGTATGAAACGAGCGGGGAAGGCGACTGTAATGGACCTCATCAACTAGGGCATCTCTTTCACGTTTGATACTATTGGCAGCTTCTCGTCTTTGGTCACAGTGGGGACCGACGACGAGAAGGTCATGGAGAAGTTGGAGGGCGGTCACTTCCGTATGAATGGGATCAGGGCGGTGCGGGTATAGCGCACTTGACTCGATACGGCGTATGATGTATGCTCGTATCGGTTGGAGGCATAATGCCGCTGGGAAAGCGTAGGACGATCACAGAGAAGACACTCAAGGCCCTGCGTATCCTTAGGGATCACGCAGCCAAGAAGGCGCTGCACCATTTTTACGGTCCTACCGGGATGACAGCCACCGCGTTCGCTCAGGAGATGTGGCCCGACTCTCCTGCGTGGAACATGAGCTATGGTGGTGTGAGTACAGATCGTCCATCGGTCCCGGGGACTGGGATCGTTCTCTCCGCAGGCAGCTATCTCCAGAAGCTCTGGCTGCGGAAGCTGGTGTGCATGGAGAGGCACAACGATATCAAGTTTTGGTATCTGAGTGCGACAGGAACAAAAGCTCTGCAAGATGCAGACCAGAAGAAAGAAGGGGGACGGACATGTCGGAAGAAGCGAAGAAGGAAAAGCTGAGCGAGGAGGAGATCGGTCGAAAGATTGCTGCCGGTCGGCAGCGCCGGAAACAGGCGCAGGAGGCCCGTAAGGAGTACCACCGGAAGCGGTCGATCCTCCGCAAGGAGTTGGCCCTCCGCAAGGGGATCACCTACAGGTACCTCCGGCCCTGCAAGCGGCTCAAGCACTGCAAGGACGGCAGAACCCGCTCTGTGCAGCCTGCCAAGGGTGGTATTGTTGTGGCATATCAGGCGCAGGACTCCAATCAGATGAGATTGGCCGTCTCGATCTGCCTGCCTAACGATACATTCGACAAGCTTGAGGGTAAGCGTCGAGCCTACGAGCGCCTGTTATTCGTGCCGCAGACAGACCCTACCGAGGATGGTCTTGGCGTCATGCACGTCTGTCTGACGGGGCGTGCGGAATTCCGAGACTCGGACTTCCTGCCTGCGATGATTCGTGCAGTGGTGCGCAACGCAGTGGCGAACCTGCGTAAGGTTTCCGACCGGCGGTGGTTCGCTCGGGAAATCCTGCCGTCTCTTCACTTCTAGGAGGCCGCATGGGCGGGCTGCGCAACTGGAAGTTCACGACGGATACCGGTAACAGTATCGGTGTTGTTGCCACGTCGAAGACACAGGCAAGGAAGCAGTTCAAGCACATGTTCATGAACTTGGGCAGGGTCGTCAGCATTGAAGACGACGGCCCTGCTCAGCAGCCTCTTCCGAATCCGTGGAAGCAGGAAGCTGCGAAGAAGCCGGTCAAGGCCATCAAGAAGCAGCAGAAGCAAAGACCGAATGAGAGGTGCGCTTGTGGCTCAGGGAAGAAGTTCAAGAGGTGTTGCGGAAGCAAAGTTCGCAGAGCACGCCTTGTGCGGCCAGTGCAACCGAGTTCACCCAAACAAGACGAGCAGGACCTGCACGGACTGCGGGAAGACTCTGTGCCCGAGGTGCCGGGTGAAGGACAAGAACGGTGATCTCATTTGTCTGGACTGCGAGCGCCTGTTGCATCTGAATTGAGAGGGAGTCGAGCGTGTGGAGCCCTGCTTCAAGCCGATCAATGACATTGACAGCCACACCTTCAAGACTCAGATCAGTAGAGGTCCCGCTCTGTAGCACGTGTAGGCATGTCTTTGATGGGATCAGTCCTCAAGTGAATCCAACCATGTGTGATGTTTGTGGCGATGACCACAGTAAGCACGAAGACGAAAAGAAAGAAGAGAAATCTTCAAAATAGTTGAAAATGAAGGGGTCGATTTTTTGCAGTTTCTGCAAACAGAAGAAGAGACGAATACTGGAGAGAAGGATGGTCTACGCTATCAATAACGGCAATGTTGCTAGTAGAGGAAGAACCATGTCGTTATGCCACGACAAATATGACCATCGAAATGGCTTGAAACATGGTGTTCACAGCATTTTAGCTGCACGAATCGCAAATTTGCTAATATTGCAAATAAGTGAAATCACCCATTGAATGTAGGGTGAAAGAACAGGGATTCAGCCTGTGTGGATAGCCGGTTGAAAGGAAATAGTCATGCTCGAAGACAAATGCCATGTTCCTGAGGAAGTTCTTGAGGTCTACTCCGTACATCGTGAAATCGGAAGTTCGTTCATTCATCCGAGCGTCGATCAGAAACTCAAGTGCGAGATATGTGGCCCCGGCGTTCTCATCCGTGGGCTTGACCTTACTGATGAAGAGGTGAAGCTGGTAGAGAAGGCGATGAACCTTGCGTTCACACAGGGTGTCATCACCCAACGGATGCAGAAGTCTGAGGAGCGGATTGAAAAACTCGAAGCTACCGTCGAGAAGCAGGCGGCATGGGCACTCAGTATTTTGGAGCTTGGCCAGCCTTGGTTGGATGAGGACGAGAAGGTGCAGGCACTGGAGCCGCAGGTCGATGCGCTCAACAATGGTCAACAGTATGCTGGTGACTCCGGGGAAGCTCACCTGCTTATAGACTATCTAGCTGCTACGAAGGCAAAGCGGGTAGCGGGTGACAAGATACTGGAGATCATCAGAAGCACGTTGGCCTTAAAGAATAGTACTTGACATCTATCCTACCACTCCGTATACTTCTCGCAGGCAAGGAGGGCTGAATCAATGGTAACGGTGTCTAGCAATTACAGTACTGAGCAAAGGCGTCGAGAGGCAGAACAAATTCGTGCGCTCTACCGAGAAGCTGCTCAGGCATTGCGTAGGGTAGGGCGAAAATTGCGGACATCACCGGAAGGTCGCTTCTTGTGGGCTACTAAACACAAGACGGCCATCAGCGGTTTGGCTGCGTCCATTGAGATACTGGCTTCTGATGTACCGCATTTCTCTTCAGACCTTTCGTGAGGGAGTAGTCATGGCGAAGAGCACGAAGATCGCAACCATCCTGAAGAAGTTGGAGAAGACCAAGAAGAAGGATGAGCAGATTGAACTGCTGAGAGAACTTCAGAAGGATCAGGTTGCGAAAGAGATCATCATAGCTGCCTTGAACCCCTACGTGACCTACGGGGTCAAGCCCAAGAAGCCGGGTCCGATCACCAAGCCTGCTGATATCGATGAAGCTATCCAGTGGGAATGGGAGTGGATGGCATCCACCCTGCATGCGCTGGCCACGAGGAGGCTCACAGGGAAGGCGGCAAGGGAACAGATCGAGAAGTCGAGCAGGAAGTGCCGACCGATTCTTGACCGTATCCTGAAGAAGGACCTGAGGTGCGGGGTCCACGCCAAGACAATTAACACAGTCTTCCCGGGGCTGATTCCCATGTTCGAGGTGGCATTGGCCGACGAGGGCTTCGTGATCATCAATGGGAAGATTGTTCAGAGGGTTCCGGTCGAGCCGAAGTACCCTGTCTGGGTCGAGCCGAAGTACGACGGGGTCAGATGCATCGCTCTGGTGGATGGCAAGGGGGGCGTCAGGCTCCTATCGAGAAAAGGGAAACCGTTTGATAACTTCCCGCATATCACTGCTGCGATATCTAAGTATTTGCATTCCAGTGAACCGATGATGCTGGATGGTGAGGTGGATGGTGCCGTGTTCAAGGAAGTCATGAAGGTTGCCCAGCGGAAAGAAGGAAAGGATGATAGCGAGCTTTCCTATCGTGTCTGGGATTGCATGCACCGGGACCACTTCCTGCAGCAGGTCCAGTTGTACTCACTCCAACAGCGGCAGAATCTGTTGGCCGCACTCCTGCAGGATAATGATAGGATCACCCGAGCGCCGGGGCGTATGGTGAACAGTGAAGAGGAGATGCTGGAACTCTTCCTGCAGATGAGGAAGATGGGGTACGAAGGTCTCATCCTGAAGCCGCTGAACCTGTCTTACTCGTTCAAGAGAGACAGAAGCTGGATCAAGGTGAAAGAGCGTTTTGCTGACGATTATAAGGTCACTGCCTTCATCGAGGGTGAAGGGAAGTATGCCGGTCAGCTTGGTGCCATCGAGATCGATGTAGATGGTGTTGAGGTTGATGTCGGTAGTGGCTTCAAGGATGCAGAGCGTGCTGACATCTGGAAGCACAAGAAGAAGTATCTTGGTCGCTGGCTGGAAATCCAATATCAAGAGAAGACTGATGACGGCTCTCTTCGATTTCCTGTGGTGAGTAGAGATGCTGGTGGGAACATCAAGTGGCGTGTGGACAAGGATATGGATGAGGAGTAGATCATGGCTATGGTTGACAAAGACGAGGTGCGGCATGTAGTACGAAAGGCGGAGAGCGCGTGCTCGAAGTCAGCGGACTATCACGAGGTAGCCGATTGGCTGGACGAAGTCGCTGCCGAGATGAAAATGGAGGCTGAGAAGAGCGTCTTTTCGGCGAGACCTGCGAGGCCGGTCTTGACGATGCAGGACGTTCGCGGTTTGGCAAAGGACTTGCGCGAGAGAGCGAAGGCAGGCGACTAATGGCGCGGGCCTAATTTTCATTGGTAGGAGTAGTCAGTGTTGTCCCTGATTAAGTTGGATATCGAAGCCCTTCGCATTGAGAACATCGTCCACACCTTCGCGTTAGGCTGCAAGACCATTGATGTCAAAGTTGCATGGGGCCTTGACGGTGAGGAGATGCGACTGCCCTTTAGGGCTGTGAAGCATGTGCTCGAAGAGTGGTCATGGGAAGGACGGTCTCCTCTTGAAGCAGGAGGAGAGGACCCTCACTGGAGCCTGATACTGGAGGCTGAACTGTGCTATCCGATCATCGTGACGCAGGAACCTCTGGAAAAGAATCTGACTGTGGTGGATGGCAGGCACCGGGTGGTGAAGGCATGGCTCCTCGGTGAGAAATTCATAGCTGCGAAGTTCATAGACTATGAAGTCCTTCGGAAGGAAGCTGCTATCTCGGAGGCAGAGATACAGGATCAATTGGCGCGTATACCAGACTTGGTTTGATGGGGGAAGTGATTGGTGCCGGGGAAGCCGTGGCAGATAGCTATAACCTTTGAGAAAGAGGAGAAAGATGATTCGTGCGACTAGCAGGAAAGTGTATCAGAAGATCGTGAATGATATGGCCCCCGGACTCCGCAGGAAGATATGCGAAACCCTTTTGTACGGGAATGCCAATCTGACTTCTTCTGAGATAGCTCAGCGATTGGGTTGCCCAAGGGATTCTATTTCTCCTCGGATGAAGGAGTTGATTGATCGTGGTTTGGTTGAGGAACGGGGCACTCGGGATTGCACAGTCACTGGGCAGTCCAAGATCACGTATTGGTTAACTGGTCAACCGGAACAGAAGCCCACGGATACCAAGGTGAAGAAGCCCACCAAGAAGCAGATCGAGAAGATGTTCCAAAAGATCAAAGCGGTGCGCATGGATACGGCTGGTTCTGGCGGTTTTCTTGGAAGTGCTCAATACTATCTCGGGGTACAGAGAGCGTTGGGTTGGGTGCTGGGTCGCTATGACGTGACACCTGATGACGTGACGGTGGTGGCAAAAGAAATTTCCTAAGAATATACTTGACAGGCTGCATACGAGGCGGTAGTATATACGGGAAAGGAGGCCCACCGATGGCCAAGAAGAAGAGTCTCACGGAAGTGATGGCGAAGAGGATGCGGGAGGTCCGCAAGCAGAAGGGCATGACCACCACGAAGCTGGCCGAGAAGGTCGGCATCACACAGGCGCAGGTGTCCCGGCTGGAGAACGGGCATCAGGGGTTCAGGTCGGCCACGCTGGAGAAGATCGCCAAAGCGCTCAAGGTCCCAGCGGTCGTGCTGGTTACGGACGACGAGAAGGTGCTGGCCCTGTTCGGGGCCTAGATCACCATGCCCGTTGCCGGGGCCTCAGGTCCACATGACTGAGGCCCCATTTTCTTTTGGAAACATACTTGACATACGGAGAAGACGATAGTATTATTCTTGCATGATGACCAGTAGGTGATGAGGAGGGAGCAGTGCGATGAACAAGACTACCGCGCGGGCCTTGCGGCAGCGGGTTAATGCGGTCAGGCGCAAGGCTCTCCCCAAGGTCAAGGTTCTTCAGGCACGAGCTAATGCGCTTCTCGCTCGCATTGAAAAGCACTGGTTGCAGTTCCAGCCCGGTAGGCACTACAGGGGCGTGCCTGTCCTTCATCGACCTCTCACCGAGGCGGATGTCCGTAAGAACATCATGCTCCGCAAGGAGTACGCCGCTCTTCGGCGGGAACTCAATCAGTGGGACTCCTTTGTGCTGAACCCCAACTGGGGTATACCATATCGGCTTGCCGTGTTCATTAAGAGCAAAAAGACTCATGATCACACAAAGCTTGAGCAGTCGGTGAGAAAGTTCCTCAAGCGTTTTGATAAATTCCTCGAAGGAAAAAACTGATGCCCGTCGATCAGACCAAGCCTGTCTGCTGCAGGTGCTCCGGCCAAGAAGACATTCAGGACGTTCAGATACGTCATGGCTTCAAGACCTACTCACCTTTCCGCAAGGCCATGTGCGCTCCCTGCCGGAAGTTCTTGGAGCACAGGTGGCGGTACGCGAACCCCAGTAAGAGGAAGAAGAGAAGGCATGAGTAAGCAGGATCACATCAAACAGGCTCGTGCGATGAGTCACTACCAGAGGGCCATGTGGGACAAGGGACCGTGCAGCCACTGCGGCAAGATCAGGGTGCTGGTCACTTGTCCTTGTCGATCATGTGACCGGCTTGAAGCGCAACACCAATCTCGATGGTGCGTGTGCAAGAAATGTGCCCAGTTGCTTATGCCCGTGTAGTTGTGGGGTAGAAGAGGAATAATCCATGTGTACATCGTATGCAAATCGTGATTATCGTGTCGCTGTCTTCCTCGATGGCTCCAACATCAATGGCAGCTTCAGACAGTTGTATGGTGAAGGAGCCAATTACGAGAAGGTCCTCGACAAGGTCCTGATGGGCAATAAGCTCCACAGGGCTATTGCTTACGCGGTGCGTCTTGGCGACATGGAGCGGTGGCTGAAGTTCATGGGCCACATTGGCTTTGAGGTGAAGGTCAAGGAACCGATCCGGCGCGAGGACGGTACCACCAAGGCTGACTGGGACCTCGGCATCTGTCTCGATGTGGTGAATCAGGTCCTCCTTGGTGCAGTCGATGCCATCGTCCTGCTTTCTGGTGATGGTGACTTTGCGGACCTGATCAAGTGGTGTCAGTCTCGCGGGGTCATCGTCATCGTGGGTGGAGTGGCTTCGAGCACGGCAATGGCAGTGAAGGAGAACGCTGACAAGTTCATCCCGCTGGGGCCGGAGCTTGCGCTGAAACGCCCTACCCCTTCAAACAATGAAGTGTTTCAAGAGGACGTGGGGCCTACTTCTATTCCGGAGGAGAAGAGTGACGCTCATTGCTTACCTACTGACGATGACCATCGAGGACGCCAAGTTGTATCTGGGGTGCCGAGGATGGAATACTCGGGTAGCATGGGTGCGAAAGAGAAGAGTGATGGTCAAGCCTCCTCTGGAATTTCCTGATCGTTGTCATGACTGTGATGCGCCAGTCTCGAAGAAGATGATCTACGTGAACGAGATGGTCAACGAGGGCCGGAAGAAATACTATGTTCTTGTCGGTCTTCTCTGTGGTCCGTGCGCGGACAAGAGGAAGGAGCTTTACTGATGGCTGAGCACAAGTGCGGCAGGCTTCGCCTTCGTCACGTCGCGGATGAAGGAAACGGTTACAAGACGATCACAGCCGCCTGCGACGAGTGTCATGAGGTCGTTACCTTCAAGCACTGCCTTCCTAAGGGCATAGCAGAGTTCGCGGTGGACACCGGACAGAATAGGCTGGTTGAGCCTGCTGTTTTCGAGATCAGCCATGAACCTCTTGAGGAAATGGTCTGGCTGGATGGGACACCTGTTCTTCACCAGCCGGTGCAAGACATGACGAAGTTGGAGGTCATTGATTTCCCCACGGTCGAGGTGTTGTTCAAGTGGAGGAACGACGTAATGTCTAAGGCAGAGGAGAAGCTTGGCTAGACCAAGAATGGCTCTTGACATCATACACGTATGAGAGTATGTTCCTCTCGTGAACTAAGGAGGAAGCAATGGCTATCACACAGCACTTTGACCGTGTCAAGAAGTTCATGCAGCTTGCCCAGCAGGAGACCCCTGAGAAGATCACTCCCCCAGATGCGAAGACGGCAGAGCTTCGTGCTCGTCTCGTGCTGGAGGAAGCCTTCGAGCTTGTCAGTGCTCTGGGTGTCAGGGTTGACGTGAAGAGTGAACTGCAAGAGGGCAGCGGTTGGAATGGCGCACTCGCGTTCAAGGACCTGCAGTTCGAGGCGGTCTCGGCTCCTGACCTTATTCAGATCGCCAAGGAGTCTGCGGATGTCTCGGTCGTCAACGTGGGCACGCTGATCGCCTGCGGGATCGAGGACGTTGCAGTGCTGAAAGAGGTGGACGAGAACAACCTCCTGAAGTTCAAGCATGTCTGTCCGAAGTGTGGTGTAGAGCAGGATGAAGATGACATGACTCTTGGTGAGGCTGTCGAAAGAGTGGGTGCCCCCGGGAACCCACCGCCTGGTACTCGTGTATGCCTCAATCATGATTGCGGCCATACATGGCAGTCGGGCTACCGCCGGGCTGACGGTAAATGGGTCAAGCCCAAGAACCATCCCAAGCCTGACATCCAAGGTGTCTTTAGGAAGCAGGACGACCAGCGGATTGAGAGGGAGAAGAATGGATAAGCCAAGCGGTTTTTCTAGGATGCAGAAGGTGGCTGTAATTATTAACCGGCTCAGCTACCATCAAGGGCATACTGTGTCGCTGTCACCGCAGCAAGCGGACATGCTGATGGCATATCTTCTCGATAAGCAGCGGGCGCTTACAAATGCGGAGGACAAGCTCGATATCATCGTGCGTGAGTTACAGGGTGATGACCCGGCGGAGATCGCAGCGGATCATGGTGGCTATGGTCTGGACCACTCTCCTGAGGTGATGGCCGTTCGTAAAGAGGTCGCGCATATGGAAGCCAAGCACGAGAACTTTCGTTTGGACATGGAAGACTGGATGCTGCATGGTAATGGCTCTAATGACCTCGCTGGTATCCTGAATAAGTATGGCTCTAACTACGAGGTGGAGATGTTCGCACGGGAAGCAGAAGAGATGAGGGAGGCCAAGCGGTGGGTGGACAAGGTTCATGTCAACATCATACCTGAGGTAGTGTTGACCGGGGAAGATAGTGACTATCAGGTAGAGTGGGCCGGTCACTTCATTGGCCATGTCCAGAAGACCTGTGACACCAGTGGTAGTGCAACGCGGTGGCGCTTCATGACGTGGGACGGTTACAAAGAGGATGGTTGGGGCACCCGGGACTTCGCACTCCAGAAGCTGCTTCATGCAGTCGAGGAAAGGGACAGTGGATGAACGCTCACTACAGGCTTTGGATGATTATCTCTGTCATTTGTGTCCTGCGTACTGTCATAAGCATCTGCACGACAGGGTTAGGCACCGAGGCTGATCTACATTTGACAGGTGCTGTAGCCGCGTTCGCTCTGGCGAGGACCTTTTGGCTGGAGGCTGACGAGTGACGGACAAGAAGACATGGATGGTGGCGCAGGTCCGTGACAAGTATTATGCCATGGATACTGAGACCTACAAGGTTTATGATCCTCATGATCTTTCTAGGATGACATCGTGGTTCAACAAACAGAGGTTCACTGAGGCTGAGGCCAAGCGGTGGGTAGACAAGATGAACGCGAAGGGGCCTGCGGTCGAGGTCAGTGGTAAAAAGGATGAAAATGGGCCGTTTGAGGAGCGAGGCCCAGAATTGCTTGATGATACTGCGGAGTTCTATGATCAGCCTTTTGTTCCAGAGAATGGAGAGGATGATGGTCAATGAGCCGATCAAGTTTCCTGACCGATGCCGCGACTGTCATGGCCCTCTGTCGCCGTCAATCGCGTATCTGAATGCGGAGGTCAAGGAGGGTCGGAAGAAGCGATACATCCTCGTGGGACCGCTCTGTGATGACTGCGCAAACAAGAGAAGGGCGAAGCGATGAGCAATGACATACGTGTTCTGGTAGCGTGGGGCCTGATGGTTGTCGGATTCGGGATCGGTTACGGACTTGGCTATGAATGCGATGCTCCTGAGTGGGCGCGGTGGGGAATGTCTCTCGTCCTCGGTCATCTATTTTGGATTCAGGCTTGGCTTGCGACGGAAAACCGGAGGGGAAAGAAGTGAGCCGCGAACAGGAGATCAAATGAAGTGTTGAATTTGCGGTAAGGTCATCAATCTCGTTGTTTTCGGAGCACTGAAGGACGTGTGCTATGGTTGTCTGACAAAGGACGAAAGAGACGAGCATGCTGTTCGAGAAGAACGTGGGGGTAGTTGACACGGCGAAGTTACTTCCCACCGAAAGAGTGTGAGAAATGAAGGCCAGATGGCGCAAGTGCGAGAGGTGTGGGCAAGAGTTCTATGACCTGTACGGGAAATGGACTCTGTGTCACGATTGTCAGCGATGGGCTAACCAGCGACTTTCTCCCGGCGAAATCATCGTGGCCGTTATAGTTGGAATCGTGGTCGTTGGGTTGGTCGTTTTCTTGATGGGAGGTCAGCAGTGACCGACAGGCTAGACCCGGAAGTAAGGGCGATGATCGAGCAGTTGAAGATTCAACTATGCGATAACCTTCACGGACATTCATATCTCGACTCTGACTCGGGGGAGCCCTTCTGGTCGAAGAAGATGGTTGAGGATGCCATCACTGCGTCTATCCCACGCACAGGAGTTGACGAGTTCGAGATGGGCGAGATGTATCAACCCACCTATGAGCAGTACGTCGAGCATACTCGGAAGAATCTCGATACAGCACGTGACCATCTCGAATATGTCGCCGTGTACGACCCGGACGGTTGGCGGTGCGCATTGGAGGAATTTGAAAAGCGGGTACTGTCGTACCGTTACGCTGTCGGGGCTATGTATCGTCACGGACCGAACGAGAAAGTGTCGGGGATGGTGATGGGAGACCTGAAAATCCAACCTGTTACTCCGGCAGATTTTGTTGAGATCACTCTCGTACTGGACGGCACAAAATGACCATCACGAAGGAACTGCGAAGGTCGGCAATCAAGCGCATGAAGGAGGGTCGGAAGAAGTACTACATTATGGTCGGCCCTTTCTGTGCTGAGTGTTTGACTAAGAGAAAGAAGCTTGACATACCGTCTAAACGATAGTAAGGTGTTGCGCGAAAGGAAGTATCGATGGTTGAGCACAAGTGCGGCATTCTCCGGTTACTATCTGTCGCAGACGAGGAAGAAGGCTACAAGACAGTTACAGCCGTCTGCGACGAGTGTCAGAAGGTCATCGCCTTTAAGCACTGCTTCCCTATCGGCATATCATGGTTTGTAGTGGATACTGAGCAGGCTAGTTTGGTTGAGCCTGCTGTCTTCGAGATTAGCCATGAACCTCTTGAGAAAATGGTGTGGGCGGATGGATGTCCGGTTCAGGATATGACAAAGTTGCAGGTCATTGATCTCGACATAGCTGAAATGTTGTATAAGTGGACAAATGAGGTAAAGAAGAGGAACAGGATCGATGGCGGGCAATAGGCACAAGATAGTTAGATTTCGGTGCAAGGTATGCGGTCGCTGTATGTATGCTAAGATACTGATGAAGCCTAATTGCCCCAGATGTGGCAATCGTATGGTACACACCAAACATACGGCTTGCCCCTACAAGAGAAAGAATATCAAGGACAAGAAGGAACCCGACAAGCGCAGGTGTATCGAGTGCAATGCCATCCTACGCTCTTCCAACCCCAATGATGTATGTGCTCTCTGTCAACGGAACCCCGACTGGAACAGGCGGTAGGCATGGCACTGATCGATAAGGTCAAGGGCATATCTGTTGATAAGACAGCAGCCCTTGTTACGTCACAATCGAAGCAGACTTTCGATGACACTAAGCATCTTGATCCTCGAATGATCCATAGTGACACTCCTCTACCGGTGAAGGAGTATCCGAAGAACAACCCACATCCTGACCTGACAGGTCGCAGGTATGGATGGTTGACGGTCGTTGGTCTTCTGGATCGTGAGAAGGTCTACTCTTCCCCGAGGCGTGCTTCTAAGCGAGGAGCACCGTGGGTGGTTCGATGCGTATGTGGTGCTTATGAGACACGACGCCGGAAAGCATTGATGAACCCCAAGAATAGGGTGGATCGTTGTCACGTTTGCCAGAAGATAGCGACCATGAAGCGTCATAGAGATTACCTTGATGGCAAGCCGCAAAAAGAGCAATGGGAGTATTAGGCAGCAGTGATGGTTAACACATTCTTGTATAAGGACTGTGCTTGATAACATATGCATAACCATGTATGTTCCTTATGTAGATAAGGAGGTCGTCATGTCAAAGCTCATTGGGTTCATCCTGCTTCTTGCTGCTGCGACTGCAACGGCAACTGAAGTCACTGTACCGGTAGGGGTCGAAGACTTGCTCAGCGGCAGGTACAAGGATGTTCGTACCAAAATCAAAGCCGCCACCAAGGAATTTAAGGTACCCGATCCAAAACTCAAAGCGACACTGGCCGTCACCAGTATTCTGGAGGCCAGAGCTACTTCCATTATCAACAATGCAAAGAAGCTCATTGGCCAGAAGGTGACGTTGGCTACAAACAAGAAGTCTGTTAAAGGTCGGGTGGCCACCGTTGATGAGCATGGCATTACCATTACTGTGTACTTGGTGATTAACAGACAGGTGGTTGGGGAGAGCAAGCGGAAGCTCGAATGGAATGATCTCACTCCTGCTGAGATGGAGAAGCTGGCTGGAGATTGGCAACCGCCGGGCGCGGACGGTCATGTTGCTCGTGCTATTCTTGCTCTTAGTTCAGGAGATATTTCTTCCGCTGGCGTTATTATCAAGCATGCCTCAGATCATGCACTTACTGACTATATCGTTGGAAAGATTAAGACCGCTAAGGTGGCTCTTGCGAAGGCTGAGGCGCGAGCAAAGATAAATGTAGCATCCAGTCAAAGTTCTGACAGGAGGACCCTCGTTTCGATACGGGTCGCTGATAAGGCGGTGCATCCAACGGTAGGTGATCTGACGACCAATTCGTTGGTTGGCAACAACCGGCAATACGTGTTTGCGTCAGTGCCTAAAGAACTTGACGGATATAAGTTCTTGCGGATGGACTGTCGAGCAAACGGAGATTACGAGTACACGTTGACATATAGGACAAACCTTTTTGCACTTGTTGTAACGAAACCCACTGATGGCAGGGAATTGTTAGAATCTGGGTGGCAGAAGACTTCAGTCACAATCAGGTCGAATGCTGGTGATTTACTCCTTGTATACCGAAAGATGCACAAGGCAGGAACCTATAGCATGAAGAGCACCGGGAATTGGGCATACATGATTTGCGGAAAAGACCTTGATTTTCAATTCAAGTGATCACATTGGTTACTGCTCTCATGCTGGGTGGCACCACCTGCGCGGAGTGCAAGGGTTCAGGAAAGAAGAAGACAACATGAGGTATTCAAGACTAATCTGCACAACCCGGTCTCATGTCTTGGCCGAAACGACAGCAATGTCTGTAGGGTTGATGACGAGGACCGTGAATGTTTCTACTGGCATAACCAGCCAGCACCAAGGTGGTGCCCGTTTTGGAAAGAGTTCGCTGTCCTCTTGAGCACCAACAGTGAAGAAGATCGGATACTAGCGAACAAGGAAAAGAAGGCATGAGTCTTGTACTCTGGTCAGGCGGATGTGACTCCACACTATTGTTGCATCAGGTGGCTTCCGAGAAGGCCACCAGGGACGACCCGGTGCGTGCCCTGTCGATAGTCCATGATCAGGTGCCCGCCAACAAGGAACAGGCTCAGGCTCGCAAGAATATCCTCAAGGAGTTCAAGCGCCGGGGCCTTCACGTTGTCCATTCCACTGTTCGAGTCAAGACGACAGGACTCTTCTCGGTTAAGGGTGGTGGCAACACGCAGGCAGTGCTCTGGCTCGGGTTGGCAGTGCCTTACTTGTTCAAAGACGAGGACCTCTACGCTGGCTACATTCGTGGCGACGACTACTGGCACTACGAGGGCTGGCTGCAGGAAGCCTTTAAGAATCTCAAGCACGCCAAGTATCTAAAGGGCAGGCTGCGCACCCCGCTAGAGTGGCTGACGAAGGGCGAGGTGATCAAGGAGTTAAAGCAGAAGAAGCTTCTGCGCCTGACGTGGTACTGTGAGAACCCCAAGAAGAATGGGAAGCCTTGCGGCAAGTGTCACTCCTGCAAGGTTCACCGCACCGGGGTCTGGCAGTTGAAGCAGGGAATGTTTGATCGGAAGGTATTGTCCAGTGGCTGAGAGTAGGTTTCCGCCGGTCGGTGTTGCTGCTATTTTAATCAAGGATGACAAGGTCTTGGTTTCGAAGAGGCTAGCCGGTAAGCTGCAGGGGCAGTACGCTGCGCCCGGGGTCACCTTGAATGGATGGAGACCTTTGAGGAAGCCACGGTCAAGGAACTCAAGGAAGAGACCGGTATCAAGACCACGGTGGATAACTGCGAGGTGGTTGGTGTCGATCAAGGCTTCGCGGAGGATGAAGACTTCTGCTGGGTCATCGTCTTTGTTTATGTCAAAGCGTGGGCTGGTGATCCTCAGAGATCGGAGCCGGAGAAGCAGGGGCCGTGGGAGTGGGTGTCATTGACTGATCTCCCTGAGAAAATGCTTGGACCTCTGCGGAAGATGTATGTGAAGTTTTTGGGCGACTTGGGGTAATCGTTATGAAGTGGTACGAGTGCAGCAAGTGCGGCTGCTACTTTCAAGACACCGTCAAGCTGCCTAAGCCTCCTTGCTGCAGAGAATGCCGGGACCTCCCACCAAAATTGATAGAATTGCCTCCGGCTGAGTTGGCCATGGTTCTTGTCGGTGCAGGCATCTTCGCCATTGTGTTTTATTTCTTGTATATCTTTCTCCGACGTATGTAAAAGAACTTGACAGATATGCTACCCCACGGTATGTTTGTATGAGCATAAGGAGAAACTTTTGAGCAAGCAGAAGAGCGTGGTTGACCAGATTGTCAACCGGTGCAAGCACTTCAATGGCTTCCGAGGTTATTTCGCCAAAGACCCGAAAGCTCAGGCGTGCAAGTGCGGCATCAAGGTCCGTGCGCTCGTGGGCGGCGATGACTTTGGATGGATTCCGAGAGCACCGTGCCTCGCGGACCATGAGACTGACGTGGTCTGCTCGAAGCGTGAGTTTCCCACCAGAGAAGAAGCAGAGGCCGAGGCGCGGGAGAGTGAAGCCCATACCAAAGCCACACTTTTGGCTATGAAGCGGTGCATCGAGGATAGCGATGACCGTGGCTTCAGCGTCTTCGATTCTGACAACAGGCCCGACGTGGCCGGGGAGATTCAGTGCCCGGCCTGCGGTGGTACACTCAAGTATTCGCGGTCTGGATACAATGGACATATTTGGGGTAAGTGCGAGACTGAAGGCTGTCTTCAGTGGATGCAGTAGGGAGCAACCGTGGCGATTATTCCTGTGGATGCGGACCATATCCGTGCCAAGTGTGTCGAAGGAAACTTGCAGATTGATTGGTATGCTGATCCACAGGATTCACCTGAGTGGTGGAACAAAGACCTTGGCTTTTCTACCACGGTTGATCAGGAGTATGGCACACGGGTAGCTATGGTGATCAATGAGCTTGTTGAACGTCTGGTTGAATCAGAACGTCTTCGTGCGGCTGAAAATCGTCAAACCGCAGAGCAGGTTACTCGGGCACGTAAGGCAGAGAAAGTTCAGGAAGCGGCTGAGGCTCGTGCGGTTGAGTTGAAGAAGGAAGTTAAGAAGTTGACCAAGGAGTGATTATGCCTGATCTGTCAGACTGTTACTTGTACGTCAAGCCGGAGGTCACGGGTGAGCGTTGGGATCGTTCGATCATTGCTCACCTCACGGTTGGTGGCATAGCTCTCTGCGGCTATGATGGCGACGAGCAGTGGGACTGCCACATCACGCAGGTGCGCGTCTGTGAAAAGTGCCGGGCGGAATTGAAGAAGCAGGGTGGCTGATGACAGCCGAGGAACTAGCATAATGGCATACGATCCAGAACTGGACGAGACGATCTTTGAGGACCACGTTGAGTCTGACCACCCCAGCGGTCAGCAGTGGATCGAGTTCAAGGTCTGTCGGTACAACGCTGGCGACCCCAAGCTCCAGTTGACCCGTGCCAGTGGCAATGGCATGCACGCCAAGCTTGGTCGCATGACTAAGGGTGAGATTGAGCGCATCCGTGACAAGATGACAGAGCTTCTCGCCATGGACCTCGATGAGATCGAGACCCCACGGCTGCAGGACAAGAGAGCCAAGGAGGCTGACGACCGGCGACCGCCGCCTCAGGGTGGCAGTGACGACTTCGATCCTGACGGCCACCATGCAGAGTTGCCACCTGACTCGGAGATTCCTTTCTAGGAACAGTTATGTCGATGCAGGACTATCACAATTTCAAGCGCATTCCTCTGGTCACGATGGCAGAATGGGATATGTTGACTAAGTTTCGTCGCTTCATCTTCTCGGATAAGGGAAGAGCCAAGCGTGCGAAGCTCCTGCTCGACAGGGCGGTTCGATACCTCCGTTCCTCGCGTCCATTCTTCACAACACCGTCAAGGAGGTCTTTGAAGTCCAGTAGGAGGAGGAGATATGCGAGTTAAAATAGATAAGTCTGATCCTGATAACCCCAGTCGAGTGTCTGGTCGAATTTATTTCGATGAGCCACCACTCCATCTGCTTGGCAAGACGGCTGCGGAACTCAGGGCTATCGGTCTCGACATTCCTGAGGAGATACCCGGGTGCTCCAAGGCCAAGCAGGCACCTGATGGTGGCTGGCAGTTTGATTGGGTCACAGTGGAGTTCGTTCTTTAGGGAGAAGCCATGTGGAGTCTTAGAGGTCTCATGGATACGTGCTCTGAGAGTCAGATTGACATGGCTTGCGTCAAAAGCGTCCAGTTCAACTAGGACATGATCTGCGACCGGGATGGAGACAATCAGGAACTCAAGGATGGGTGACTGGATTGAGAAAGCCAAGGAGCGCATGAAGCGGACACGCTTGCCATCGATAGAGGACTGTGATGATGTCCGACGAGCAATCGTTGAGATCGAGCGACTGAAGGGGGCGCTTGAGCAGGCGTTTCCTACCGAAGCCGACCTTGATTGGTTGATGACTGCTTTCCAGCGCGAGCACCCGAATCCCGACATCTGGATGCGGCAGCACGCGGAGGACCTGGGGGCCAGGGCCATTGCGAAGGTGATCGTGAGCGTGTGGGAGGCCGGGCGTATCAAGACCGAGAAGGTTCAGAAGGCCCTTAAGAAAAAAAGCACTTGACACGGCCATACGAAGTAGTAGAGTACGGTCGTGAACGGAGGACCCATGCTGAACGCTGATGACGCTGAGCGGGCGCAGGCCGATGCCGTCCGCAGGGCGAATGAAGAGGAAGCACCGATGCCTGTCGATGAAGAGGCGAAGGACTACCGCAGGGCCATGGATGTCTTGATCGATCTCCGCGAGTGCCTCCACCGTCTGCGGGTGAACGGCACAAGGGATGAGGTTGAGATCGCGGATGTCTATGCGAAGTTGCACACCGCCATAGATGACTTCGAGGAAAAGCTCGCTGCGTTCCTCGGTGCTCAGCCTCCCTACGCCACCGAGGTCATCATGGACCGTGATCGTGACAAGAAGGAATGGACGGTTGAGCCGGTTAATGTCGAAGAGAATCCTCACTGCAAGCCATGGCGTGTGGCAGGTCCTACCCATATCTCCTACATGTTCGACCACGAGGAACATGCCAATCGTCTCTGTCAGCGGTTGAACATTGCACATGAGATGGGCTGGCAGGCAGGGTTCAGCGAAGCCCACAAGCTGGTGCGGCTGGGTGAGCGGCAGAATGAGAGCCTTCGCAGTCAGGTGAAGCTTCTTGGTGACGACATCATGAAGTTGGGCATTGGCCTGCCCCGGCTTGATGAGGACCATCCCAATGGCATGGGTGCTTGTGAAGCTGCTGCCATCGGCCTGAAGGAACTCAAGGAGAAGTGTAATCAGTTGGAGGACCAGTCGAGTTGGGCTAATAGGCAGGTTGCTAAAGCAGCAGAGCTTCTCTTTGAGGTTCGTACCGTCAGGGTGCCTGTGGCTATGCGGGATGGCTATGATTCGGCCATCAGGTTGGTTAAGGAGACTTTCGCTCCGATCATGGCTGAACTGTTGACTCGTGAGGCTGGAACGGACCCGAGTCGGGAAGAGGAGTTCAAAGCCCGTAACGAGGTGGTTGATATCCTCGTCCGCGAGGTGGACAAGATATTGTCACGCCCCACCAAGGAGCGCCCCGGTCTCACGATCCCAGAGGAACTCTGGAACTTCGCGGAGAAGATCACTGAGGCACAGGATGGCAATACCATCGAGGCGGCTTCGGGTATTCACACAACCAAGGTCCCTGAAACCAACGTCGAGTTGGTGCCTCTGCGCGAGCATCCTACTCTGGTCCCTTATGATCAGACAATCTATTGCAGGTGCGGGTGGCGGGGTACCAAGGAGGACTTGGTCGAAAGCATTACGTTAGCGTGCCCACGGTGCGGCATTGCGGATTATCTGCTTGTTGAAAAACAGATCGAGGAGTCGAAGGATGATGGAGGTCGATCTGTGATATAAACAGTAAGACGCTTCAGGCTAACGGGTTGGCAAGTATGGCACGAGAGTGCAGAGCAATCCCTAGCTGGAGGAAATAGACGCTTGCCGAGAATCCAGTGTGCGCCCTGAGTTGGGAGGCCTGAAGCAAAATGGAATTGATGCTTCCATCGTCTAGTCTGGTTTAGGATACTGGATTCGCTGGTGTTTGATAGGGATTAAGAAGGACGAAGGCGAGTCAGTGCAGGAGAGGAAGAAGAATGCCTAGCTGCGGATGGCGATCCAACCATTCGTGCCCGCGTGAAGAGCCTTGCTACGATCACTTCGAAACTGACAGCGATGCTTCGAAGTATCTGGAGTCGAGAGGCTACTCCATTCATCGCTTCGTGATCCGACCTTCTCGAAACGTTGAGATCACGGAGAAGGACAAGTCGGCCATCTGCTTTCTGCTCAATGAGTGGAACTGGGCCTATGCGGGACCTGATTTTGAGTGAGTTCTTGATCCGTATCGACAAAAGCACCCTCCGCCGGAACCCCCATGTCGGGGAGACTCGTCGTTTCATCCCCGGGCCAGTTGTCACGAATGAAGATGGTAGTCAAACATGCGAGCGTATTGAGGTCAGTGGTCCTGCACCCCTGTGGCTCTATGGGTTTGAGGATACCGAGGTTGAGTGTGGGGAGTGCCACAAGCGATTCAGCTTTAGGCTGCTTCTTGACTGTGAAGACTGTGAGGGAAACCGTTTCGAGGTTTGCCCGAAATGTGGTGAGAAAGACTGCTGTGACATTACCTTTGAGACCCCGGCGGAGGCGTTCAAGAGAAAGGACTGATCATGTCCATGCTTTGGGAAGATGCTCGGTCGAGTAACATATCTAAGGTCGGTTACGACGAAGAGACAGGACAGTTGCATGTGATGTTCCACTCCGGGGCAGTCTACCAGTACGATAATATCCCCAAGGAGGTCTACGAGACCTTCAAGGAGAATCACTTCAGTGGTCGCTGCCTGAACGCCATGATCAAGGGCCGGTACGACTACAGTAGGATTCACTAGCTTCGTGAACGAGTTCAAGCACACCGCTATTGGTGCTCTTCTCAATCGGCACGCAGGGGAGGACGCTTGGGTCTTTGGTAAGGGACCCAGTCTTGATGGTTTTGATATGGGTGTGGCAGGCGTATTGCGTATCTGTATCAATGAGAGTGCTGCAGTTGTACCGGCCCCAAGCTATTTCTTTGCACATGACTGTGTTCCCATTGAACGGGTAGCGGTGCAATGGCCGGAGGGTTGTAAGGCTGTCCTAGAGGATGGCATGGTTAAGCATGCAGTGGACAGTGGCATTCCGCAGGAGGCGGTGTACCAGTACTCCAAGCGTGACAAGGACAAGTCGGTGCTCTTCCTTTCTCCTAAGGAGATTGCGGAGCAGAATATACTTCATGGCATGAATGGGACCGTTCACTCGGCCCTGCACTTTTGCAAGTTGGTTGGAGTTCGTTGTGTCCATATGGTGGGCTTCGATGGTACTGGTGGTTACGCTGCTTGTGTGAATGTGGATTCCAGCGAGGGCCGTAATCACAAGCAGATTAATCGGTACACGATGAAGATGCTTAAGCTGTTGAGGATACCGATGACCGTTTGGCCTTGGGGGGCCTCTCATGAAGCTTAAGCTTGGCGATACAGCCTACATCATCTATCGGGGTCGCCGGTACAAGGGTATCGTTGAGGTGATCCGCTGGGGCGACACAGAGCGCGTAGGAGACCCGCAGGAGGTCTGGGTGTTGGTTCCAGAGCTTGATCTTCAACGACCGTTCCACAGGCCCTTTAATGAGGTCTACAGGACCTCTCGCGCAGCAAAGGATGCTCTTCTTTTAGTTTGACACTTTGGCACACTGTGATACTATATTTCCACGCACGCAGGCAGGTAACGCACGCAGGTACGAAGGAGGTGTGTCGTGGGTAAAACACTTAAGGTTGTATGTCCCATTGTCGAAGAAGGTGATTCCGCCGCACCCGTATCAGGTGCCGAAGTATTCATCTTTGATGTCAAAGAGATGACTGTCTTCCAATCGAACACCCATTGCTTTGTTGTGGTGGGTAAGAAAGGGGAGGCTCGGTGCGTGGCTGTCGCTTCTACATCCGATGTTCAGTCGAAGAGCATCAAAGAGGTAATAGGGATCGGTGTCCCTGCCTTTCGCACGTTCCTCTCCGTCGATGCCAATGAGATTGAGAGACTGCAGAAGGCTGGCCAGCCGCTGCCTTGCAGGTACTTTGCTCTCAAGCTTGACAACGGGGAGTCGGACTTCCTCGCAGTGGATAGTGGTCATCGTGTCTATCTGGAAAATGAGCAGGGCGACACGATGAAGCGATTGGCCTAGTAATCACGCCTGCCTGCGTGCGCTTTCCTTCTTGACTTAATACCAACCATCCCGTATATTGCTGATGTTGCGGGAGGTTGTTATGGAGTCCGGTCTCAGGGAAACCCGTCCGATCCCGTTCGTCGCATGGGACGGAGAAGGCAAGAAGAAGTAGTAGTTCGCCCAGCAGATAGCGTGCGTGACCGGGATTGTCTGCCCGGCACCCCCTTCTGCATCAGAAAGGAGGTTACGCCATGGGGAGTGGGAGAAGCTGAACCCACACACACATGAAAGCGTGACAACTTCGGGGATAGGGCCAGCGCGGTATTGGCTGGCCCTATCTTTTGCTTGCCAAGAGAAGGTTGTCAGCCGTATATTCCTGTAACAGGGGGACGGTTGTGGAGCAGAACATTGATCTCCTTCTGGAGCCGCTTATGCACACAGTGAAGCATGTTGTTATCAGCCTCGCGGCACTGGCGTTTGCGGGGGTGGTAATTTGGCTCGTTCTTAACATGGAGGCCCTATGACCCTCAAAGAAGAACTGGAGCAGTTCCTACAGGACAATCTGTTCATGGAACCGGACTTGCTGCTCAAGGAGTTCCGGTCGAAGTTCGGGCAGCACGCCATGATGTTCAAGGACATCCCCGACAAGCCGGAGGCGACCAAGGTGGACACCTATCTGGTTGTCAACGGCACTGAGGTCTTCGCGGTGTGCCGGGGCGTGAGGGCCGAACTCCAAAGGCGGTAGCAGAGGACATGACCGTGGCAGGTACTCCTCGCATTCTATCGCTGCACAACGAGCTTCCTGAGGTCGGCGTTGCCGAAATTGAGTATCCAGATGGCTCGGTCTACAAGTACGAGTTCGACGGTGGCAACGTCCCAATACTGAGGCAAAAGGCTCGTCATGAACCCGGTCTCGCCGCCAATATCATCAAGAAGATTGCCTACGAAACGAGGAAGACCAAAGAAGGAACGAAGGTTGTCCGTCAGCTACCGAAGGACAGGCTCCCACCCAAGCTGGGCTACGAGCAGACGAGGCTCTTTCCTGAGTCGATGACCTTCGAGGATATGATCAACGAGGCTGTAAGGATCACCGGGCCGACACTACCTCCTGTTGATCCACGACAGATGCGTTTGTTCCCTGAGGGTGATCCTCTTGAAGGATGGTACACTGGTTCTGTTTTTACTAACTACGACTCATGGGACGTAGTTGATAATGAGGACGATTTCGAGTCGGCTGTTTTACAGGTCGCATCTGTTGTAGAAAATATTGAAATAGAAATGGAGCAGTACACAGCCGAGTGGACACACCCGGAGATTGGCGAGTGGGTAGGGCTGGATGAAACCTATTCGAGTGTTGCTGATGCAGAGAGGGCTGCTCAGGAAGCAGCGTATGAATGGATTTCTGCGCGGACATCGGAACTAGAGTTGGAACGAGAAGAAGCAGAGGGTGATGAAGAAGCGTTAGCAGAAATCGATGATGATCCTGATGAGGATGATATTGAAGTTCGTACAGACATCGCTAATACTGATGCCTACGTTAGTGGTCAAGTAACTTTCTATTCAGAAGAGTTCGATGACACTGTAGCTACCTTCGATGTGTATGGTAATGGTGACTCATATTTGGTTAGTATCGATAATGAAGACTGGCTCTTAGCCATGCAGCAGTTAGGCTATAACATCAAAGTGGGTTCCCACGAGGGTATGCCTGAGCGGAGACTAAGCGCCCATGTCACGGAGGCAGTACAGGTCCTTGGTCCTTCTCTACCATCGGAGGACCCGAGGCAGTCTACCCTGTTCGCAACCAAGTTGGATGCTTCACTAGAGACAATCGTTGATCACCTTCTTCAAGCTGGGTTCAAGAGCCACCAGATGACAGCAGAAAACGGTGTGGCCAACGAAGATTGGATACCGGTTAGCCCGGGGATATTCCGCTATGTGTACGCAGATGAAGATGATGATCCAAATGGATGGCTGGATGGTCCCTATGGTCGTGGTGGTATTTTCCTTGATGTGGGGGATGTAGGAGAGGAAGGAGTCAAGTTCATAGCAAACCTTGGTGCATCGTCATGGACACCAGACTGCCCGGAACAGAAGGATGCGGAACTGGCAGTGCGTGCCTTGCGTCGTGCAGGCTATGAGGTTAATGAACGGCCCAGTAGGAGTCGGATTCCTAGTTACCTTGCAAGTCCACCTACTAGCAGACGAGCGGAGTCCCTGCAGAGCTTCGAAGACATGGTTGCATTCTTGCGGCTGCAGGAGTCTAAGAATCCGGCGGCGAAGCAAATCCTCCTGTTGGAGGATGCACCTATTCGTGTCCAGACAGTCAATCGACATCTTGATACCTTTGGTAGACCAGCCGAACATGTCTACCAGATAGTGGCGATCTCGCCTGATGTGAAGCTGGGTGTCGATGACACTGTGGTTGGTTACATTGACTATACGTACTTGCCTAGTGATGACCTCATCCACATCAACATGATCGAGGTCATGGAGGAGTACCGGCGACAAGGCATCGGTACAAAGATGATTCAAGCTTTGAAGCAGGAGTGGCCTGACCAGAAGATCAATTGGGGTATGTTGGTGGGCCATGGTGCTGAGTTCAAGAGATCACTGGGTGAAGACCAGCAGACTCATGGCTATGCATGTGTTATGGGTGATATCCCCGATGTGAAGATATCACTAGATAACATGCGTGAGCAGATTGATCCCAAGGACCTTGTGGACGAAGACCTCGGTGATCCGAAGAAGGAGGGTCCTTGGGAGCAGGTGAAGATCGATAAGATCAAGGGCTACCACAGCGACGAGATCAAGGAGGTTGGCTCAACACACGTACTGACTGGTTCAAGGAAGTTGACAGTGGTAGCCATGATTCAGTAGCTCGATCTATCGCCGGAGTAGACAATGCCATCGAAGCTCGTAAGCAGATGTTTGCTGATGGCTGGGTGCGTGTTGTTCAAAATGGCATCGAACTAGACCCCAAGACAGCAAACTTGCGGAGTGTGAAGCATTTCGTTGATGTGATGAATGCGACTGAACTTTGGTTGGACTTTGTTGACGCTGGCAATCGATGCGTCTCCGTGAAGTTGGATCGTGAAGAGATGCTTGATCTGGATTCATGGGGTCAAGCCATGCTTCGTGCGGCGCGAGGAAAGAAGCAGGAATCCTTGACTGAGGCTGAAGAGTCCATGGGTCAGCAGTTCACTGATGCCATGGAGGACCTCATCGGTGAGGGCGCAGTCGGTTTCATGGGTCCTTTCATCATCGTCAATGACAAGGGCAACAAGACGGCGACCACGCTGGAGATGAGCTTCCATCCTGAGGGCTGGGGCGATCTTCCTCTCATGAACCTTGGCTTCATCGGTGTGGCCCCTGAAAATCGCAGGAAGGGCAATGCAGGTAGAGTGTTGAACCTGTTGACCAGTGTTGCTGATAAGAAGGGTTGGCGCATGGGTCTTGATGTCCAGCCCACCAAGATGAGGGGTGACCGTCGCGTTCCAATGACCAAGCGACAGCTTACTGTTTGGTATAAGAGGTTTGGGTTCAAGCCGGGCAAGTACGGCAACATGGTGCGGAACCCTGTTGAGTACACAGTTCCTACGGAGCCGAAGCCGAATGCAGGGGTCAGGGTGATCGCCAATGATCCTACCGCTGAGAAGCCGTTGAAGCTGGATGATAAGACGCGAGAGATTGATATGGATGAGTCACTGATTGAAGGTAAACGTGTGTGTGCTTGGTGTAAGAAGGTCATGGGAACTAATAAAGAAATACCAGATGGGGAGGTATCACATGGTATCTGTAAGGCGTGTGTTGATAAGCTGAATAAGGAACTAGATGGATTAAAGAAGCCAAAGGACAAGTCGTTGGCTGAAGCAGCCGGTCCTCGTGAGGTGAACTGGCGCTACTCCGATGATGCACTTGGAATAGTGCCGTACCAGATGGGCTTGAGGGGCTATCAAGCGTACACAGTTAAGATGACTATCGATGAGTTCCTTGCGCTCAACCCATCGCCTGACGCGAGCAAGGAGAGTCGTGCCTTCCTTGTAAGTGCGATGGAGAAGGGCGCTGCGATAGCTCCTCCCTTCATATATGTTGACTGGGAGGATGGCCACTGGAAAGTTTGGCAACATGAAGGTCGTACACGATCTACCATGGCTAAGCAGTTCACTGGTTCTGGCGATACTCTTATCCCGGTGACAATCTTCCCATACAATGAGAACTCCAAGTTGCATCTGGACAGGATGACTCCAGAGCAGAAGGAGCAGATGTACACGTTCCACGCTGACAAAGCTGTGGTCAACCCAAACTTTGTGGTAGTCGCAAAGCCCAACCAACCTGTATAATGGTGTGGGGATGGAGAACCAGATGGCAGATGATAGAACACTCGACTCCGAAGCTGCAAAAATGCTCACGCAGTATGAGGACGAGCCGACCTCGATCTGGCTCTACACTGACATGTCAGTCAAGGATCGTATGGCATGGGCCTACCTCGCGGCAGACGCATTCAAGAGTGTCCCTTTCAAGAAGGACATGGTTAGGGCCTTTGTCGAGGCGATGACCAAGGTCACTGATCCTCCCGAGACTTTCTGGGAGCAGATCAAGGACAAGGACGATGCTCGGGCCAATTATCTTGGTCAGTTGGACTGGGACATCGAGACAGTCCCTCTTGACGAGATAGGTGTCTATCCTCGTTTCTCAAGCTACCCTAATGAGTGGTGTAAAGGTAACGTGGCTGAGACAGCTAAGCGCATTACGGAGGATGAGAGCCACCCGGACAAGAAGGCGAAGCTCCTTCAGATGTCTGAGAAATATCAGACAATCTTGAAATTCCTGCCGCCTATTCTAGTTCCGGGTGGCATCCTTCGAGGCGAACAGCCGGGTTACGAGTTGACGAAGTACACCTGCGATGACGGCAACCATCGGCTCGTGGTTGCTGCCCTTGCGGGTGAGAAGGAAGCTGTCTGCTTCGTGGGGAAAGCGAAGGAGCACAAGGAAGTTCCTGTCGCTGAACTGGAGCCGCAGAAGGCTGAGTCCTTGAAGCTGGGGCAGTCCTTGTCTGAAGCTGTTAGGATTAGTGGTCCAACTCCTGTATCTAGAGACCCACGACAAGCCAGTCTTTTGCCTCCTATTGATGCTATTATGTTGATGCATACTATCGGTGACAGACTTATGATCATTTCAGGCGATACACGTGATGGGGATGGCTGTACATGGAGTGGGCAACAGAGTATTCACGGGGGCATACTAAGAAATAAGTATGAGATTCTATTTCGTGACCCTGATACAGGCGGTTGGTTTATTGCGGAATTTTTCTCTTCTACCGACTCAGCAGCAGATGCCGAAGTTATTCTTCTACGAGTGCATAATAGTAATAACCCTAATGACGCTGAACTTATTCGTAATGTAGCTACTGAGTTTACCAAAGAAGGTTACATGGTAGGTCAAGCTGGTCCGAACTTGTTTGTCTACGATCCAAATAGGGTTGACAGACCGCACGACTGGGGTCGCAGGCAAACGGAAGCAGTACAGATTCGAGGGCCATCTGCTGCCCGTACTGATCCTAGACAATTAGTTCTTTTTACTCAGCAGAAGAGGACGCTTGATACTGTGCTTGATCTTCTTCGTAGGGCCGGTTGGCTTGTTAACGATTCCCAATGGGGTGATCCTCGCAGCATAGCTCGGATGTACACGGTAAGTACCCCGAGTGATTATCCTATCAGGTTCTCAATATACACAGATAGAATCTTTTCCGGTCTTGTCGTTCTCGCGCACGTCATTCCTTTCCAACTGGTTGGAAAGGTAAGTGAAAACATCCGCAAGGCCATGCAGGTATTGGAGAATGCTGGCTTTGAGGTGACAGAAGAGATCAACAATAGGCTCTGGGATATCAAGCTTCCTGATGAGCCAATGCCGGAGCCGAAAGCTGTTGGCGAATCTACTTTTTCTTTGAAACTTGGGCAGTCCTTGTCTGAAAAGAAGAAGTTCAAGAAGATCAAGGGTGCTCCAAGCATCTTGGTAGTGGGTCTTTTGCCCGGCCAAGCGGAGCGAGTGCGCCAGAAGTTCCGTAATAAGGCCAATCTTGCTTTTGTGGTCGAGAAGGATGTCAGTGCTCCTATCCCGCCGAGGGCTGACTGGGCTGTTGGTCTGACTTCATTCATCAGTCATAAGCAGGATGGCAAGGTAGCTGGTGTCTACGGGAAACGGTATCTTCGTGTGATCGGTGGCGTCTCTTCTGTTATAGCCAAGATTAATAACATTCTTGCTGGTAAGCCGTATGAGAGTCTTCCATCGCCAGCTACACTACGCGAAGCCGTGAATATCGCCGGGCCAAGTAGATCGCAGGAGCAACCGGGCCAACAACGGTTCTTCGGTAGTTCATTCGATGACATGCTTGACCTACTGGCTGACAACAATTGGCAGATAGAACGTGACCCTGACCTAGAAAGATTGACTTTTGTTACCCGGGGGTATTCAGTGTTTCCACGCATAATGTATGGAAGCACAGTACGCAAGAGGAATCCTGTATCCATTTATCTCTATGCTCGGCAGTCACCGGGTCACCCGGTGACTGCTACAGTGATGAGTACAGGTGGATTTGTCAGTGAACACAATCTGCTTGAGATCATAAAACTGTTGAAGAATAGTCATTTTGATGCTACATTAATGACAAGCCCAACCTCCACGTTGCAGCCAGCATGGAGTGTGAAGCTTCCAACTGAACCGGTACCGACTGTCCAGACCGAGGCGGTCTACATTCAGGGGCCGACACCGGAGCGGCGAGATGTGCCGGGGCAGATGATGATCAGCCCTGTGTTTATTGGAGGGTTGGAAGTAGAAAAGCTCACTCGCCAAATCGAGTCAATAGGTTTGGTCAAGGTTCCTGAAGCATCCAGTGCAGACACCATTGTCTTCACAGATCGTGAAACTGGTGGTATTGTCAAACTCGTTATACAGAGTTCTGTCGGGGGTAATGAAGTTGTCGGTCTTATGCCTAATTTTGATCCTCATACAGTAGTCTCAGAGATACCGGAGGACGAATTTCCTGACATCAGGCGTGACCATGAATTGTATATGCGAGTAGCTACTGCCCTTCAGGCAATGGAGGATGTGGAAACTCGTTCGGTTCAAGCTGATGAGCTTTTAGGTGAAGCTATTCAGATCGCTGGTCCCACTCCCAAAAAATTAGATACTCCCGGACAAATGCGGTTAGGGTATGTTGGTGGTGGCCCAAGCATTGCATCAGGAGAATACCTCGTTAATCTGTTGAGGGGTGTTGGGTACCAACAGGTAGAATATCCTGTTGAGATTCCACAGCCGACTACTGAGTTCGACTGGAAGCGGTACAAGTTGCTTCAAGGTATCTATGTCCCAGAAGTTTATAGTGGTGGAGCGCCAGTGGCGAGCAGTGAATGGCACAAGCAAACCTTGCCAGAGGCTATAGAGGTTCTTAATAGCCTCATGCAGAATGAACAGGTCACTACAGGTAAAGTCAAGTTCTACCATGGGGAGCCTCGGCCAAACGCCCCCACAGCCGAGTTCGATGCTGAAGGTAATTTGACAGCGGCTGAAAGCGCATGGTTCAATGATATGAATAAGTATGGTTTCATAGCCCAGTTTGGAAAGCCGATTCAGCGAAAGCTTGCTGCGGCGCACCCAACAAGGGTTCGTGAGATTGATGAGATACGCCATAGCCGTCATGGTCAGGAGTATTGGGTTCTCATGTCACCGGGACCCAAAAGCAGGCGTGGTTATGTTTTCCTTGAGCATCAATACGCAGATCAGTGGAGTGGGGAAGGTTCCGATCCACTTGATGCTGTATCGATACGTCCTGTGGCCGGTCCTAGCGATGCAGGACGTAAAAGGGACCAGCAGGCATATGTTGATGCTTTGAACTTGATCTATAAGTCAGGTATCACACCTCTGTATGTTGATCCAGAAAAGATTGGCATAAGAGATCAGCCTGTTGCAAATTCGTCTGCATGCTTCTTTAGTGAGCCTCCAACAGAAGCCACTCGTGAACAAGTGATGACAAGAGTCTCTAAGTATGATCCCCATATTGGGGACGAGATGCTTGAGATCACACCTCTGGGTGAAGCGGTTCAGATTGCAGGACCTAGTGGTGCAACAGAGACACCCGGACATTTGAATCTGTTCCTTGGCAGGAATTTCTACCGGATTAAGAATGAGCTACTCAAGCGGGGCTACAAAGACGAGGGTCGGTTGGGACTTGTAGATTCTTCCGCTATTCTGTCGGCTAAGGTAAGATTGCCGAATAACGAGTCAGTAGATGGCTACATGTCTCTGATTAGCTATGAAGATGATCAGGAAAATATCGGGCACACCTTCTTGTTCCCATATCATGCTCCAGACAAGACCATTGTTGACTTCTCTGATAAGTTGGCCACCAGATATACTGGTGAGCTTCTGGATATGCTGGGTTACGAGATAGCTCTGTTTGGTGCTGGCTTTCGTGTAGATGCTGCTCCTGAAGAGTTTACCAGAGCAGTGGAGAGTAGCCTTGGGTAAGATCATAGTCAATCTGCTCGAATCCTGCCTGCCACCATCTTCGTTTGAGGATGCGGTGGACGCTTCTGTCTCAGGGGACCAAGGTCTTGCTGCGGCCTTCGTTCAGGGTCTTGGTGAGGCTGTTCGCATTTCTGGACCCACTCCTACACCGGAGACCTCCGGGCAGCAGAAGTTGTTCAATGTGAATGCTACAATAGAAGAGATATCCGATTTGTTGGCGAAGCGTTTCAACCGGGACATATCAGGTGGTGGGGTCCTGAAATTGTCGAAATTCCATGACCCTGAAACTGCCGGGCAGTTTTTACTGCGGCTTAACTATCAACAACCGTATTACAGGTACCCAAAATTGGAACCAGTCGCTGGTATGTATGATCCTGCGGCGGCGCGAAGAATAGATCAGAATGCATTCGCAGATGCACTTCAGTACTTGAGTGACAACAAGATTCCATGGCATCTTGTCAGGGGCGAGAACTATGCGATCATAGGAGAAGAAAAGCCATACATGGAGCAGCCACCAAGGTAGCTTATTTTTGCATTGTAGAAAGCAGTGGCGTTCGTATATTGTTGTGACTGGGGAAGAACTTCGGAGGGCACGATATGAAGCTGGACAAGGCAGCGGTTGCGGCGAAGATCGCGAAGTACTACCAGACCCAACTGACACAGGGTCCTGTGGATGTGGTGGTGTCCGCGTTCGAGGAAAGACCAGAAGGTGGTCATCTCGCCAAGGCGGAAGTCGCCTTCAAGACCGATGTCGAGTCGGGTAACGCCGATAAGATCGCATTGACCATCGGCTGCAGTGACGAGGGGGTCCTCGATTGGAGTAGCGCCGTTATCGATGCGACCGGCGATGAAAAGCCCGCGCCCTCTCTCGCCGCAGCGAGCGTCGATCCTGAGGCATTCAAGGACAGGAAACCTCCTGAGAACGATGAGGTGCCGACCCCTATGCCTGCTGATGCTGCGAAGCCTGAGAAGGAGATGCCAAAGCCTGACTCAGGTGTCGAGTTTGTCACTGACGAGAAAACCGGTGGCGAAGCAACTCCAGCTGACAAGGATCACCCAGCTGCTGCGCTCGCCATGGAGTCGAAGAAGCAAAAGCGGCGTGAGGCTCGCGCGAGGGTCAAGCCAGCCGATGAGCTTGGCTGGCCGACCGGCGATGCACTCCTCGTGGACGAGAAGACGATGCCTCGCGTGCGGATCAACGAGGATGGCACTGCGGTTGATGGTGAAGGCCAGACAGCGGAAGAGGATGGCTTCAGCATTGATGAACTCCTTGCAGACGAAGAAGCATCAGGTGAGATCGACTTCGAGTCGCTGCCTGAGTCGCAGCAGACGCAGCTTGCCGCAGCCGCGATGGCTGGTGCAGCAGCCTCTGCCGGGGTAGAGGCTCCTGCAAGTATTGTTCACCCCCTCGAAGAGTCCATGGCTCCGGCTGCTCAGGTCACCGAAGATGATGATGATGACGACGACAAGTACGACATGGATGGTGAACTGAACGCTGGTGAGCCGAAACCAGCGGAAGAGACAGCCGCCACAGGTGCTGTAGATACTTTCATCAACAATCTGGCTGCGGACTTTGCGGACCAGAATGAGGAGACGATGCTCAAGTCCGTGGAAGCCTTCTGCTCATCTCTTGGTATCGATTGCACCGAAGACATACTTAGCAGGGCGCGGGCGGCTATTGGCGGTGGGGCCAGTGACGCTGAAGATGTGGTCGCTGCTGAGACAAGTATCGTTACTATTGATCCAGTCATTGGTCTGGCCAACCTCGTTGGTGGTGTAGACGATGAGTTGGCTGAACCCGATGAGGAGACTGACGAAGAGGAAGACCTCATTTTCGATGAGATCGAGGACGAAGACGTTGAAGATGATATGGAGGCCGCTGCTGAGGAAGGCTGTCCTGCTCCCGGCAGTAAGATTAAGAGTAAAGGACAAGGGCGCGGTCTCGCACGTGGGCGGGGTAAAGGTCCGATAGGTGTTCCAAAGAATGAGGCTATAATAGGAAGAGGACGAGGGCTGGCCAGAGGCAGGGGTAGAGGCCCACTGGGTCGTCCTGCGCTCAATATCAGTGACGAGGACGTTGAAGACAACAAGGCCGCAGCTACTGCGGCTGGTTGCCCCGCTCCCGGTAGCAAAATCAGAAGCAAAGGCAAGGGCAGAGGTCTCGCACGAGGTAGGGGTAAAGGCCCTGTTGGTGTGCCTGTCAAAGAAGACAAGTCCAGCGGTTCTTCAGAGGAGGAAACCGCGCACGTGGAGGAGAGTGTCATGCGGAACTCTATGGTTGTCCGTCTTGGTGAGACCGCGAGTGTGAGGGGTATCGCTGAGGCGATCCACGAGCGGTTCCCTGAACTGAAGTACGTTATCCTTGAAGCAGAGGATGGCGAGGGGAGGCAGTTGCTGTTCAACGTCGATCCCGAATGGGACCTCGACGCCACAGTGAATCAGGTCAACGAGGCGCTGCAGGCCAAGGTGCTTCTGGCCGATGCGACGGCTGGTCCTGAACTGACCGAGGACGAGGTCGCGTCCTACAGCTTCGGTCTTGCTGGCGGTTCGCAGGGCATCGGCATGGACAAGGAAGGCTATCAGGGTCAGAAGAACCCGACCACGCAGAAGGACCCGAACTATGGCGAGAAGAACACCTCGCCCGGCCCCAAGAACCTCAGCGGCACGCCTGAAGGTGAGCAGGGTGGAGCGCAGGCTGCGGGTACCCAGCCTACCAAGGGTGATAAGAAGAAGCAGCAGAAGGTTGGCCCTTCCACGAATGATAGCGGCACTGACGGTTCGCCCGGCCCCAAAAAGCTCGCCAAGGTCAAGAAGGACGAGTATGGTGGTTCGGGCAACAAGTCCGGTGCCAAGAAGGCCAAGGAGTCCTTCGAGGACGCGATGACCACGTTCCTCACTGAGACCGTTGTTACGCATCTCAAGGAGCAGAACCCGTTCGCTGTCGAGGCGGAAGAGGAAGAAGAAGCCGACAGCGTCGATGCTGATGTCGCTGCGGAGATGGGTGCCGAGGAAGCCGACTACGGTGCCGAGTTCGCGGAGGCTCCTGACCTTGACCCTGTGATTATCTCGATGGTGCAGGCGCAGGCCGACCACAGCCTTGAAGCCGCTCACGAGGTTGCCGAAGCCTACTTCTCAGAACAGGGCATGGAGTACAGCGATGACATGCGCTCGAAAGTGGAAGAAATCTTCAAGTCCTTCAGTGAGCCTGCAGTTGCTGCTGAGGAGGAGGAAGCCGAGGAAGAGGTCGTGGTCGATGAGCCTGAGGCTGAGGGTGGCGAGGCCGTCGAGGTGGAGACCGAGGCTCGGGGCATGGAGTACGAGTCGATTGCCCGTAAGGTCCTTGGTGACGAACTCTACGAGAAGATGATCTCGGCCAAGAAGCGCCTCAAGCAGGAGACCATGGAGGCCGTCGCGGATGACGAGAAGCTGACGCAGCGCATCCGCGAGCGTGTCGAGAAGGTCCTGAATGAGGAGTCGGGTGCCGGGTCCGTCATCACGCAGAAGGACCATAGTGGCCATCCTGACTCATGGCAGCGTGTTCAGATGAAGGCGGGAACCCGCACCAAGACCGGTAAGATCAAGCCCAATGTGAAGTTCAAGGGCAAGGTCCGCGTGGTCTGGGATGACGGGCATGAAGAGTTCATCGAGCCGAGCAAGCTTAACAACGTCGCTGGCAAGAAGAAGGCCGGTGGTGAGCAGGCGAAGGTGGGTGGCGATAAGGCCCCTCAGATGTCCACAAAGGAATGGGGAGGTAAGAAGGGGCTGGAGTCGATCCAGCGCGAGAGCGAGCAGCGTAGGCGTCTCGACACTGCCGTGGAGCACCTTGTACACGGCGGCAAGTTCCCTGAGAGCGAACTCATCGAGGTGCTCATCGAGCGGGCTGACGAATTCAAGGCTCCTCTCAAGGGTCTCGAAGAAGATGCTGAGGAGACCGAGGAAGAGGAGACCAAGCTCGAAGAGTCGAAGAAGGATGAGAAGGCTCCTGTCACCGAAGACGAAGACGGTGAAGAGGAGGGTGAGCTTTCCGAGGAGGAACTCGAAGAGATGGCTGAGGCCCTCCTTGATGACGAGGAGTTCACCATCATCTCTGAGGACATGGATGGGGGCGAAGAAGAGTTCAGCGTGACCCTTACCGAAGACGAGATGTCGGAAGTCGAGGACGAGTAGTCAACTATTAATTCTGTATCAATTAGTATTTATTTGATACAGGGGAGAAGACATGAAAGATCACGTGGATAGCCCAGAGGTCGATGTCCTCATCGAGGGCAAGCGTCGGTTCGATGAGGTCATAGCTGACATTCCCATCGACCAGTCTTCTCGTGTCTACATGGTCCGCGTCAAGGATGGGATGGTTGACGATCAGGGCTGGATCACCGTTGACGAGGCTCGCAGGAAGAACGCTCTTGACCGTCGCAGATATGGCAAGACCATCAACCGCTACTTCAACAACAAGGACTTCGCAGGAGCCTACATCGATGACTCTACCGGTGCCGGTGAAGCAATGGGTCCTGAGATGCCCGGTGGGGAAATGGCTGGACCTCCTGATGTTGGTGGTACGCCCGATCTTCCTGAGGACCCGGCTCTTGCCGGTGGCCCTCAGGGCGGTGGCGAAGCACCTCCGCCAATGGAGCCGTTCGATCCCAGTATGCCACCACCTCCTGAAGAGGCAGGGCTTCCGGGTACGGACGAGTTTCCTGAGCCGATGCCGGGTGGTGTGCTCGATACGATGGGGGAGGAGCCGGGTCTTGGTGACGAGTTCAGCGACGACCTTGATGACGAGTTTAGCGACGACCTTGGTGACGAAGAGGACCTCTTTGGCGCGGGTGACGAACTAGGCGATATTATCTCCGGCGAGGAAGTAGAAGAAGAAGAGCCTTTCGAATTAGAAGTTCCTCGCCGCATCAGACTCGTTCCTGTCAAGGAATCAAAGGAGTCTTTTGAAAATCTCGTGGAGGACACGCTCCTTGAGATGTCGAACAGCACGGCTGCAGAGACATGGGCGCAGGGTGGCAGACTTCCACCGGGTCGGTTGGTTGGCGACCGGAGAAGGGCTGCACTTGCGTTCACTGACAACCGTGCGTATTCCTACGGTCTCCCTATCGCGCAGATCGATAGGGAGAACAATGTAGCTCGTGTTCACTCCGGCACGAGGCCAAGTGGGTACCGATACTCCATGACGACCACCAGCCACATCGAGATTGTGAATAATGCGCTCCACATGGCTGGGATCGAAACAGAGACGGCTGAGTTCGAGCATCCTGAGGGTGAGCATTTCGCTATGCCTAGCATGAGCATGGACATAGGAGGTTTGCGCTCCTATCAGGATGTGGAGGCTCCTGAGCTTCCGGTCGCGCAGCGACGTGAGATGCCACGGTACCGGCGTCCTCGCAGCCTGCAGTTGGGTCTACCGATTGGAGAATCACAGAAGGAAGCCTTCAAGGACGCTTGGATCACGACTGAGCAGATGGAGAACATCTGCTCTGACTGTGCCAAGCAGATGAAGGAATCGAAGATCACCCGCGTTCGCGCCGATGTGTTCCTCCTTGGCGAGAAGAGTGAGCGGGACACCAAGGCATCCGGGGGTGACGGTTGGCCCAAGAAGGTGAAGAAGGGCCGCTTCACTGAGTGGTGCCGCAGGAACGGCTTCGAGGGCGGTGCCAGTGTGGCATGTGCCAAGAAGGCCATGGATTCGGACGACGCCTCCGTGCGTGGAATGGCCTCTTTCTATATGAACACTGTCAAGCCGGGCGGCAAGACTGCCAGCGCGGTGGGTGACAAGGAGGAGTCGATGCAGATCAAGGACACGAGCGAAGAGGGCGTCATGGAGGCCCTGATGGATGGGGACATCTCTGCTGCAGAGGCTGCGGAGATGTTGGAGAAGTGCAAGGTTCCACCCCAGTTCAAGTCGAAGCTGGACAACAAGGCGGCGAAGGTCAAGCGTGCCAAGAAGAATGCAACCGACAAGAAGTAGTACCCCCTCACCCGCCTGTTAGGGGAACCGGGCATGAGCAAACAGAATCCGCTGGACTTCGAGACCATGGTGGATCAGGTTCTCGAAGCTAAGGCCCAGAAAGGCCAGATCACCAAGGCGGCAAAGCAGTTTGGTCTCAGGCCCAAGCAGATCAAGGACGCTCTCGCCTCGATAGACCCCTCCGGTCGATCTTCCTACGGCGACTGGCTCATCAAGATGTGGATGAAGGGGGATATCGATCCCACGAAGGATGCCGACCGCATCAAAGAAGTAATGCGGGCATGGCATGAACTGAAGAAGCGGGCCTTCCTGCCAGATAAGTTTGCTGTTCTGACCTCTAGGAAGTACCCGGACTTTGAAACTTTGGTCAAGGTTGTCAGGGAGTACATGCTTCGTCTTCCCAAAGAGTTTCAAGTACAAGGAGAAGAAGAGGAACGAGTAGCGCCCGGCAGGGAGTTCATTGCTACTCACTATACTGACTACGAGGAAGCGAAAGATTATCTCAACAGGCCAGTGTGGAGTCGAAGGGACCATCCGCCTGCTGCTCGACCACGTTACCTGGGTGGAACAATTCATTCAGACCGTGAGGGTTCATGGTGCATTCGTAACCCGGAGTATTTTTCTTCTGAACTCGATGAAGAAGGTGGTTTCATCGGCGTGATGAAGTATGAGCCTGACATGGTGAAACCGAATGTAGTACCGGACCCGATTGATACTATTCGTCGTTATGAAGCTGGTGAACTTGGGTCTGAGGATGTGCCTTATTGGGTGGAAGATGAAGACCTTCGCCAGTACGCTGTTGATAAGCATGGTGGTGGTTATCTCGTAAAGGATGAGCTTCCCTATACGACGATCTACCTTGCTCAGATCGTAAGAGGGCATGTTGTACTTTGGGACAACAATGACAAACCGTATGCCGCTACCGAGGACATAAGCTCCTCTCCTGCGAGCAGCCCGGAACCAGCGGAACCATTCATGGCGTCTTTTGGTTCGGTGTCGGAGCAACTTAATGCAATGCGAGGTGCCGTTGCTGATGCTTCTCCAGAGGTGAGGCAGGCAGTCGAAAACTTTATTAACATGGTGTATGTCTCGCCAGAAGTTGAAGAGCGCATGGCTGAGTATTCCGATGTGCTTGATGGTCGAAAAGTCAATCTTGATGATCTCATGAAGCAAAGGGCTGGTGTCAACAAAGTCACACGGGTAGCTAACCTCCGTGATTTCACGCAGAGGTTCTCAGAGGTACCGGGTGTTGAGGTGTTTGGTGATGAGGATGATCCTACTATTCTGGTTCATGTGAACGTTCAAGATCAGGGTGTCTGGGACTACCTCGCGCGGATCGCTACAGGTGAGTCCATGGCTCCTGACATTGAAAAAGAAGTGATGCGGGAGATAATGCTCAGTAAGTTTATCAATGAGTACCTTAATCCAAATAAACCAGATACTTACTTTGGTCAGCACGCTTACGATAAGTTCCATAGGATTGAACAAGAACAGGGTGCTGTACCCGGGCAGGTGACAATAGTTAAGGCTAATAAAGAGTGGGGCCAACTACCCGGCATTGAAAGTGAACAGAAATGGAAGGCGATATTCGAGCGTGCCATGCAGAGGCTTGGTGCGACATGGAATTTTAATCCAAAGGATAACACCCTGACTCTTGAGGGTGCGACGTTCAAGGACATCATCGATGAATTGGAGATAGAGGACTTATGGTACGTCTACGATCCACAAGCAGAGGTTCCTCGTATCCAGATAAAGCGACAGCAGCAGCAGCAGTTGCTTCCTCCTTTCCAGTATAAGTATAAGAATGAGGAACCGCCACAGTACCAGTTGGCCACGGCTCTTGAGAACACTCAGTTCGAGCGCCTCGTCGAAAAGAAAGTCAGGAAGGACAAGTCAAAGGCTGCTGGTAAGAAGGCTGCTGGTAAGAAGGGTGCTGAGAAGAAGGACTCTAAGAAGAAGAAAGCTGACAAGCGCACTGAAGAAGAGAAGGACCGTCAGTCCAATATCTATCAGTGGTTCGCTGGCCTTCCAATGCGGCCCATGCCTGAGAAGGCCGACTTTAAGAGGTCCTTGGAGTTCTTCGGTAAGCACGCCTTCTCGAACAAGGTGAAGGTTGCGGAGGTCAACAAGAAGAAGAAGTTTGCCAAGCTGGTCTCCGAGCAGACTTCTGATGTGAACCCGGATGATGTGGCGTTCCTGCGACGGCATCTGCTTGCTCGTGGTTTTCGGGTCAAGCCCGTGAAACCTTGGCCCGGCGGTGAGTACGTTCGGATGAAGCTCTTCCGTATCGGGCAGGACTTGCTCGCGCCCATCGCCCCTGAGGCGACACCATTCCTCCCTCCCGAGGCTGGGGAGCATTTCAAGCATCTCGTGCCGCAGGAAAGCTTTGAAGGCGCTGTGGAGCGGCTGATGGAGAAGGTCCCAATGTTCAAGGGGGAACCACGTATTGGGCCTCGCGCAGGCGATTCGTTTGTGGACGCGGTGGACTTAGAACTGCAGCACATGACAGGCATGACATTGGGCACATGGATAGATTGGCTTGGGCAGCAGGGTGTTACGCCGAAAGCCGTTATGCTTGGATTGGATTACGCCTTCAGGCAGGGCTATTCGTCTGCGGAGACTGCTACCTATCTGGTTTCAAGAGCGACAAAGGGTTTTGGTTCTTCTACTACGATGCCTTTTGGGGAGAACAAGCCTCAATTCGACAGGCTTGTGGAGAAGGCTCTTGGGCTGGCGGCGCAAGAAGGCATTGGCGTCAATGATGTAGACCCTGAAGAGCTTCGCATGGGTATCAAGGTCGAGAAGGAGCATGGTGGAAGTGAGAGTGACTGGATCAGGATCGCACTCGACCACCTTACGGAAGACCCCAAGTACTACTCCAAGGGTAAGGCGAAGGGCTTCTTCCACGAACTCACTGGTGAGGACAGCCACGAGCGAGTTCGTGGGCCGGAGGTCGAAGAGGAGACTGACATGGGCGACCCTGCAAACTTCTCCGAGGAGTCATGGACGGAGTCGTTGCTCGACGAGGCAGGACCCACTGGCTCGGACTTGATGTACCGCCACTTCAACCCGGACTGTTGGAAGTGTGGGAAGAAGCTGGACCACAAGGATATGGCTTCTGGCAAATGCCAGCAGTGTTTTTCAGACATCTCTGGCGAGCCTCGGTTCCCACACCGTAAGCCTAAGTGGAACCCAAAAGCTTCTGGGAAAGGTCGGCGCATTGATGTCACAACGAGGCCCAAGACTGCGTGGGAGAGCAGCATGAAAGACTTTGAAGGGCTGGTTGAGGAGAGTCAGTGCAATGACCTGATTGAGTCGCTCTCCAAAGCGCAGCGTGTCTTGGTGATTGAGGAACTGCTGGAGTTCCGGCAGGAGCGACCGGGCCAGCAGTACGGGACGGGACCCAGGCAGAGGCAAATGCCAACGATCACGCCACCCGCTCGTGGGCCAAATGCGCAGCAACAGCAGCAACCGCAGCAACAGCAGGGACAACTCAACGACAGAGAGCGGACAGTCCTTGGATGGTACATGGCTGCTTCGGGTAAGGGTGGCAGCGTGGACGCTTATCCGCCGCAAGAACAGGTGGAGTGGTTCAACGACGCTGGTCGCCTCAAGGGAATCGTCAGTGCTCTAGCCCAAGAGCGTTGGTTCCCGAAGGTGATGAGCATCCTGTTTCCTGATGACAGGGCGCGGTATGCGTTCCTCGCTGACAAGGTCAGGGGCATCAGCCGAGGTGCTAACAAGGCAGTTGCCCCGGGCGGTGAGCGACCACCTGCCCGTGGTGCTTTCCAAGCGCCCCGGCGAGAGAGTGTTGAGAAGAAGTCTGGCAAGCTCTATGAGTTCTCGACTCCTGAGCGCCAGTCTGCTATCCTGTGGGCACGCGGCGTTCCGGTGAGCCGGAACAACCCCAAGACACCGATGTGGTTCCAAGAGAACGAAGCCTACGCTCTCTGGGACAAGATCGCGGAGGTTGACCGTGAGACGAAGTCGGCTAAGGTTCTGTCGCCCAAGGTCACCTCAGCGTTGACAGGGCGGCAGATCAAGATAGTGGAGAACGCTCTCCGCTGCACGCAGTTCGCGGTGGAGTTTGTTGAGGGCTGGTAATGCGACTGAGCTTTGACCAGTTGATTACGGAAGCACTCCTTTTAGAGAAAAAGTCGGTGGTTGACGGCAAGAAGTGGTACCACTGCCATACGCACAGGGTCATGGCCATTAGGCCAACGTTGAAGGGTGCGATAAGCGCCTTCGATTTCATCAAGACCACGTCGTAGGAGGAGGTGCATTTTGTTCGACTTCCAAAGTAGTATATTCGATGTACCGGGCGCACAGTCGGTGATCTTCACAGTTATCGATGATCTTGGCACTCCTCGGGTCGCAGCCTTGATGAACAGGAGTGCCTTCACCCTGACCTGCCAGTATCAATATTCGGATGACGGTGGCGGAACATGGAAGGACCTTGGCATCGCGTTCGACCTTGCGCCATTTGGTTCCGGTGGTGAGGAGCTTGACGTGCGCGTCATCACACAGCTTGGTCGCATCCGTCTTCTCGCGTCGGGCGGTGCGAGTGCCAAGGAACTCAGCGTTGGTGTTATGCGGTCGAGCATCAACCCGAGCGCGGTATTCCCGATTATTGCCATCTAGGAGAAGTGATGAATAGGGCTGAGGCAGTCTCTAAGTTGATAGAGAGGATGCTTGACTTCACAGAACCTCTTTCATCGCAGCCGGAGGCCCATATACAACCGGGGATTTCGTATACTCCGGTTGAGTTCGGCATCAAGCATGACTACGCAACTGAGCAACTGATTCGTGACACAATGGCTCGGCACAGTGTGGTTATTGTCGAGATCGATGACATCCCTCGGGAGCCTTCCAAGAATGTTCCGAAGGAACTACGTCAATTGGTGCGGAAGTTCAAAGGAGGCCCTGACGAGCAAAACCTTATATGGCATGTCAAGGCTCTTGTACCAGACGAGCCTAATGACGAATTGGTCTACGATATTCAGGACGTGCTTGAAGAAACGTTCGGCCTGATGTATTTCGCAGTGAAGCACGATGCAGAGTGGGGTATTGATCGAAACCAGCGTGAGTCTCTCAACTTTTCTGACCTAGTTGACGGTCTCATGCGCGGGGATAAGTTGATTGAGGAGCGCAAGCGTGGGCGATCTCGCTAACAAGGTTTGTGAGGGCATCGCCAACGGAATGTCTCCTGAGGCTGCTGCCAATACGTTGATCTCTCCCTCCCGATGGGAACATAACCTCTTTGCGCCCGCCCGTGATCTCCAAACGGCCTATAAGGCTTTCCTCAGAGGAGACATCTCTGTAGGAGAGCTTTATTTCCTTGCCATGGATGTGGCTTCCGGTGCTGATGCTGTGGCAGACCTTGCGTCCCGCGTCAGCCAAGGCTACGGCAAGGGTGCGAGCATTGACGACGTTCCTTCTGTCAACATCGAACCAGAAGACTTGCTGGAACCTGACGTGGTTATTGAAGCGTTGACAGAGACACGAGTCCATGATCTGTCCCCTGCGCAGCAGGCGGAGCTTGAGAAAGCCTATCAGGAGCGACCACCAGAGGATGTGCAGGACTTTTGGAAGCGGTTTGTGACTCCAAACATCGAAAAGTACAGGGAGCCTGAACCAGCTGAAGAGGTCGAGGGACCCAATGTTCTTCAGTACGCTCTTCAGTTTCCGGGCATGGTCGATAAGCTCATGCGGCAAGGTTACCCCCGTGGGCAGGCGGAACGCATCGCGTCGAAGTGGGCCAGAAGCTGGACGCCTGAAGCAGCATTTGCTGCCAAGGATATGGCTGCGGAACGACCACCGAAAGTTCATAGATCACCGAAGTCTCGTGCCTACCGGGTACCAGAAACCCCGGTCGAGATCGAAGACGATCCTCATTATATCCGCAACCACATGATAGAAATTGCCAACAAGGGTGATGACATCACTCCTGAAGATGTGCGTTATCTACATAAAGTTGCAGGCAAGTATGGTACACATGACGTTGGTGGAGACGCCTTCAACCTTCTGAATGCACTAGGAGACCTTGGTCTTCTTGGTCCTGAGAAACCAAATGTTCGTCAGATAGGTACTCGTACCAAAGACTTCTCGGTGATGAGTCCCGAAGATGCAGTGGCTGTCTTGCGAGGCCAGCAAAAGGAACCCAATCAGGACCTATCCCGTGCGAAAGAAGCATTGAGGAAACTAGGATACCCTGTCAGACGGGCGGAACAGGCTCTACAACAGGCTGCTGCTGAGGGTGCCATAGGCGAGACTGATCTCATAACAAAAGCACTCACACATCTAGCTTAACCCTTGACATCATACGTTTCATCCTGTATTATTCTACACTCTTCTGGGGCGGTGGTCGGGTGGGCCAAGGAAGCGGTCTACTACCCTACCCGGCCACCGCATTTCATTTCTGACAAAAAAGTGTTTGACTCATACGGCCAATACAGATATATTTCAGGGGTGAGACATATTGTGAGACGTATATTACAGTAGGAAAGGGGACGGAACGTGCCACAGGACATTCGCAGCTATTCTTTGGAGGAGGCCGAGGCCCTGCCGGTCTTTATGGAGCCGCAGCATGACCAGCTTGTTGTGGCACCAGTCAGGTTTGACGAGAGTATCATCAAGCTGCCCGAGACGGTAGGTGCGGACTCGCAGCTAGTGTACCTCGTGATTGCGGCAGGGCCGGGTCGCATGCGGGCGGATGGCGAACGCATGCCCATGGACTTCGAGGTTGGTGATCTGCTCCACATGTCCGGTCGCCAGCTATTGACTGCTTTCTCTTTCAGGGGCTACGTCACCTACATCGTCACCTGCCAGAGTGTAGCGGCAAAGGTGGACAAGGAGAAGCTCTTCGACGTGGTCAAGAGAGCGAAGGCCGGGGAGTTTCAACCGAAGAAAGATGAAGACAAGCTGGAGAAGAAGTTCGGGAAGGGCGAAGACAAGCCGAAGGTCGAGATCGCAACTAGCTAGGCAGTTCCGATCCTGTCCATGGTCGGTGCTGCTTGCCATGAAAGGTAAGGAGACCGACCATGGACGCGGCAACCCTCAGAAGTGAATCCCGGAACCTTCGCTTGATGATCATCAAGGAGGTCATGCTCGACACACTTGGGCTTGACAGTGCTGCGGCTATCGCTGCAGACAATGGGGATACCCTTGTCCTTCGGGGCAAGAAGGGTGCCGTGCGGGTCCGTGCGTCGGGTGGCAAGTTGTATGCAGAGAAGGTGGCGTGATGGACGTAGTTGAACGAGAGTGTAAGCACCACGGTTTGACTCGCTATGCACGTGAGAAGTGCAGTGGTTACTATCGTTGCGTCAAGTGCAGGAATGCAAAGACTACTAGATACCGAAAAGATCGCATTGATAAGTTAAAGCGCCATTTTGGTGGTAAGTGTGCATTGTGCGGGTATGACCGGTGCTTAGATGCGTTGGACTTCCACCACGAGGACCCTGATGAGAAGGAGTTTAGCTTCCGCGAAAAACGGTATCTTGCTTGGGACAAGTTGGTGGCTGAGGCGAAAAGTGTAAGCTTGTCTGCGCGAACTGCTATAGAGAGATACATTCATCGAGTGGCTGACCAGCTTCACGTCGCTCTTTGGCAACGTAGACCGGGAGTACTCGGATGGGAGCAACTAGAACTAGGTCGCGCCTGATAATAGGGTAGGTTCAATTTCTGCTTCCCGGTTCATTCTTTGACAAGAAGAACTGAAAGGACATCCTCACGTGACAGCAGGGCGCAAGGTCAACTCACAGAGCCGCGACTGGTGCACGCCGCCGAAGTATGTTAAGGCTGTGCGAAAGGTCTTCAGCGGGCACATTGCTCTAGACCCATGCTCCAACAAGTGGTCCATTGTGAAGGCTGATAGGGAGTACCGTCTCCCAAAGGAGGATGGGCTTAAAGTTCCATGGGATGGCCTAACAATCTATGTCAATCCTCCGTATGGTTCAGATCGTGAGCGCGGCACAACAATCAAGGACTGGCTTCGTAGGTGTGCACTTGCGTTTGAGTCTGGTAATGCTCAAGTTTTGGCCCTCGTCCCCGTTGCCACCAATACGCGCCATTGGAAGGACTATGTGTGGGGATGCGCAACCGCCGTGTGCTTTCTCTATGACACGAGGCTTCGGTTTCTCGTAAATGGCAAGGATGGGGGAAAAGGTGCACCAATGGCATGCGCCATGATCTACTGGGGTGCGCACTTCGACAGGTTTCAGGATGTCTTTATGCAGCATGGTGCGGTGGTGGACATCCACGGTCTACAAGGAAAGGCAATAGGCCCGCATTTTACAACCTGATGCTTTTCTTGCTTCACCTTGTTGAAGAAAAATTTGAGAATTTTCTCTGTTTGTTCGGGTGTGATAGTAGCTGATGGCGCGGACAATGCAAAACGATGTAAGGGGTGTTCGTCCTGCCACCCGGCTCCTTGCTCTTTGACACGATGGGGGGCCACATGTGCATGCCAGCCTGATCAGTTGGCACGAGAATTAATTCAGGCCCCCGCCACTGTGGAGACCAGCAGGTATTCGGTGGTGAGCCAATTTCTGTAGGGGTTATACCCCAAGCCGTAACGCCTGCTGGTTTCTGTTGTCGGGGTGTAGCGCAGCTTGGTTTAGCGCGTCTGGTTTGGGACCAGAAGGTCATCAGTTCGAATCTGATCACCCCGACCATTTTTAGCTGCTATTTCTGCGCAATGGTTTGTTATTGCATGCTCACTCGTGCTACTGGGGTCTTGGCGGGATCGATAGCTGCTACAGTCTTGCAAATGACGGTGATAGCATCGGTAACTGCTGTTTTCGCTATTGTAACGGCGCTACACTTGAAGTGGGTGCTCAGATGGCTCAAAATTCATCTCCTAGCCGCTGTAAACATGCTAGTGACGGCCATGCCTCATCGAAAAAAAATTTCAGAATTTTCTTGAATCTTTGTGAAGCATGGCGATCCGCCACCGTATTCCCGCGATATACCGCCCGGCGATATGTTCGTTTGGGCGTGCTTGGAGAAAATCAAACAGGAGATAGCAAAGTGTGAGGTGCATTGCGCAAACTGTCATCGTATGCGGACCACGAAAAGGGATGGTGGCGAAGTTGATTCGAGTCCTACCACTCCCGCCACAATAGAAGGGAAGTAAGATGTCCAATGACAAGCCTGCCATTCCGTATGACCTCGCCCGCCGCGCCGTGATCCCGTTTGGGAAGTACAAAGGTCAGACCCTCGACATGATCAGTACGCACGTGGACGGCTCTCCTGACCCCGAAGGTCTCAAGTACCTTGACTGGCTGGTCGGGGAATACAAGTGGTTCAAGGAGCACTGCTCCGATCTCTACGATCATGTCGTAGCGTTCCTCGAAGATTCGGCTGTCAAGGCCGACCTCGAAGAAGTCCTCGCCTGAAACACTAACGCGGCATAGCTCACATTGGCTAGAGCAATGGTTTTATAAACCATGGGTTCTTGTTCGATTCCGAGTGCCGCCTTCAGATTTTCTTTCACAAATCACTTGACTCCATACTCGTCTCACCGTATGTTTCCTACGTGAACGTTAGGTCTGGGAGCATGACTCCCGTAGGAAAGGACGGTCGCAATGCCGGGACGCAAGACGGGACAGGTGAAGTGGTTCAACGAGCAGAAGGGCTTCGGATTCATCACACCGGACGACGGGTCTTCGGACGTGTTTGTCCACTACAGCGCCATTGAGGCCGAGGGCTTCAAGACGCTTCAGGAGGGCCAGCAGGTCGAGTTCGGGGTCGAGCACGGGGACAAGGGTCCTCGCGCCACCAAGGTCGTGACGAAGTAGATGTGATGGGGCAGAGCCGGGGTGTAAGCAGCCTCCGAGACCGCACCTCCTGGGGACACATAACGCCTCGGTTTCTGCCCCGCTATGTTCTTTGACAACCAGTGGGGCCGATATAGATTCGACGTGTTGGTCGAGTTGTGTTGCTGCGCTCCGAGGATACCCGGTTGGCCTCGTTAATCATCCGGGGAAACGATCAACTGCCAAGGATGACAAGAAGGTCATCAAGGTAGACTTCACGCTGCGTAAGGGCACCAGCGTTCGCGTTGCTGCCTAGCCTAGCCGAAGTCTCCGTCACTGAGTAGCCGCCAGTGGCTAACCCCGCTCCTGCACAAGTCCCGGTGCAGCAGAAGGCAACAGGGACGGACGGCACCCAGAGGGTGTTGACTTCAGGGAAAGCGACCTGAGAGGCTTGCCTTGTGTGCCGGATACAGAACACTTGGCTACGAGCGTAGACGCGCATGATGAACCCGGCACGGACGGGGGTGCAAATCCCCCCGGCTCCAGATAACTCCACTTTATCGTTGCCTTGTATTTCCACCTGCGCTATGGGGGATTACGAAAGGAGCGACAAAGTGATCACAATAACATGTGTGACGTGTGGCAAGAAGAAGAAGCAGATTCCTAAAAAGGAATTTCTGCGGCAACTTCAAATACGTGTCGAACGCTGCCCGCATTCGGGAGTGATGGCACAAAAGGATGGGCGGGAGGTAGAGGGATGGTTGATAAAGCATTGCTATCTTCAGAGAAGATGGATTGGGAAACGCCGGATGACCGCTTTGCGGAGTGGAACGAGGAGTTTCGATTCACGATAGACGTATGCGCTCGCGCTGATAACACGAAGTGCAGCAGGTTTTTCTCCCCGAACGACGATGCGCTCTCGATGAGTTGGGGCCATGGAGAGCGGTGTTGGATGAATCCACCTTATGGCCGTGAGATTGTCAAGTGGATGAAAAAGGCGCACGACGAAGCGTTTTTGGGAGGAAATCTGATCGTTTGTCTTGTACCGGCTCGAACAGATACCGGTTGGTGGCATGACTATGCAATGAGGGGTGATATCCGATTTCTGCGTGGACGGATTAAGTTTGTTGGAGCGAAGAGCGGAGCGCCGTTTCCAAGTGCGCTCGTAATCTTTGATGGACGATAGGGAAAGTAATTGGGGGCACTCAAGAATGCCCGAAGGTATCAGGAGCCACTGTTACACGCACTCCACTTCTTTGAGAGGAAGACAAGTGATCGAGAAGATTGGTGTGGTGGGCTGCGGTTTCGTTGGTGGCGCAGTGATGTCCGGGTTCAAGAAGCGTGGGTACGAAGTCGTCGGTTATGACCCGGGCATCTGGGAAGATGTTTCCTTCCTTGCGCTCAAGGCTGCTGACTGCATTTTCGTCTGTGTCCCCACACCTGAACTTTTCAACGGTAGCTGTGATGTTTCTCGCGTATTGAGCACCTTGAACAAGCTCAGCCGACTAAAGTACTCAGGACTTGTGGTCATCAAGTCCACAGTTGATCCAAAGTCGGTCAGGTTTCTGGTCGAGAAGTTCTCCGATCTTCGTATCGCTACGAACCCAGAGTTCCTGACGGCACGCAATGCTCAGGCAGACTTCGACAAGCCCACGCACATTGTCATTGGGGTCTCGAACAGGGATGATGCCGAGGTGCTCTTCAAGCTGTACCACAAAAACTGGCCCAATACTCCCACTGGTGTTTACAGCCCTGAAGCTGCGATGATGATGAAGTATATGACCAATTCATGGTTCGCCACCAAGGTCACCCTGATGAATGAGTTCTACCTCGTGTGGCAAGCCTTAGGTTACGGGGATTGGGAAAGCGTCGTGGAGGCTTTCAGTCTTGACCCCCGTGTAGGTCCGACTCACCTGCAGGTCCCGGGGCCTGATGGCAAGTTTGGCTTTGGCGGTGCATGCTTCCCCAAGGATACAGCAGCTATGCAACAGTTGCAACAGAAGATGGGCACGAGTGCCGAGGTACTCGATGCAGTGCTGTCAGTGAATGAAAAGATTCGTGGTGCCAACCCGGATGAGCCGGGTTGCGGAGAGAAAGGACGGGACGAGATGGATGAGCAGAAGGATGCTGCCCCTGAGCAGCCCAAGGACGAGGCTGTACCCGCCGCCGATGAAGCCGTGACCAAGAACGCCGCCCCCACCGACGAGAACACGACCGATGCCCCCGCCGATGCCAACGCTGCCCCCGAGGCAGTTGAGGATAAGGCCGATGCGCCCGGCAACGGGTCCGTTGACGGCGAAGGGGCTGCGCCCGTCGAGGAATCGGTCGAGAAGGCCGACGCCCCGGCAGACGATGCCGCGCCCGTCGAGGAGTCCGCTCCCGCGAGCGATGACGCTGCCGACGCCGAGAAGTCCGAGTAGGCTTCCGCTGGCTTAAACGTTCAGCGGATGGTGGAGGGCAGCAGGATGAACTGTCGCCCCCAAACGGTGGGGGAGGGAGCGCCTCCCCCACCTTTGCTTCTTGGAGACGACCGTGGATGAAAAATGGTTAAAGATTGAGTTACTCCATACTGGTGATGAACTCGACTTCATGTCTCCAGACGGCATACTTCACTGCGTAGTGATTCAGAAGCAGGGTATGCAGGTGCAAGTACAGGACATGAAGCGACCTGTCTTTAAGAAGTGGCTCTCTGCCAGTCAGGTCGAGTTTGAATGTGTGACCAAGCAGGAATTGGAGACACGGAGCGAGTCGATAATCGATGATGAGGATGAGGAGTTCAAGGGCAACGAACTCACAGGCTTCAAGGGGAGCGAGTTCAAGGCTCCTTGGTTTCATAATGATGATGACGACGATGACGATCCTGCTGACTGGTGGAAGAAAGGCAAGAAAGACTAGGGGGACAGCATGTCGAAAGAGAAGAAGGACCCTTACGCGGTCGAGAGGAAACCTCCGATCATCAGCCACATCGCCGGGCGCAGGCTGCGGAACGAGTCTGCCTTCGGCCAGCGGCACAGACCGGGTGGTCCTATCGCCGCGCGATCCCGTAAGTTCAAGGGCATTGAGCCGCCGTCGCCAGTCAAGCCTGAGGACCGAGAGCGGCGGGCCAGCAAGCCGACCAATATGACCTTGAAGGCTGCGGGGTCCCCGGACTTCGAGTATGAGGAGCCGACTGAGCGAGTGGACATCGATGAACTTCCTGACGGCACCAAGCTCAAGTTCGACGGTGATCCTCGCATTCACGAGTACGCGGTGATCTTGGACAAGAACGACAAGGTGCTTGGCAAGGTGCGCCGGGTCACCTACGATACAGACAAGATGAAGACGGAATGGGAAGCGACAGACGGGGAGTGGTCCGAGATTTTCCCGTCGCGGCTGGTTGCCGCACGTGCGCTCTTCGGCAGGCTCAAGGAAGAATAGGGGGACGGAATGCCGGAAGACATGGATGGTGCCGTTGGGCCTACAGGTAACTGTGCTGGCAACGGTGAACCGGACGGTACGAATATGGAGTTCGAGGAGATGAGTGAAGGGGCACCCGAAGACGAAGATCAATTCATCATGCCCAGCACCTCGTCACTGCGGCAGGGGAACATTGATGAGATTCAGGTGTCTCCGGGTAACGATGCCCTCATGGATTGTCTCCTGCAGAAGCGGGTTAAGAATTCACAGTTCTGTGGGCATCCAAGGTGCATTGGGGAGGCCCATCTCTGTGTTGATCTTCGGTGCGCTGAACGGTGCCCTCTGGTTGAACATCCGGTCTTCGTGACTGCCAAGGTGCCTGAGATGCTGGAGAACACGAAGTATGGCGCAGTGGGCATCCCTCAAGAGAAGCTCATGCACTGCGGCAAGTGTAACTGTAATTTGCAGGTGACCATCCAGCAGCTTCACATGGCCGAGCAGGTGACCTGTCCGTCCTGTGGCCACGTCAACAAGTCACGCCTCGGGGAGCAGGGGTTATAGACTAGGTGTTGAGGTGGCGGAACTGGCAGACGCAGGGCGCACAAGGCCCTGTGAGAGTGAAAGCTAGTAAGTAGCCCTTACGTACAGGTTCGACTCCTGCCCTCAGCACCAAAGGAGTAGCCATGGTGATCTGGCCTCTTTGGCTGGTGTACTGGGTGCTTCTTTTCAGTATGGCTGAAGGTGGCATCGTCGCTACCGGATTCGCCTACTACCTCCTCTATTGCAACCTAGAATTCCCCAAAGATTCTTTCTAGTTCCTCTTGACAGCATACGGACTTTGTCGTATATTACTTACATGAAAAGGAGACTGTTATGAACCTCAAGTGCTCGATTTGTATAACCGACCTGATGGCGGACCTGCAGGGCCTGTGTGACATCACCAAAGGAGACAGGGACCCTGATGCCGCCCGCTGTGAGTACATCATCAAGATGCTGCTCGACTATAGTATCCCCTTTCGCGTGGAGATGTACAAGAACTACACCCCAATCAACATCATCGTTGAATTTGGCAAGAACCCTCATCTATTCGTAGTTGGGGGTCACTATGATGTCATTGGGAATACCTCCGGTGCCAACGACAACGGTATGGGTATTATGGCTCTGATCTCCTTGGCTAGAAATCTCATACAGGCCAACTACGAAGGTGATCTTACCATTGTTTTCTTCGACAACGAAGAGAATCTCGCTGGCAAGGGTTGCTATAAGGACATGGGTTCTGTTTGCTACATCAAGAAGGCTACAGAGGAGGAGCGGCATGCCAACAAGACCCTGATCCTTGATGTCATCGGTGTTGGTGACACGCCCTACATCTCGACCCGGGGGACGCTCTATGAGGACGAGAAGGTCTTCGAGCACCTGACCACGTGGACCAAGAGCATTCCGCCTAGCGACAACCTGTGTTTCATGGAGGCTGGGTGGCCGGTGTGGCTGCTCTGTTCGGCATGGGAGCATGAGGTCCGGGGCGGCTACCCCGAGACCTACAATCGATTCCACTCGCCGGAGGACACACCGGATCAGGACGGTATGAATCCGAAGATGGTGCTGGATATCGTAGACCGTGTTGCCAATTTGGTCCGGGCTTGGAATCACGAGTACACGGAGCCGGTCGAGATCAAGCGAATCTCCTAGTCGGCCCTTTTCTGACTTGATCTTTCTCACGTGGCCCGTATATTGCTATGGGTGAGGAGGCGTTATGCCACGTGAGAAGTGCGGCGTGATCAGCATGGGGGCGGGCAAGAAGTACAATTCTGAGTTCAATCATATCCAAGAGCTTCGGATGATGGTCAAGATGCTCCGAAAGGTTCATCCTGACCTGCCCATTATGGTGTGGACCGCCCCTGTCAGGGAGGTGCCCGGGGCTGTCGTTCGTTCCATATCTAACCTTGTGGGTGCAGGGTGGTGGAAGAAGTACGAGAACGCCAAAGACGTTCCTTGGGGCGGCAAGTTCCGAGTCATCAATGGCTTCAAACTCCTAGCTCTCAAGGATGCTCTTAAAGCATTCGAGACAGTCCTCTGGCTGGATGGTGAAGTCAGGGTCATGAAGAAGCTTAATCCGATCCTCGACCCAAAAGAAGACTTTGATATCGCCATGGCCCGCGACTACGGGAACAAAGGTCTTTGTGACTGGTGGAATGGTGGCGTGATCGTTGTTCGCAACACGCCGGGTGGCCATGCGGTCCTCGACGACGCATGGAAACGGTGGGTCGCTGAGAAGAGACTATCTGAACAAGCCATGATCAGTCGATCCATCAAGCAACTCCGTAAGGACAGGGTGATCAAGTTTCGTGAGTTGAACAACCGTATCTGGAATGTGCGACCGGGCCTTGCGTCGAGTATGCCTATACCGGAGAGGAAGCACGCTGCGATCCTTCATACCCGGGGTCATCCCTTTACGGGAGACGAGAGAATCTGGAGCTAACCATGAATCGACTTCAGGAAGCACGACGGCGAATCCTAGAGATGACGGGCCGAGACCTCTGGGGTGGTATTGACTGGGATTTCATTTCGATGGCACAGCACTTTAATGCTGTGCAGGACCTTGGCACCCGGTTCTCTGGCGTTGATGGTGACATGGTTCACTTCGACACACAGTCCGAGAGCACGCCGGGGCACGAATGGCATCAGTGGATTCGGATGACTGAGCTACCGGATGTCATTGAAGACCCGGACATGACCATACAGGACAAGGTCAGGCTGGCGCTACAGGGTGATCTTCAAGTCCACTGCAACTGCTTTACCGGGGATGTGAAGGTTCGTTTGTTGGACGGTCGAGAGCTATCCTTTGAGGAGATTTGGGAAGAGTTTGGTTCCAAAAAGTCATTACGGGTCTGCTCTTCTGATGAAAATGGTAACTTTGTTCCCAAGAAGGCCACCTGTATCAAAACGCGAAAGGTCAAGAAGCTCATTCGAGTGACCTTGGACAATGATGAGTCCTTCACCTGCACTCCAGATCACAAGATCAGGATGCGTGATGGTTCTTACCGGAGGGCAGACGGGTTGAATCTAAAGGATAGTCTGCTATCCTTGTTTAAGGTTGGGGTTATAGACAACCATAAGGTTGTTTCAGTAGAGCAGCTATCAGTGTCCAAGCCAGTCCAAGTCTATTGTCTCAATGTGGCTGGGACTCATAACTTTGCACTGGTTGCTGGGGTCTACGTGCACAACTGTCCTGCGTTCAAGTATTGGGGCTACCAGTACATCACTACGCAGCTTGGGGCGGCTGTGACCCCCGAGCATCGACCACCCAACGTAAGAAACCCGCAGCGCAAGGGAGACGTGTGCAAGCACCTCGCTTTGGTGCTCAGGGTTCTTCCCTTTTGGTGGAACAACATCGCTGGGGAACTTGCCAAGCAAGGGTACGACCGATTCACTCAGCCCAAGGTTCAGCAGCAAGGTGAGCAGGAGCGGGCACAAGCTGACCAGATACAGCAGGACGATGACCAGCAGAAGGACTTCAACCAGCAGACTAGACAGGCTTTCTTACGGGACCTGTGGGGTAGAACTGGGCGACGAGAACGGGGAGAGGAATCTCTCAAGAGGGGACGGCGTTGCAAAACGTTCGAGGAGCTAGTGGAAGAACAACTGAACTCTGTATAGCAGTTCGTTGTCACAAGTACCCTGACTTCGTACTGGATACAGTCGATTCGATCTTTCACTATGCCGCAACATTTCCTCACGTCATGCTGGCCATCGACTGCGGTGGTGGTGGAGACATCCAAGCGCAGTCGAAGGTTGCGGCTGTTGTTAAGAAAGCATACCCGCAGGTTTCGATCTTCAAGGCACGGCAGCAGTTTGGCTGGGGTGCCGGGATGTATGGTCTCCTCTGCGACACCATCAAGTGGGCGCGGCAGAATCTTCGGTTCAAGCATTTCCTGACACTCGACTACGACGCGCTCTTCATTGGCGAAGGCCCGGACGCTCGTATGTTGCAGGATGCGGCGATCCCAAATACCGGGTTGATCGCGTCGAACAACGGACCCAGTAAGCACTGGTCTGCTACCTTCCGCCGAAAGAAGGTCAAGGTCGAAGCGATCACAGGAGGTAGGACACCGGACCCTGCCCTGTGGAAGCCCGGCGACAGTGTTCTTGGAAGCATTATGCTTTTGACAGGTCCCTGTCTCACGGCCATGGAGAAGCAGGGACTGTTTGGAGGTGCTTATCGGAACGTCCGCAAGACAGCCAACATCTCTGATGATGCTTGGCTACGCTTCCTTGTTGGGCTTGCTGGGTTCAAGACGATCAACAACCGGTCCTATGCTTACAACTACTGGTCTAAGCCAGCCAACTATGAGACTGTGCTGAAGGAGAAGCCTGACTATCTACTTTGGCACCCAACGAAGATGGCTTCCGGGGGCAGGCCGATCAATGAAGTAGTCGAGCGGGCGTGTCGGAACTGGTTCCGCAAGCGGCGCGGAAAGAAGCCATTGAAATAGGAGGCGTTGTGGACATCTTGATGCCAGCATTCAATGCAGCTAAGACCTTGTCCCGTGCTGTAATATCAGTGGCTAATCAGTCGTCCCCAGACTGGCGTCTTCAAATCCTTGTGGACCCGGCGTCCAAGGACGCAACCCTGAGCGTGGCGAACCGATTGAAGACACGTATCAACGGTCGAATCTTTGTCAACATAGGGCAGAAGGCAGGTCTTCCTGTCATGTACCGAGAGATCATTGATAGGGCTGAACCGAAGGATGATATTTGTGGTTTCCTCGACTCAGATGACATTCTCTACCCCAAGGCTGTTGAGAGGGTACTGAAAGTCTACAAGAAGAAACCGGATGCTGGTTGTGTCTGGACCCAGTTCCATTTTTTACCACAACGTGTCCGTGGGTGGTCGTCTCCGTTACCGGAGCGCAGGAGCTTCAAAGCTGCGTTCATGAACGAGTGGTGGGGTGCCCAGCATTTCAGGACGTTCAGGAAGAGTATCTATGACAAGGCGACCTTTGAGATTCCTTTGAACCTACCATTCGCGGTTGATCATAGCTTGGCGCTCCGGCTGGCGTCCGCTGATCCCAAGGGATATTTCCTCAATGAAATTCTTTATGGGTACTACATGGGGTTAGGCTCGATCTCGAAGAAACACAAGGTAGCGCAACGCAGGTGCTACAAGCAGGGTCTTAGGATGTTCAAGGCCCACATGCGCAAGCTACGGGCTGTTAGGGGAAAGCGATGAAGATTCTCGTTGTTCAGCCCTACGGGTTTGGTAACTCAGTGCTGGCTACTCCAATGCTGGAAGCTCTGCGCAGCCTGCCGCAGAAGCATGTCATCCACTGCGCCTATGACGTGAAACGGTGGGCGGCAGGGATCATCCTGAAGGACATCCCGTTTGTGCAGAAGGTATTCGGCATGAATGATCCTCAGACGGTCAAGGAGAAGTACGATCTTGTCATTGCGGGTAGCTATCAACCGAGTTTTAAGGCCAAGTACAAGGTTCCACGCATCCTTCTGCCGATGCCAAAGCGACCACCGGGTACAAACCAGCAGGCGTACCAGACTGTCTTCAAGAAGCATGAGGTAGAGTACCTGCTTGACGCCGCGAGGCATCTTGGCTTCGTTGGAGACACTCCCTATCCCTTTATCAGCAAGGCTGAGGAAGTGAAGTTTGTTGATGAGAAGAAGCGTGTGGTCTTTGGTATTGGTTATTACAAGGGAGACGCATGGAGCCGAAAGAAGCATTGGGGTAACGATCAGTTTGCAAAGCTTGCAGACGATATTGCCATACTCGGTGGTGAGGTATACATTATCGGAGGCCCCCGGGACGTGGTCGATGCCAAGGCAATTGCCAGCATAGCTGATTCCAGTCCTCGGATCATGTGCGGGAAGTTTGGGCTTCACATGACATTTGGGCTGATCAAGTCTTGTGACTGCTTTATAGGGAATGACACTGGCTTCGCTCACGCGGCTGCTGCATTGGGTATACCAACGATGGGCATCTTCAAGTATGGGGTTTCAAGTGCGGTGAAGAATGCACCTATGGGACCAAAGGCTACTCATGTTGTAGTTCGGAACGTTGACACCGGTTACGCAAAGATTCAGAAATGGCTACAAGAGGTTGTCTTGTTGGGGGCCTAATGATCGGTATAGGCATATTGAGCTACAACAGACTTGACGATCTAATGCGTTGTGTTAGATCGATTAAGTTCAGGACCAAGGGTCTTCCCATCGAGATTATGGTCTTCGACAATTCTGACAAGACCGACATGCCAAGGGAATACATCCAGAAGGCACACCCTGAGGTTATTCTTTTGACAGACCCTAATGAGCGGAATATTGGTTGTACCCGTAGTCGGAATATCATGTACCAGACCTTCAAAGAACGACACCCAAATTCAGACTGGCTGGTCATTATGGATCAGGATGTGGAAGTCCACCATGGCTGGCTTCATATGATGCTCCGAACTGCTTGGAAGTACCCACAGGCTGGTATAGTGGCATGGCCAGTAGCCAATATGCGGCCAAGTTATGTGGACATGAAGAATGGTTGTATTACTGCAGCAGCGTCCCTGTGTCATCTACATCGCATGCAGGCACTGAATGATGTTGATGGTGTTTGGCGAGGCCCATGGGACCCTCGGTTCTTCTTTTTCCGGTTTGACTCCTTGATGTGTGATCGGATGAACCTACTGGGTTGGCGAACTCACATTATTCTAGACCTGTATAAACAGGGAGTTCCGTGGGAGAAGCAGCCCGGTCTGATTACACATCATCACCCCCACCAAGGAGTGAAAAGTAATCCAAACTACTTGAAGATAACGAGGGCCTCGGATAGACTGTATAGACGGATACAGAGGGAAGAAGGCTGGCGTCCTTTCGATCCTCGGAAGGACCCATATTTGATGGGAGAAAGCAATGGCTCCGGGCCACGACTCGTACAGCCCAGATAAATCCGTCGCGGACCACACTATGTACTGGCAGAAGCGTGCCGAAGAACAAGGCAAGCGTTGTGTGGTTCATTGCTCCCACAGTCAAGAGGATGCTGATAGGGAGGAGCATATCTTATCCAACCACTTTGGCCTTGCGTTGCGCGGGCTGAAGATAGGCGGCTTCCCTCCTGATGCGCAGGTGCTGGACTTTGGGTGCGGGTGGGGTCGCTGGACACGTTTTATTGCTGACGTGATTGACGCTCATGTAACCGGTGTTGACATCGCACCGGCTCACATTGAAAAGGCTAATCCCTCGATGAGCACATCCTTCGTTTTGCGGGAAGACCCGCTCTCACCGCTGCCCTTCAAAGATCATAGCCTTGATCTGATCTTCACTTGCACTGTCCTTCAGCATCAGGTCCGGTCTGACATCTTGGACTATACCTTGGACGAGTTCGACCGTGTTCTCAAGAAGACAGGCTCTCTTATGATGTTTGAGGCGACGGCTAACATCCCGCCCAAGAAGCATATCCATTTTCGTACCCTTGAGGATTACCAGAAGCTCATCCCATGGGCATTTCTTAGGTCCGGGTGGAAGCATGTTATCCGGGGTGAAGAGCATAGCATCATATTGGGAGGACGAAAATGACAGGCAAGCTGCCCTTCAGAGATGCGCTTCCAAGGAAGCCGAAGATCACGATCCACACCAGTTGCAAAGGCCGGGCGAAATATGTCAAAGTGACGTTGCCTTCTTCGCTGGCGGCTGCGAAGGCGGATGGCAATTGTGAAGTCCTCCTCATAAGCTACTCTTCGCCTGACGGACTGGGTGATATGGTCAAGAAAATGTGGATGAAGGAGATCAAATCAGGTCTCCTGACTTACTATTACATCGGTAGCCAGAAGTACTTTGCCTTTTCTCATTCGCGGAACCTTGGTGTCCGTTTGGCAACCGGTGACATTGTTATCAATGTTGACGCAGACATTGCGATAGGTCCCAACTATCTTCGAGAGATTCGCCGTCTCTACAGAGAGAATGTTTTGCAGGCGGTTCATCTCCGTGGTATGGCCGGATGGATGGCTATGGTCAAACAACATGTGGAACAACTTGGCGGCTACGACGAGCGCATGGACGATGGCTACGGCAGGGAAGACACTGATCTTTTGCGCCGGGCCGAGGCTGCTGGCCTCACGGTGACTATGCTGGAGCCGCCCCGGGGTTGGCGGAGACTCAACCACCATCCTGACATCAAGGATAAGTACGCTAAGTCGAAGCACGAGCGTGGGGCCACATGGCGGCACACCGAGAAGGAGCATGATCGAATGTCGCATGACGCTCTTCGGCGTGGCATACTTGTGGCCAATCAGGAGAAGACATGGGGTTTCGCATCCGCCATGTTCAAGAACTTTGACGAGGTGGTCAATGTCGGTTAAGTATAACGCTACTCGCGCCGGGTACAACAATAACTGGGGTGATTGCATTGCGCCCCAACTCTTTGAGTGGCTGTCCGGGGAGAAGCCTAAGGTCCTTCCCAGTCTCCATGGGTTACCCGGTATCAAGGATCGTGTGCTTCTCATGGTCGGTAGTGTGATGAAGATGGCCGATGCCAAGTCAGGTGTTTGGGGCATAGGATACATCAATAGTAAGTACACGTTCCGAGAGCGAGGGTTCCCTGTCTACGCGGTGCGCGGACCCCTGACTCGTAATCGACTTGTGCAGCAGGGTGTCAAGTGTCCTGAGGTCTACGGGGATCCGGCTCTTCTCTTCCCCAAGTTCTACAAGCCGGATGTCCCAGTAAAGTTCGACCTTGGTGTGATCCCTCACTACATCGACAAGGGCCGACCATGGCTCCAGCCATGCAGGAAGGAGCCGGGTGTCCGGGTCATCAATATCCAGCAAGGGGTCTTCTCCTTCGTTCAGGAGGTCCTGTCGTGCGCGAGGATCGCGTCAAGCTCTCTTCATGGTCTCATTGTTGCGGACGCCTACGGAATCCCGTCACGATGGCTTAGATTGTCTGACGACGTGGCTGGCAAGGGGTTCAAGTTCCGTGACTACTATGGTTCCATTGGGTCAAAGGTTCTGCACCCTATGGATGTCCCGGGTAGTCGCCCCATTCGAGAAGTCATAAGTGAGTGTGCGCTCAACCCTGTTGACCCAACGGTAATTGAGAAGCTACTGGCAGCATGTCCGATCAGAAAGGAAGACCTAGATGAAGCTTGTACTGATCAGCCCACCCCAACCGTACCTTCTGGCACACCACACACAGGTGCCTCTGGGTCTTCTTTATCTGAGTGCAGTCCTGAAGCGTGAACGACCGCAGGTGGACGTGGTGGTCGCGGACTGTTCAGGCATGTCGATTACAGAAGCCGCTGAGGGTCTTCCTGAGGCAGATGTATTCGGGTATTCCTGCACCACGCTCGACTACCTCACCATGAAGGACCTTCGGAGTCGGCTTGAAACACGTTTCCCCAAGGCCATGCACATCATTGGTGGCCCCCATGTAACGGCGCTCCCGACAGAAACTCTTCTGGACGGGTTCGATGTCGCTTTCATTCGTGAGGCTGAGAAGACGATTCTCAACTTTGTGGATGATTGGGAACGCAAGATCACCAAGGAGGTCTATGACCCGCAACAGTGGCTTGACCTTGAGTGGCTACCACGGCCAGACCGTGCCGCGCTCGACTGGACAGGTGGCCGCGTGCTCGCCAACTCCAAGGATGACAAGAGCGCGAACATCATGGCTTCGCGTGGTTGTCCCTTCGACTGCGCCTTCTGCGCGAGCCAGGTCATGTGGAAGAGGAAGGTCCGCTGGCGGGAGCCTGCTGACGTGGTAGCTGAGATCGCAGAGTGTCAGAAGGAGTTTGGTACCGAGGTCTTCCGTTTCTCCGATGATAACATGACCACAAGCAGGAAATGGACCGAGGAGTTTTGCAAGCTTGTCAAGCCGCTCGATGTTCGGTGGCGGCTTTCCTTCCGCGTGGACAGCATTACTCCCGATCTTCTTGACACCATGCGCGAGGCCGGTTGTGTTGAAGCTGGTCTTGGCATCGAATCATTTGACCCGGCTGTCCTCAAGGCCATGCACAAGAGAGTCAAGCCCGAAGACTCGATCAACGCGGTCAAGATGCTCCACGAGGCTGGCATGGGTGCCCGGGTCCTCCTGATGATTGGCACCCCCGGCGAGACTCATCTCAAGACGGTCGAGCACAATATCAAGGCGCTGGAAGAGATTCGAGGTCAGTACGTTTATGTGACCTTGACCATGTTCACACCATTACCCGGCTGTCCTGTGTGGCAGTTGCCCAACAAGTACGGGGTCAAAATTCTGTCCAAGGACTTCAGCGAGTACAATCTCTGCTTTGTTAGGCGTGAAGAGAACGGCACGGTTAGCAGGACGATCCAGCCTCTCGTCGCTATTGATGGCATGACGATGGCGCAGCAGGTCGAGAACGCTGAGAAGATGTTGGCGTATCTTGAGACGATCCCCGAGTACTGGAAGGGCCGTGAGGAGGCTAAAGACCTTGCTGATTGATTACGTTGCCCAGAAGTATAACTGGGACTCCTATAGTATCGTGCGGACTCTCTTCGAGGGGCTGCAGAAGGCTGGTCACCATGTCCAACTCTTTCCTGTGCTGCGTCCGCACACTAAGGCCGACGTAGTCATCGTTGCCAGTTCCTTCATCGAGCTATTCCCCGTCAAGAAGCCTCTCGTTGTTCTCGGCCTCTCTGACCCGGTTCACTTTGACAAGAAGCGCATGACCATCGCTGATCTCTACGTCACAATCTCCAGCAAGATTGCTGACAAGTTCAAGCTCCCTTGGATGCCACCGTGGGCCGACAGTCGGTATTTTGTGGACAAGGGTGGGGGCCGGGAAGCTGACTGCGTGTTTCTCGGGGTTGGCAACCACCCTGCGGTGCCGGAGCGTCGGAAGATGGCTGACCAACTCAGGGCTGAGGGTCTCAAGGTTCTCGTCTACGGAAAAGGTTGGCCAGACCATCCTGACAACCATGGTCACGTAGTCGGGCGCGATCTGATTAAGGCATACTGTTCTGGGAAGGTCCTCGTGGACTTCTCGAACAAGGCTACCTCGATCAGTAGTCGCATCTTCCAGTCGATGATGTGTGGAACCCCGGTCTTGACAGCCGACAGGCTCGATGTGCGATCTCTCTTCAAGGTTGGCAAGGAGATTGTAACCTTCAATGAGAAGTCGCTTATCGGAGCTACCAAGCGGATGCTCTCCCTTGACACCTCTCGCCGCATCATTGCTGCTGCCGGGCACATGGCTTGTGTTGAAAGGCATGACACGCAGCACAGGGTCAAGACTCTACTCGATGCAATAGTGAACAAGTTCCCAAGACTGGGGTAACCGGTGACACGAGACAAGAAAGTAGCTCTTGCCATTGGTCGTGTTCTGAAGTATTGTAGGAATAAGGTGGAGATGACCCAGCAAGAGATCGCGGACGCTCTGGGGGTCTCCAGAACGCAGTACTGTAACTGTGAGAATGGACAAAGAGAAATGTCTCTTAACAAGTTCATCCTCTTCTGCCAAGCTGTCCACATCACGCCGGGCCAAGCCTTGCGCAATTTCCACATATAATCGTGCAGCAGCTTTTTGGTAGGCTGCGACTGCTTCCTTCTTGGTCTTGAAGTACCCAAGGTACTTTGTACGTCCATGGCAGGATATCTGAGCTTCCCACGGCTTACTTCGCTTCTTGTGGCCAGTACTATGTCAACACCCTCGATGGCCACCGCGCAAACGAGGTAATGAACGTCCCATCTTACCTCGTTTCCACGTTTCATCACCTTATTTCTGGCACACCATATCCTGTATCTCTTGTTCTGAAAAAGTACGAAGTGATGTGGTGTACTTTTTCGAGAGGCTACCACAACATGCTGAACTTCTTGACTTCAAATCCCAACTGCTCTAGAATAAGCACAACATGTTGGGGCAGGGTGCTTCTGAAAGTACCAGCATTTCGGAGGAACGACTAGGGGGCCTATTAGGGAGCCAAATAGGCATACATTGGTAAATGAAGGGGAATATATAAAAAGGGATATAGAGTCCAATGTATAGCTATTAGGAACCACATTGGCTCCCGAATGTTCTCGATCCCTTTTTCAAATCTCCACGCTTCATCTCAGGATGTTTCAGGTGGAAACACCCTGATGGAGATTTCAGACCGTACATTATGTTGACAGTAGAGAGTGCTCTGATTTTCACGATTCAGGAGAAAACGTGTCAGCGACCCTGCCAGTCTACAGATCAGCCCGCGAAGCCACAGGAGCAGTCCTGTCGGAAGAGCAGGTGGTCTCTGGTGATTTTGTCAAGGTAGGTGGCCCTGCACCCACCGCCGAGGGCGGCGAGGTCTTTGGCCGGATTGTTGCGGAAGATGACCCGGTCCTGCAGGGCAAGCGCCCGGCCCCGGGCAAGGTCATGGTGAAGATGGCCGACGGGTCCGTTCAGGAGTTCAGCCCTGAGGACCTTGAGAAGCAGCAGGCCATGGACGTGCCTCCTGAGTCAGTCAAGACACTATCAACTTCTGAAGATGACCAGATGATGAATGAGGTCTTGGCCGACCTGCAGCGCCGCCGGAAGCGCCGTTCCGACGATCCCTTCAAGGATAAAGAGAAGAGCATGACCCAGCGTTTCGCGCAGCGGGGTCCGCTCACCCGCCTGAAGAAGTCGGACAAGATGAAGAAGCATTGGCGGGGTGTTCAGAATCGTGCCTCGTACAAGGGCGGGGGACTTGCGCAGGAATCCCTTGAAGAGCAGGGACTCAATCAGCCGCAGTCGGAAGCGGACTTCGATCTTGATGATGAGGACATGACCTCCGATGATCACTTTGGGACGCAGCCTGTTAAGATGGCATCCGAAGAGATCATCGACTCTGAAGAGGCATGGATGTTGACGCAGCGAACCTTCGAGCTTGCTGACGACATCATCCGCTCTCTGTCGGTTCATAAGGGGATGGTTTACTTTGAGAGCATGGATGACAATGCTGAAGAGGGCACGGTTACTGTCGTGCTCAATGGCATGGCTCCTCGGGAGATCATTGACCAGTTTATGGCGAATGCCGAGGACGAGATCGATATTCAGTTGATCGAGGAGCCTGAAGGTTCCATGGAGGACAAGGACCTCCGTGGTCGGTGGGTTGTACAAGCTCGCGTTATTCTCCCCGAGGAAGAGTTCGAGGAGGAAGAGGACGAGCTTGCCGATGACAATGAGGCGTACAAGAATCGTGGGAAGTACCCGGGCGAGATTTCTGTGGATGAGATTGATAGCGCCGGGGTTGGGGCGGCTGCACCGCAGGAGGTAGAGTAATGCTAAGATCGTCACAGATTACTGCTTTTGTCTACGAGACACAGGAACTCCGGTGTGCGCTTCCTATTCACCGATCCGGCGCAGGCTTCATGCTTTGCAACTACTCGACGGCAGAGCGCACTGTGTCTTTCGAGCAGAGCGATGATGGCGTCGTGTGGACTGCCGTGACTGCATACGGGACTGTAACGCTACCCGCTTATGGGATTGGCGTTGGGTATTTCAAGGTCGAAGGGGACCCGAAAAGGCTTCGAGTCAAGCTGGACGCGCGGGCGGATGGGGATGGCGTGTTTGTGCAGTTGACGACTCCTGCACCACGCCCTGACCAGCCGTTGCTGTCGTCCTAGTTGAAGATGACGAGGTAGGCCAGTGGGCTACAGCCTCCTCAGCGGATTGTTTCTGCGTAGCCCAAGATTGAATGGAGGAGGTGTTTTGTGAACAGGGATAGCAGAGTTGTCGTGGCGCGGGAGTTGGTCTCGGGCGCGGATGCGCAGGTCCTCGCGGGTCCGTGGCCTCTCGACAGCATCAAGGACTGGAAGCACAAGTTCTCGATGATCGTCTACAACCGGGGCAACGTTGACCATCTTGGCTATGACCTCGTCGTCAGGGCGGAGTACTACGATGGCTCGGCGTGGCAGACTGCCCCGCAGCCGGATGGCGCGGGTAATGCCCAGATCACCGTCAAGGCGCAGGCCGAGAAGACGCTGGAGTTTTACTTCCCCAAGGGGACGCAGTTCCGGCTCGTTGGCTGGGGTGTCAGCGGTGACACCGAGGGCCGCATCGAGATGATCGAGGTGCCGTTCGAGAGCAACATCAGCGACCGGTAGCCAAGCCCGGCGGGCGGCATGAGGAGTCGAGCGTGCGATCTCCAATCCACCGCACCAGTGGAACCCCGAGGTTCCTTGAGAGCCTTCTGGAGAAGCTCGACTCCTCTGCCGCTGCGCTGATTAGAAGCCGAATGATTATGATTCAGACGCAACTGGCTAAGCTTGGCGGTGAGACGAAGCCGAACTGGCCGGTGATCGCGTACAACATTCGGCTCATGATCGAGGCTTGGTTGAAGGCCGCGATGTCCGAGGGGTTGGAGACTCCGAGTAAGCGCGAACTGCTGGAGATGTTTACGACGGTTGCCGTGGGGGCCTACGAAAAGCCCCTTACCACTCCGGTACGAGCGCCGAAGGCTAACCTCGATGGCCGTAAGCGGAAGAAGAAGAGGTCCAAGGATGCCAAGGATACTCCCGGTAGGCGACCCAACCGTAAGGCGGAAGCCGCTGATGAAGGACGGCGTTCGCCTGCGGACATTGCCCGAGAGGCTGTTGAAGAAGCTATCGACGCTGCCATACGTGGATGTGCGGCGCGGGCGGGGAGCCGAGAAGATGACCATAGTTCTCCCGAACGGGGAGAGTTACCTTCTCGACATCGATCATGTGAGGCTCTTTCTGGAAACCGTGGGTGTCGAGAAGGGCGAGCCTCTGGAAAAGGTTTTGGACTTCCTGTTCAACTTCCGCGCAGTGACGCTCGATCTCAGGACGCTTTTGCCGACAGTGACATACGAACGCGACAAACGCTTAAGTCCGTGGGGGCCTAAGAAATGAACGATACTGTCAAGGAACTGCGGAAGCTCAGCGAGAGCACTCCGAACTTTGAGTTCACTGTCGATACCTCGAAGACAAAGCTCATCGAGTCGAAGGATGAGAGAACCGGTGAGGTCCAGAAGCGCATGGTCGTAGAGGGCCTCTTTTCCAAGGCAGGCGCTGTCACCGGGAACCGCCGCAGATATGGGTTGAAAGTCTGGGAGCGCAATCTTGCCGCTGACAGCCCATTCACGGAGAGGTTGAAGAAGCGTAAGGTCGTTGGGATGCTTGAGCACCCTCAGGACGATCCTGACTACGCGAACGTTTCGCACCTCTTTGAAGATGTCCAGATCAGGCCCAACGGCGACATCTGGGCGCGTGTGACTGTGATGAAGACGCCCAAGGGGGCGATTCTCGAAGAACTGTTCACACTTGGCGTGCCTGTTGGCGCGTCGAGTCGGGGAGAAGGTAGTACGACACTGGCAGAGGATGGCTTTGAAGACGTAGACGATGACTACGTGCTGGAGACGTGGGACTTCGTACATACCCCCGCTCTTGCCGAGGCCGCTGCCAGCCCTGTCAAGGAATCATTGGAGAAGGGGAAGGGGTCGAAGCCCATGAAGGAGTCCATCCAGAAGGCGAAGTCGTTCCTTGAGGAGCACAAGGGCGGTGTCGCTGCCCTTGGTACCACCAAGCTCGTGGAGACGCATCTTCGCGCGGTCGAGCACCTCGGTACCCTGTCGGAAGACAAGGACATTGAGGCTGCTGAAATGCGTGGGCGTCTTGCTGAGTTTGCCTCGCAGCTTTCGGTGGCGCTGACCGAGAGCACGAAGAGCAAGGGCGACAAGGTCAAGGACGAGATCAACGACCAGTATCCTACCGCTATCGAGGGCATCACGGCGGTCATGGAGAATCTTGTCAAGCGGAATCAGGAACTCGAAGAGGCCGCGAAGAAGGGCGGCGACCCCGAGGTCACGAAGCAGCTTGAGGACCTTCAGAAGCGGTACGACACCGCCATGCGGATCGGCAACGATCTCGTGAAGAAGACCCGACGTTCTGTGGCTGAGAGGCAGCGGTTGGAGAAGAAGTATGCCGCGTCTCTCGCTCTGAATGAGAAGATCATTCAGACGATTCGTGACCGGGACCTCAAGGAGAAGGTCGAGGCTGTTTGCGGGAAGCTCCCTCGCCTCGGCCTCGTCAAGGAGCAACTTCTCGCGTGCAAGACGATGAAGGAATTGCAGGAGAAGCTTGATACTTTCTCGGCGCTTATTGAAGGCGACAAGAAGGAGAAGAAGACGGAGTCGAAGAAGCCCGGGAAGAAGAAGTCCACCCCCAGAGGTGCGGTTCGTGAGTCTATGCCCTCCAAGACCACTGAAAAGGGCAAGCGGACGCGCGAGTTGGCACCCGCTGGTTTGAAGCCGAAGTCGCTTTTTGGGAAGCTCGCGGAGCGCGAGGGACGCAGCACCAAGTCGAACCGGGCTGCGGAAGTTAAGGCCGAGCGTGAGGCGAAGTACCCCAATCGGAAGTAGCCAGTAGGGGATGACGGTATTCGTGTTGTAGCCGTTGCCGTACCACAGTGAACGAGAACGGGAGGTTTACCATGAAGGCAGCGAAGGCGGCACGGACGCTTGCGAAGCTCCGTGAGAAGATCGCCGCCAAGCGTCACGCGCAGGAGCGGGCCATTGAGTCCCGCCGCGAGATGCTGGAGACGGTGGCGAATCAGGCTGACAGGCTCATCGAGAAGTGGTCTCGCGTTCCTCGCACGGGTGTCATCCGTGGCCTTGAGAACGAAGACCCACGCATCAAGGAGTTCGACCTTCTTGAGGGCGTCGAGGACCCGACCAAGCGCCGCGTTCTGGCGATGCTTTACGAGAACGCGCAGAAGTTCATCTCGCGCATGAACGAGACCACACGTGCGTTCATGGTCGGCCCCTACGAGAAGTCGATTTTCGGCATCATTCGCGCGGTCTACGCGAACACGATCCTTGACCGGCTCGTGTCCGTCCAGCCGCTCGATGCGCCGACCGGTCGCGTGTTCTACCTCGATGTCCGCTACACCGACACCAAGGGGAACATCAAGGCCGGGACCCGTGCTTTCGATGCGACGGTTGGTCCCTCGAAGGGCATCGGCTATCCTTCGGAGGTCGTCGAGGAGGAGTCCGTCTTCGTCGGTGACGGCGCGACTTCTGCGATGAGTGGAACGCTTGACTGGAGGCCATTGCGCCCCGGGACCGTGACCTTTACGGATGGCACACAGGTCGTGCGTGACGATGGCGCGGGCAATCTCGTCGGTGACGCCTATTCGGGCGGCACGATCAACTACGCGACGGGTGCATACTCGTTCAGCTTCCTCTCCGCGCCAACATCGGGCGACGAGGTGACGTGCAGCTACGAGTACAACATGGAGGCAAACGAGCGCATTCCGATGATGGACGTTGTGCTCACCTCCACGCCTGTCACGGCCCGGCAGTTCAAGCTCCGCGCCCGCTGGTCGCTTGAAGCCGAGCAGGACCTCAAGGCTTACCACGGTCTCTCTGCCGAGGACGAGATCGTGCAATACCAGGCCAACGAGGTCAACCGGGAACTGTGCTACCGCGTCATCCGCACGCTCCGCCAGATCGCGGCGGCGGGCAGCGTGACGTGGGACGGCACACCTCCCGCTGGCGTGCCGTGGAAGTGGCACAAGGAGGAACTGTTCGATAAGTTCGTGCAGTGCTCCGAACTCATCTTCGCCGCGACTCAGCGGTGGGGTGCCACGTGGACCGTCATGGGCACGGACGTGGCGAGGATCGTCCAGACCCTCGACCGCTTCGTGCCTGCAGGTCAGGTCAACAAGGAGTCGGCGGGTATCCAGTACATCGGGACCCTTGGCGACTTCGAGTGCTTCAAGGACCCGACCATTCCGCAGTCCGAGTGGCTCATGGGCTACAAGGGCGACGGTCTTATGTACACCGGCTTCATCCACGCGGTGTACCTCGGCCTCTACACGACGCCGACGATCACTCTCGATGACTTCATCTCCCGCAAGGGGATGGCGACTCGCGCGGCGCAGAAGGTGATCAACTCGCGACTCTACGCGAAGGGCCAGATCACCTACTCGTAGGTGATCGCCCACACGGTCGGCCCGACCGTGTTGATGCCAACCGGTGGGGGGCCGAGAGGCCCCCCACTTTCGCTTGGGGAAAGGGGGACGGTGATGGGTAGCAAGAGATTTGCAAATTTGAATGGTTTTCCTGTAATTTTGCCGACACCGAGAGGTGGGCAGCGTGTCTTCCGCTCCGGTGAGTTCACTACCGAGTCATGGTTCTCTCGGTTCCAAGGAAACGGTCAACTCACGGAAGTTGATGACTCTTACACACCTGCCAAGGTCCGTAAGCCAAAAAGTCTCGCAATCAAGCGGCCAGTCAATTTCAATTCACCGGTCACTCCGCCAAGGGTTGGCCCGTGTGCGTTGTCGTGCCAGACTGCGTGCCAGAACAGTTGCGAGCTTGCCTGTGAATCGACCAAGCAGAACATTGTCGTCCATGCGAACTACGAACAGATCGGTGACACGTTCTTCTGTAGGCATTGCGATTGGAGCACGCAAAAGCCGGAGCGTGTCGCGGCGCACATGCAGCACTATCACCCGGATGCAGAATCGGGACCCGAGCAGGAGCAGGGGTTTGCGAACGCGACTGATCCGGCTGGTGGGCCAAGGGCCAGTGGGGCATCCGCTCCACGTCCATCAGTTGGGAGGTCAGCCGTCCCCCCGCAGACCCCTGCTTCCCTCGGGTCCCTTGATGATGATGTTGATGAGAATACGAAGTGGTGGTACCGGCGCAACGGGGAGCTTTTCTGCAAGACGTGCGAGGTTGTTGGCCACGGATGGAAGACCTCGCACATGGATGCGATGCTTCGGCACTGTGTCAAGTACCACGAGATGCCAGAAGAAGAGGCGAAGATGCCGGAGCCTCCTGTTCCGGCACCTGATTCTGAGATCGTCGTTGAGGAGCCGGGGGCAGCAGGTTGGAAGTGTAAGGACTGTGGTCGCAGCTTTAAGACGAAAGGTGGCTTGAGCACACATAGCCGTTACTGCAAGGGTAATAGCGAGGAGTAGGCCGTGAGTGCTGACCTGACCTTCGATAACATCAAGAGTCGCATCCAAGCTCGCCTTGGCGCGACTTGTCGTACCGTTGAGCTATCTGACGACCAGTGGCAAGAAGCAATCAATCAAGCTCTCGAACTCTGGACTATGTATGAGAGCAAGGTAACATACCATCACGTCGAGAATGTAGTCACTTCTGAACAGCAGCCGTTCTACGTCGATCTCCCTGAGGATGATAGTTACAAGGGAGTGCGGACTGTCTACTTTTTGGTTCCTTACTGGGCAGTGACTGGTGGCTACACGATCTTCGAGTTACTGGAGAAGATGACCATCACGAGGATGAATGTTGGTGGTCTGAGCTTGGCTCGGAGCGCGTGGGAAATGTATCGAAGGGTCCGTGGTGTTGATCCCACGTGGCATGAGGACAAGGAGAGGCATCGGTTGTACCTATATGCTCCATCAGGTCCTTTCGAGGCTGGGTACGAATTGCTCTACAAGTACACCAGCCCGGAAGAGATTCCTTTGGGGCGTGATAGCTTGTTTATGAAGGCTGTCGAAGGGTATGCTCGTTTGGTACTTGGGGACATTCGCGGGAAGTTTGGTGGGACTGTCTTGGCACCGGGTGGTGGTTCGTTTAATCTGGACGCGGACTACCAGCGTACCCGTGGGGCCGAACTTATCACGGAGGCGACAGAGAGGCTGAACGTTGGTCGGACTTCTGGTCCGGTCCCGTTCAGAATGTAACATGGGTGAACCTGTTCAATTTCAGCCTCCGGCTTTCTGTTCTGTCGATCCGGCAGTTGATGTTCAGTGCGAGTTTGGTTTCATGCTGGAATATGCGAAGACCCATTTTCCGCTCGTTCCGTACCACAGGCTCCTGACAGGGTCAGAAGAGTTAGACGCTGTTCACAGTGAGATCGATGTTCGTAAGCGTCGTTATGATGATGCCGGGGTGGGCCTCAATGCTTTTGTGACACAGGCTCCGATTGAAGATCAGCCAACCACGAAACATGGTATTGACTGGACGAGGCCCATCGAGCTTAATGTACCGACAGCCGTAGCGGTCGAGTTGGATTTGGCCGAGGTCAACGCGCAGGGTTACTTGACCTCTTGGCTTTTCGCCATGGGTGACAAATTCGTTTATGGCTTCGATGAGAATCACAGGCCGATGACCTTTGAAGTCATGAATGTCGTCAAGGGTGATCGGATAATGAACACGGAGATGCCTGCGTATATTCAATTGAAGGCGCAGGTCTTCCGTGAGGACTCGGCGGATGCGGTTGATTTTGATCTCGACCCTGAGGGCTGACCATGTTTGGTGTTAGCGGCAGCTTCAAGTTGAAGACTCTTGACCGGCTAACCCCGGACAGGGTGCAGCGGGCACTCAAGAGTACGATTGATCGCCGGGCTACAACTATGGCTGCAGAGGCTACTGACGAGTTCAGGCGCGGGGTGCAGCGGGCTTCAGAGGTTGTGGAGCAGACTGCTGCCGAGGACAAGGAAGCCGTGCCTGAGGAGACGTTGGAGTTGATTGAGGCAGGCAGGAACATCGAGTTTACCGAGGAGCTAGACTCCTCGCTCTCAGTTGCTGGTGAGGCAGAAGCACGGGTAGTCGTCAAGGAAGGCGACACTCCTGCCGGGCCAGCCCCTCTAGTGGCGCGGTCGTTCGAGTACGGTAGTGCCGCAAGATCGCTTCCAACCGTACCAACCTTCCGTTCAATCAGCCAGAGGGAGACGAATCGGGCAGGTCAGACGTTGATGGAGGCAAGAGAGAAGCTGTAGTGGACATCGACGCGGTGCATGCTTGGTGGGATCGGGTCGAGGTTGACCTGAAGCTCAGGCGGGGGCAGACTGGCGCACGACTGCTTGAAGTAGTCGGCAGCGTTGGACATTCCCCGTACAAGCTTCGTAGAGCCGTAGAGAGGCTTGTGGAAGTCTTGAAACGGTGGGCAGCCTCCGAGGAGACGCCCAAATGGGCAAATCGTCTCTTACGCGAAGCACGGGCGCGTATGGAAGTTTTGGAAGATGTTCCGCCTTTGGGTGATGAACTGACCGAAGGATAGCTCCATGGTCGAACAAATCAGTACTGAGCGTACCGAGGCCGATGAGCTTGTCGTTTGGTATCAGGGGTATGATCGCACCATGTACAGGACCTTCCTGCGCCACGTGAAGCGTAAGGGCAAGGCCGTCCCTGTGGTCTTTGCCACGCCGGAGCGAGCCTTTGGTCAGATGGCTAAGACTCTAGCGAAGCGGTGGGGGCGTCAGGTCGATGTGAAGTCGATCCCGCTTCCTTTCATCAGCATGCAGCGGCTTGATGCGAATTTCGATGTGCCTGAGAGATGGAGGCACGCTCGGATGCGCAAGGCTCAGGCTCTTGGGATCAACGGAGAGCGGGTGGCCCCGAGGTACACGTGGCCGGAGAACCACTGTGATATCTTCGCGTGGGAGGGCTTCGAGTGGCCGACGCCGACTCAGTTGCCCTATCAGATAGATGTCTGGGCAAGGAATCTGTTTGACCTTGACCTCATATCGCAGCAGGTTATCCGAGCCTTCAATATGGGTGATGAAGTTTGGTTGGGGGTCAAGCATGAGGACCCGTTCGGTTGGAGGATCGTTCCTGTCACGCTGACTCAAATGTCGAACAATAGCCAGCTAGAGGCCCAAGATGGCGAGGAACGTCAGCTTCGCAGGACTATTGGTATTCGGATGGATGGTTGGGTTCCGCGTCTGTCTACCACGGTCAAGGCCGTGCGTAGGATTGATATTCAGATCGCGGATATCATTGATCCGGCTGAGGTCTTGGAGGAGTGGATCGCTATCGATGTGGATGCTCCTCTTGGCCAGTGTGGTAAGGTGGCAGGCATCCGTTGGGACGCAGGTTTCAACTGGGACTATGGCTATATTTGGGATGGTGAGACTCTCTAGGAGTTGACCATGGTTTTTGATCGAACAAAACCAGAGAATCGAAGCAAGGTAAACTCTCTCGAAATACGGGATAACTTCTTTGCTCTTGCTGTCCACCATAGGGGTTCAATGCCTCCTGAGGACCCGCAGCTTGGTTATATCTGGCTTGATGATACTGATCCGCAAGACTGGCAGTTGAAGATGTATACAAAGAAGGGCAACCAAGATGCTGAATGGGTCCTTTTATTTACTCATGTTGAAAGTACCCCGGTAGTGAATTCTGCCATTGTTGTTAAAGATGATGGTGTTTTCAAAACTGCGGCTGGCACGTTAGATTTTCGTGCTGGTTTGACTGTTGCGATTGTTGATGGTGTTGCTCGGATTAGTGCCACTTCTATCTTGAACGGTGCCACTGGTGCTACAGGTGCCACTGGTTCAACTGGTCAGACTGGTGCTACAGGTGCCACTGGTGCCACTGGTTCAACTGGTGCTGTTGGTGCTACAGGTGTCACTGGTTCAACTGGTCAGATTGGTGCTACAGGTGCCACTGGTGCCACTGGTTCAACTGGTGCTGTTGGTGCTACAGGTGCTACTGGTTCAACTGGTTCAACTGGTGCTGTTGGTGCTACTGGTTCAACTGGTGCCACTGGTTCAACTGGTCAGACTGGTGCTACAGGTGCTGTTGGTTCAACTGGTGCTACAGGTGCTACTGGTTCAACTGGTGCTGTTGGTGCTACAGGTGTCACTGGTTCAACTGGTTCAACTGGTGCTGTTGGTGCTACAGGTGCTACAGGTGCCATGCTACAGGTGCCATTGGTTCAACTGGTGCTGTTGGTGCTACAGGTGTCACTGGTTCAACTGGTTCAACTGGTGCTGTTGGTGCTACAGGTGCTACAGGTGCCATTGGTTCAACTGGTGCTGTTGGTGCTACAGGTGCTACAGGTGCCATTGGTGCTACTGGCCAGACTGGTGCCACTGGTGCTGTTGGTGCCACAGGTGCTACAGGTGCCATTGGTGCTACTGGCCAGACTGGTGCCACTGGTGCTGTTGGTGCCACTGGTCAGACTGGTGCCACTGGTGCTACAGGGGCGACAGGCGCAACTGGATATGACGGTGAAGATTTCGGCATCAATGGTGTGATCGACCCGACTACTGATGTGCTTGTTACATGGTCGGACAGCGGTCCTGATCGCACGTTTTCGATCCAGCCGACTGGCGCTGACTTCTCGTTCTATTCTGACGGTACGAAGTACACGTCTGCTGGTGATACGAAGCAGATCGCAAACACCGAGGGTATGCACTTCATCTACTACGATGAGAACGGAACACTTCAGGAGACCACGACGTGGACTAACGAGATGATTACGCGGTATTGTTTTGTCGGTATTGTCTACTGGGACGCGACCAATTCCAAGCAGATTATGTTCAATCGCGAGCATTTCCATACGATCCAGATGTCAGGCAGGACGCACCTGAATCTGCACGATACGCGCGGTTTTCGTTTGGCACTCGTTGACGGCGGTGGCGGTCTCACGAATATTGCTGCTGACGAGAGTGGCGACCTTGATAGCCATGCGGAGTTTGGTGTGGAGGCTACCGTTGCGTGGGACGAGGACGCTGAGTTCGATTTGGGCGCATTAGGCAGTACCGGCAACAAGGCCGTGTACTACCGCGATGGCGCTGACGCCTCGAATATCTGGCGTGTGGACGAGTCAGCCAGTTTCGGTGTGCTGACTACCGGCACGGGCCGGGCCGCGTGGAACGAGAACAACGGGGGCACCTGGCAGCAGACAGAGGTCAGCAATCGTGATTTCGTGCTTGCACACGTGTTTGCCACCAATGATACAGATCGCAAGTACGGTATCATTCAGGGGCAGGCGGAGTACGATACTGTCGGGCAGGCGCGTGACGGCGCGTTAACTGAGGTCGCCGATCTCGTACTTGCGGGGCTGCCCTCGGTCGAGTGGAAGTTCCTTGGCACAATTATCTACCAAACATCGAACAGTTACGGTAACGCGGTGCAGAGTCGTATACGTTCGACAGGCGATGGTAACGATTACATCGACCTGCGCGATGAAGTCATAGGTACAGGCAGCGGGTCCGGGCTGGACAATATACTCACCGAGGGCCATGTCTGGGTGGGTGATACGAATGGTGTGGCACAGGAGACGCAGTATTATATCATCAAGACGACTGACGATCTTGCTGCTATACTGAACGCGTCCCCTAACAACGTTGCCTACTACTTGGAAGACGGTACGCATACACTCAGTGAGCAGGTCGTGTTCACAGGTGTGGACAATATCAGCATAACCGGTCCCGGTGCGGCCCTCGATATCTCCTACGCGGCCGGTTCTCCGTTCGTGCTGACAGGTGGTTCGACACATGTCAGTTTTCTCGACCTTACGATCAACTTCGCTCCGGCCAGTGGATCATACAACCTCATCGATCTCGTTGGAACATTGGACCATCACCACTTGGCGATCATGGACGTGCACTTCAATTTCGACGCCGCGTCCGGCAGCAACAAGATCGTCGGCAGGAGTGCGGGCAGCGCGAAAATTGACAGGCTGGAGATGCGCAGGAACTACTGCGCGGGTGCCGCGCTCGACTCGTTGTTTGATGCCGGTGTGAACGCTGAGGTGACGGAAACCGAGTTCGAGTCCAACGTCTGGAAGCGTGACGCTATAGGCGGCGATCCTGTCATCGACTTCAGCGCGATCACGTCTTCGAACTACAATCTGGCCAACAGGATCATGAGGAACACCGTTTCCAACTGCACTGAGTTCTACAAGAACCCCGCAACGGGCGGCGGGTCGAGCCACCCTGAGTACATTGTCGGCAACTTTATCACTGATAGCGGTTCGGGCGCGGGCGATGTCTGCATTGCTATTAATGGTGGCCGTGATAGGGGTGGCTATATCGCCCAGAACAGAATTGTCAATTACACCGGTGATTGGGCTATGCATGTTATTGCAAACCAGTCTGCGGCTTCGACAAAGCCGCAGATCATCGGTAATTCGTTCTATGATATCAATGGAGGTTCTGCCATTCAGTATCATGGCGCTCATGGCGGGACCATTGCGGATAATGACTTCACTGACTTTGGCAGCTACGGCATCAAGTTGAGCGCGGGTTGGGGTGGGGCACCGGGCTACGCCCTCGTGATTGCCAACAATACTTTCTATGGCGGCACACAATGTACCCACGATACTGATAGCAGTGGCGCTCATAGTATGTGTGTTCTGACTGGTAACACATCCTACAACGCGGGCGGCACGGCCTTCAGCAGCAATCAGGGCGACAACTGGGCGGTCATGGGCAACACGGCGTACAACCCGACGACCTATGGATTCACCGGGTTTACCTACAGCCAGTTCGTGGGTAACACCGTCAGAGGTGCCGGGAGTCATGGCTTCAATTGCTCCACCGGCTCGTCCTACAGTGGGAATCAGGCTACCAACTGCGGTGGCGCGGGTTTCAATGTGGACGCTGCTCGTGTCAAGTTGATCGGTAACACGGCGGGTGCAACGGTCGGCGGCGGTAACACGGGTGACGGCTTCTCCATTGGCAATAATGCCGATAACTGTCTGATTGTTGGTAACTACGCCTACGATAATGGAGATTATGGGTTCGACGAAAGCTCGGGGGCTGACGGCAACAGCTTCTCTGACAACTATTCTCTGGGTAATACGACCGGGGAATTTAGACTTCTTGGGACGAACCACAAGAACGTCGAGAAGTTCGCATTCAGTTTTCAGAATTCAGGCGCGGTGTTGAATACCGGCAACAATATCGCCGGTGGTGCTTACGTCCCGTATGACTGTGAAATCACGAGTGCGATCCTGCTTGCTGACCAGTCAGGGTCGGTTGTCGTTGATATTTGGGTGGACTCTTACTCAAATTACCCTCCGACTGTTGCTGACTCGATCACGGCAGCCGCGAAGCCCACGTTGTCTTCCGCGATTAAAGGTCAGGATTCGATCTTGACCGGCTGGACTACAGCATTGTCGGCGGGAGATTTTATTTTGCCGAACATAGATTCAGTTTCAACGATCACTGAATTGAAGTTGATACTGACTGTGGAGAAACGGTAATGCTGCACGAAATCCTCTACCATCGAACCGCGCCATGGCTGGTGGGCGAGAAGAAGGAGGAGCGTGAGGTCCGCTTCCGCGAGGAGCCGCGCGCGCTCGCCGTCGAGGAGCGATTCCCAGGCAGCTACGCTGGGCGGGTGATATCAATTCGTCCCGTGGCCGCCACGCGGCGCAAGCGCAAGCCGCTTCCCTCGCTCAAGCAGATGTCCGACAAGGACCGGCCAGTCGTCGTGCTGGACTTGACGCCCGCGCAGGCGAATGCCGTCGCGTGCGGCGGTGCGAAGATCGAGAACGGCCGCCTCGCCAACGTCACGTTCGAGGACCGCTACGGGGCAGTCGCCCCGACGCTTCGCAAGCAGTTCGCGCACCCCGAGGAGATTGAAGCCTACTCCGAGGATGAATTCGACTTGGATGGCAGGCAGTTCGCCGCGCTGACCGACCTCGCGCGCGACTTTCTCCCGGCCGCAGAGACGCACACGGGCACGGGGCTCTACGCGGTCAAGGAAACGCCGACCCACAACGACGATACGCAGTCGGGCGCGGTCGCGGGCCAAGTCGTGACTCTCACGACCGGGGGTTTAGGGACTTCCGACGCCTTCAAGGGCGGCTACGTCACGAACGCCACGCGCTCTGAGACGCGGGCCATCGTCAGTCACACAGACGATACGGTCACACTCGAAGGTGACCTCTCCTCGTGGGCCGACACCGACGATCTCGATATTTACGACAGTTGGAGCACGATTCAGGGCGCGCTCGACCAGCTTGAGACCGACCAGGGCACGGGAGCCGCCTTCACCGCAACGCAGACCATGCGGATATATGCGGGGACTTACACGGAGAACATCTCGCTGTCGGACGCCACGTTCGCCACGCGGGAGGACTACCGCCTCGTGTTCGAGGCCAACTCCGGCGACACGCCCATCGTCCAGAATTCCGGCGCGAGC